AAAAAGCGCGAACCGACTGCCTACAACCTCTTTGTGAAGGAGCAAATGCCTCTGATCAAGGAGGAGTTCCCCGAACTTTCTCGTCAAGACTTGATGAGGAAGGTTGGTGAGGCGTGGAAGGCTAGCAAGGAGTAAAGAATAACCCAAAAAAAAATAAAAAGGTGAAAACTCACTTTTTTATTATTTAAATTGAATATATTGCCATATAAACACTTGAATTATTAGATAGAAAATTAGTATTATTTTTGTCATATACTTTAATATTTAAATCATCATATAATATGTATTTTTGTTTTTCATCATCGTGGCAAATAGCCATATAATGTCCACCATTAAGATCACCAAAGTGTAATGCAATTGAAGATAATTTATAGAACATTTCTAAATTTTCATTTTCAAGAATACAACCTTTTTTAATATTAATATTTTCATTGATATTCACTGGTGTATTATTTTTTTTATTAATAGTAGAATATCTCTTAATAAAAAATATTAAAACATTAGGTAATTTCCACAATTTTTGCTCTTTAGTATATTCGCAACACATTTTACATTTATCACACTTCCAATCGTCTTTATTTACATAAGTTTTTAAATATTTTCTAAATAGAGATGTTAAGGATATAGAAGTATTACTATCATTTGGCAAATCTAATTGTATAGAAATAAAAGGTTCAAAACTATATGAAATATTTTTACAATTATTACAAGTTATAATATTTAAAATTAAACCTTGAGAAGTTTCTAACCAATTAGATGATTTAAAATTATTAAATTTAGATATAGTATAATTTGCTTTTTCATAAATTAATGGATTATTTAAATCAATATTATTATAATTATTATGATAAGTTATATTTGTATTAATACTAATTTCACTACTTATTTTATCAAATAAAAGGAACCACAATTCTGTTATATCAATTTGTTCACCGATATTTATAAAATTCTGAAATGTATTATATAAATTCATAATAAATCTGTTAGGACTAATCGAATTTTTGTCAATAAATAAAATTTTCAATATATCTTTTAATTCAAAAGAAAGTGTGTTTTCAGGGATAGCTTCATTTAATATGCTTTCTCTAAGATATTTATTTCTACATATAATTTGTATTAAACTATTGGCAGCACAAGTAGAACCTAAATTTTTTAAACCTTGCATTTACTTATTAATAATAATTAATAATATTTATATAATAAAAAAAAAATGATTTATTTTTTAATATGTGTAGACATAAAGTAAATTATACTAGTAATGAATACTTTTGAGCAGGTCGTATTTGATTCCGATCTTCACGATTATATTTCAGGACATTTAATTGTATCAATGAAATTAAATGAACTTAAAAATAATAAAGAAGAATGTGATAAAGTTATTAAAAACATTGTGATTAATTATTACTGTTGGTTAAATAAAAAAGATGTTAATACAGAATATGATAAACTTTCAAAAGATTATGATAATCTTGTAAATACTGATGACTATGTAATTTTAGAAAATAAGAAAAAGGATTTTAGAAAAACAGATGAATATTATGAAATGCTAAAGGAAGAAAAAGAAGAAGAAGATTATCTCGAGGAGAAAAGGATGCATTATAGTGGATTCTTTAATAGATATAAGGATATTCAATATATTGTGGAATATTATAAAAAATTAATTGAGGAGGAAGAATCTAAGATTTATATTGAACCAACAGAAGATGATAATCTAACTGTATATGAGGATGATGAATATGATGATTATTATGATTATGATGAATATAATTACGAAGATGAGTATTATGACGAGGAAGACGAAGATTATGAGTATTAATAGATAATATTTTTTTAAATTTATAATATATAAAAAAATGATAATATTTAACACTAATTAATTATTAATAAATGTCAATTGAAAATTTAAATAATAAGAATGAGATTAGAGATAAATTTTTAAATTTATTAAGAACAAAATTAGATTTAGAAGAGATAGAAATTAAAGATTTAGAAATTGGTATTTTTAATGCATCAATTGATTATGCAAGATCTTTAAATATTCAATTATCTTGGAATTCGCAAGCATTTGTAGATACTTATAATAATATTAGTAGATCTATTTATAGTAATTTAAATAAAGATACTTATATTAAAAATACCAATTTATTACCAAGATTAAAATCAAAAGAATTTTTACCACACGAGTTGGCATATATGTCTAAAGAGGAATTATTTCCAGAACGTTGGGAAGATATTATTAAGAGACAGAAATTACGATTTAAAGAAGCTTATGAAATTAAACAAGTATCAATGACTGATTTAATAAAATGTGGTAAATGTAAAAATAATAAGATATCATATCAAGAATTACAGACACGTTCTGGTGATGAATCGATGACAATCTTCTTTACTTGTATTGTATGTGGACATAAATGGAGAACATAATAAATATATAAGATTATCAATTATTAGTTTAACAATAAAAACAAAAAAAAGTTTTTAATACAAATATATATATAATGATAAATGTATTAAATAGATGTTTAGAAGGAATTAATAGAATTTTTGTTTATATAGTGAATGAAAGATTCATTTCACAAGGACAGTTTTATAATTGTATGACAGAATTATTAATATTATTTAAATCAACATTTTTTGAAATATGTAATATATATAATAAATATATATTATTACCAAAATTAAGGGGCAAAATTAAATAGTATTATCAAAAAGATCATTATATAATGAGGGTGGTATATCTGTAAAATTTTTCTTAAGTAAACTGTTTATTTTTTTAACAATTTTAGTAGAAGAATCTGTTTCTTTAAATTTAGATGTTTTAGTTTCTCTAATTAACCATTTAGATTTATTATTATAAAGTATGTATTTTTTTAATTTAATAATATCATCATCACTAATAATTTCTGTATCAGAATTATTGCTAACTGAACTTTTATCAGATATACTATCTGGATTAAGATCTGGATTATAATCAACTTTTAATTTTACACCTTCACTAGTTTCGATATAACCTTTAATTGAAATTGTATTATTATGTTCATTATTATGACATTTTTTGCATAATCCAACTAAATTATGTTTAATATTTTTATGATAATTTTTAAAATATCCGTTATTATCCGTATCCATTTGATAATCAATATGATGAGTATCTTTGACTTCTTCGCCACATATTTCACATTTATCAAGTATTATTTTTTTATTATAATTGGATTTGTTTAAACTAATAATAAAATCATCTAAACCTTGAATCTCTTTTCTAATTTTTTCAGCGTTTTTCATAAATTCTATAGGCATATCTAATGCTTTACATACTTCAATACCATAAATGGTAGAACCTTGACCTTTTTTAAGTAATCTATCATAATAAATAACGTTATTTTCTATTGAAACGTGCATATGATAAATATTTAAAAGTGATTTTTCAATAAAATGTTTAATAATATTAATATTAATTAATTCGTGTAAATGAGTTGCAAATATAAAACTACATTTATTATTAATTAAATGATCAATTGCAGAAGCAACAATAGATATTCCAGAAGTTGATTCAGTTCCATTACAAATTTCATCGCCTAATACTAAACTATAATTATCAGATCTTTGTAAAATGTTTCTTAGTTCAGTCATTTCAACTGTAAAACTGCTTAATCCTTTGTAAATATTATCAACACCTGAAATTCTTGTGAAAATATTATTGTAAGGAAAATAATTAAAATCATCAGATGCAACAAACATACCACTTTGTGCCATAATAATATTTAATCCTAAAGTTTTCATAAAAGAACTTTTACCAGATGCATTAACACCATATAATAAAAAACCTTTATTAGATATTTCAATATCATTGCCAATATATTTAACATTTTGATTAATTCTTTCAATAATTGGATGTCTTATGTCTTTAGTATTTATAAATCCTCCTTTATCAAAATCTTTATTAATTTTTGGACGATAATATCTATATTCATATGCATTTTTAGCACTACAACAAGATATATCAATATTTGCAACAATATTAGTAATATTATCTAAAATTTTTTCATTTAAGTTAATAAAATTATTTAGAAATTTTTTATAATATTTTGTACATAATTCTGATATTGATTTAGTAGTTTCTTCAATCTTGTTTGTATATTGTTTTAATTCATTTGAACTTAACTTATAATTATTTTGTTGCGATGGTGTTATAATATTGAAGGATTTCATAAGTAAAGAATTTTTAGTTTTAGCATTATCGTATCTTTTTTTTGTAATAAGTAGATAATACCCATCTCTTTCTGAATATTCAATTTTACAATAAGTTGAATCATTATTTTTATCAATATCACAAACTTTTTTACAAATATTTTGAATTTTATTATTTGTTAAATTATATAAATCTTCTAATTCGTCAATATCATTATAAACTTCTTTTTTAAAAATATTACCTTTAATATCATTAATATTATATCTAGATGCTTTATCTAGATCAATAATATCAAATGAGTTAATAATAGTTTCAATTTCTTTTAAGTTATTATTAAAACTTAGTAATTTAAATATTTCATAAATATTTTCAAGAGAATTATTAAAACCTAACCATTCGTGTGGATTAAATTTGGTAATAATAATTTTTCTTTTGATTCTTTCAAGATCTAGAACTTTATTTAAAAAATTAGATATTTTTTTAAAAACTTGATTATTTAATAATAAATCTATATCATCATATCTTTTATTTAATGTATTAATATCAATAATAGGTTCTAATAATCTTTGCTTAAACAATCTAGAACCAAATGATGTATTACATCTATTTAATAAATCTATTAAAGATTTATCATTATTATTTAGTGATATTAAATTAAGTTGTAAAGCACTATCATATTCTAATTTTAAAATTTTATTATTTTCTAAAATTATAGGTTTAAATAAATCATTAATAATATCAGCATTATGATTATAAGCAAATTGTAATAAACAACAAAAAGCTATCCTACCAATATTATAAAATTCAAGATTTAAATAGTCGATAATATTTAATTGTGTTTTAGCAGATTTATAAACTTTTTTTAAAATTTCTTTTTGATATGTAATTTTGTTCATAATATCAGAATATTCAAATGAATTCCATTTTTTATGTAATAAAATATTATTACTAATATTTAAATAATTCATTATATAATTTTTATCACTATCATCTAAAGAATCATTTGATAATATAACAAGTTCACTAGGATTATATGCTAATATAAGTCTAAATACTTCATTATTGGCCAATTCTTTATCATCTTTATTGGAACCTATTTCATAAACAAAATTAGAACCAATAGATATATCAATAATTGAAACACCAACTACATATAATTGATTGATTTTTTCATAATAAATAACCATTAAATTATTGCTTTTTTTTGAATTAATGTTAATATTCATACCTGGACTTAATATTTCAGTCACTTTCCGTTCTGGATTTGGTGGTTCTGATACTTGTTCAATCATTACAATTGTATAATTATTTTGTAATAATATATTTTGAAATTTATTAATAACATATAATGGAAATCCTGCCATTAAAGGATTATGAATGTCAACATCTTTGATAGATTTATTTTTTTTTGAAATAGTAATATTACATATATCTGCAATTTTATAAATATCACTATCGATATCATCTACAATTGAATATAATTCAAAAAAAGATCCAACTTGCATTAACACAATTGTATTATCTCCATATAATTTTTTGTAGTCTTTCGTGTAAATAAGATAATCATCGATTAACATTTGTTATCAATATCGTTATATTTTTATATTATTTTAAATGCTACCTAATTTTCTAACACTTAGTACCTTAGGTACATTTGAATTTGGTTTATTAATCATTACTGAAGCAGCTTTTGGCGTTAATTTGGATTTTTTTTCTCTTGAATCAGGTCTTTTAACAACTGGAGCTGATGTTCTTGATGTTCTTGATGTTTGCTTAAAATTTGGAAAATAATTAAACATATCAAAATATTTTGTTTTATCAATATCAATTTTTTCATCTAAATGTATATTACCAATTGTGAATTCTTTTATAAATTCATTATCATTGGATATATTTTTTAATTCAGTTTTAGTTCTTAAAAGTTTTTTAATATATTCTTTTTCAAAGCACTGAATAATTAGTGATTTCTTTGCAAATTTACATTTTGAATGATTACGACTTTTTATATATTTGTGTATTTTTTTTGCTATTTCATGAAAATCATTAAAATATTTAGTAAGTTCATCATAAATTTTTGGATATTCTTTAAGTTTATCAATATAGCTATCATAAACGACTTTAAATTCAAAATATTTATGATACATATCATAGTAGTTTACTTCTTGTTTTTCATCTCCTTCATCTTCTTCCTCGTCTTCCTCGTCTTCCTTGTAGTCATCGTCTTTCTCTACAACTTCTTCTTTGTTTTTTTTATTATAAATAACATAATTAGAATTGCAATAATCAAAATCTGATATCATAACTCTATAACCATATGTTTTAACGTATAATGTTGAATTATCGTCTTCTCCCAATGATTTACCTTCTATATTATATTTAAAATAATTAAATTTAGTTTTATTAATTAAAATATTGTTTAAATTTAAATTATTAATATATAATCCAGTTGTAAAATGAAATGTAAAACAAGCCATAAATACTTGCATTAATATACTTTTGTGATATTCAAGATTATCACCTATTTCTGAAATAAATGTATCTAAATTACGTTGCACTCCTTCATTTATACGAATATAATACTGTTTATCATTCTTATGATGACATTTATCTTTTAATAGTTTAATAATTTTTGATTTTTTATCATATTCAAAAATATCATTTGGATAACTAAAATGTGTTATCATAAAATGAGGTGAAACATTTCTATAAACTAAATTTTTAGTATAATTTAATATTTTATTTATTTCATACCATTTATTTTCATAGTATTTAGCTTCATATAATTTTATATTACAAGTAAATATATTATTAAATAGAATAATAGTCATATTTGCAAATGGATTATATATATTACTTTGTAGATAACAAAAATTGTTTAATATATTAATAATATATTTAGAATTATCATTATTTTGATAAATAAGATAATTAATATCAACTAATTTAATAACTTTTGAATTAAACATATAGTATAAAATATTATTATCATTATAATCATTCAAATCAAAATAACTATAATATTTTAAATATAATCTTAGAAAACTTTCTTTTTCTTCTGTTAATTTAAAAGTTTTATCATATAAATCTATTTCTTTAAAAAGTTCTTTAACAATTGAATCAAATTTAGAATAATTTTCAATTTCATTACTAATCATATCAGAATTATATAAATAATTATTTGCATTTTTATTTTTTTTAATTTTAATTAGTTCTGTAATTATATTTTGAAGACCATTAATTGATTCAAATTCAGATTTAGGTATTGGTTCAGGTTCGGGTTCGGGTTCAGGTTCATATTTTTTTTTCTTATTCAATATATCAGCACTATCAAGATATTTTTTATAAAAAAGTCCAGGATATTCTTGTTCTTTTTTGCTAGTTCTAGTTTTACTAGTTCTAGTTTTACTAGTTCTAGTTTTACTAGTTCTAGGTTCATCAATAGGATTTTCTAATTCTTCAAAAGACGATGGTGCTTTACCTCTAACAGTTGGGTCTTTAACAGTTTGGTCTCTATCAGTCTGTCCTTTAACAGTCGGATCTCTAACAACAGGATTTATAACTAAAGGATTTCTAGATATTGGATAATTAGTTTTAATATGGTTTAAAATATCAATAATATTTTTAAAATTATTATTACTAAACTTTTTTCTAAATTTTTCAAAATTCGCATAAAATTCATTTATATCAATATTTTGAAACAAATATTTATAATTAACATATTTACCAATGTCTTTCATATAAAAAAGAAATGCTTCTTTAAATATTTCATTTTCAAAGTATTGTTCTTTTATATTTATAATTCTTAAACTTTTATAATTACTATAACTTACTTCACCTAAAGACATTTTTCCATTAACATAATCTATTGTATAATTATTAATATACGCAATTGCTTTTGCAATTTTACGTATGTTATTTTGATTTATGTAGGTAAAAATATAGTTATTAATTTCATCTTCAATATTTTTGCTATTTTCGATACTTAATAATATAGCAGGGGTATAAAATTTTTCTACCAATTTTTTTATTCTACTATTAAAAAAACGAAAAGGTATAATTTTTTTTATAAAATCTTTAATTTTTCCTGCTCCTTTTTTTTTATTATTTTTAACTGGTTTCTTAATATTTTTAACAGGTTTCTTAATAATCTTAACAGGTTTCTTAATATTTTTAACAGATTTCTTAATATTTTTAACAGGTTTCTTAATATTTTTAACAGATTTCTTAATATTTTTAACCACCATTAAGTTTTTAATTTACTCTATCCTTTAAAAATATAATTATTTTTATTATATGTTTTTTTACTTTTAATATTATAAGGACAACCATATGGTATAGTACAATTTTCAGGAATATAATATTTTGTATTAATAACTAAATTACATATTTTACATTTTACAGTAAATTCTGTATTTAAATTTGCTTTTAGTGGTAAATTAAATGCTAATGTTAATGAAATTAATTGAATTATAAATATTAATTTTGAAATCATTTAATATTTTAAATTATTTAAAAAAATCATTTTTTATAATAGTATAATGATAAAAAGACATATAGATAGCGACATTGCATCTTTTTTTAAAAAATTGTATAAAAAACTAACAGAAAAAAAAAATAATAATGATTCAATTGTATAAAAAAAGTTAACTAATAATAAATGAAAAATAAAATTATAAATCTAAAGTGTATTGATGATTATAATAATTATTTATCTTTAATTTTAGAATCAAATATAAATGGTCTATTAAAAATATTGAATATAGATTATAAAATAGAAATGCCAGAAAGTAATTTTTTTCCAGATGAAGATATAGTTTTTGATTCAGATGAAAGAGAAAACGAAGAAAAAAAAACATATAATGATTCTGAAATATTTAATCCATATGATTAATACGAGTAATATTATATTAAATAACGATTTTCAAACAAAAAATAATAATCTATTAGAAAGGATTATAAAATCAAAAACAGATACAAGTACTCGCCTATTTATGGTAACGGAAGCATATGATAGATATAATAAAGAATATTATACAATATCATTAACCATACTTATATTATCTTCTATAATTACTTTTATAGAAGCATTACGACTAACTATAATAGAATATATATCAAAAGATAATAATGATAAATTAATGATATATAATATAACATTTACACTTAATATATCATTATTAGTAATTGGAACAATTATAACAATATTAAGTAGTATAATTAGATTTAAAAATTATAAAGAAATTTTAGAAGGATTAAAAGAAGCACAAACATTATTAGTAAATTATAAAAATAAATATTCAAAACAATATTATATATTAGATAATATTAATTCTCAAGATAAATTATATGAAATATCAAATAAAATATCAGATTATGATAAAAAGGTTAAATCAATTAATTATTTTCAATATATTGAAAATAAAAACATCATAGAATATAATGAGAGAAAAATTAAATTTGATTTAGATATTTTTAAAATAAAAGCAACTTTACAAAATGAATTAGAAAGATTTTCAAAAATAAAAGAAAGCGAATTTATAAATATAAATAACAGTCATAATTTAAAATTAGAGGAACTGAAGAATGAGAAATATAAAAATATAAATGATATTTACTTAGATAAAGAAGAATTTAAAGTAGATTTACTTAAAAAAAAGAAAAAACTAAATGACGATGCACACGATATAACAATCGATTTAAAAAGATTAGCATCTACTGATCAATCTGTAATTTAGGTATATTAGATCCTAATTCTGGAATTCCTATATCTGCATTAACTAAATTATCATTTTTTTTACTATTATCATTCCATAAATTATTTACTCCTTCCATCTTAGGCGATGGAGTATTTCTATTTGATATTCTTTTTTTTAATATAGATGATCCATTTAATTGTAATGGTAATGATCTACCTTCCCAAGATTCAATAATTTCTAATTTTATTTTTTTAGGTATATCTTCAAATAAACATTGTATAATAAAAGAATCGTATTTTTCAGTAATAGTATTTATATTTGCTTTTGAAATTTCTTCTTCTTCCATACCTTCAATTTGATGTGCTAATTGTAAGAAATTATTACTTAATGATTTAAATAATTCTACTTTTTCAGGGACTTTTAAATTATTTTGCAATGCTAATATTAATACACTTGCACCATTAACTACAACATTGGGTATTTTCATATTACCTTTATCGTCGTCAAATGAATTTAAAATACACATAACACTACTAGTTATAATTAATGGTATTTGAAATAAAAATTTAATTAAACTCCAATGTTGTGTTGCTCTTTGACAAAGTAATGACATCGCCTCACATTTATCTAATAAAAATCCTAATCTTTCTGCATCTGTAATTTGAAAGGAATGTACTCTTCCTAGCATTCTAATTTAAATAAATATAATTTTTTATTTGCTAAATAAATTATTTTATTAGTAATATATTTTAAATTAATATTTGTTGATATTATACTATCATCTGTATCCATATCATCACTATTATCTTTTAGATAAATTAATATTTGTAATAATTTAGTATTAATTTTTTTTATTGATTGTTCTAAATAATTATCTTCAAACTTACTTACAAGATTTATTTTAATATTTTCATTATTTTCAGGTAAACCATAGTGTAAAATATATTCTTCTAAATATTCTTTACTTAATATATTAAAGTCGTTTAAAAAATCAGTTATTAGATTATATTTATTGAATTTAGTATTATAAAATTGGTATAATTTCATATTTATTTCAAACTCATTTAATGCAACAAATATATTATAAAATATATTTGTTTTTATTTTTTCTTCTATATAAAAAACTTTTTTATCCTTTTTTTCCTCTTTTTTAGACATATTTCTATTTTTAAATATATTAAATATCATTAATTTCAATCTCACCTTCAGAAGAATTTGAACTATCAGTTATGTTATTTATATAATTATAATCATTATTATCTACTTCTTCTTTAAATTCAATATTATCATTTTCACTAAAATTATTAGTAAGCTTATAGTTATTATTATAATAATTAATTAATATATTTGATATTTTTTCTTCTGAAATTAGTATTAAAACTTGATCTCTATTAAATTTATGTACAATGTCAACTTTATTTTTCTGAAAATCTCTTGTTGAAACTGCAATAATATCTCCTTTTTCAATTAAAACTCTATTACTAAATCTTTTTAAATTACCTCTAATAACTCCAATACATTCATTACCAGTATTTGTAATTAAACTAACACGACAATTTCCTAACATTTTAATAACATAAGCGTATTCTTCTATTTCTGGATCAAGTTCATAGCTATTTGTTTTAATATTAGAAATAATTTTTTTCTTTTTTTTGTTTCTAATACTGGTTTGATACATTTTAATTTAATTAATTTTTTGTTTATAATAACTTGTTTATTTCTTAAATATATATAAATATATATTAGATTATAATTAATATTATAATGAATGATAAAAACTTAGATAAACATACAGATAAAAATACAAGTTTATTTAATATCAATTATAAAAAATTTACGGGTAAAGTTGTTAATATTTTATCGGGTAATAAAATTAGAGTAATAATAAATATTGATAATTATTATTTAAAATTTAATGTTATATTAAATAGAACTTTAGATGTAAATATAATTGGTTCGAAAAATCGATTATATAATTTAATAACAAATGATGATGAAATTGAAAATATTTATTTTATTTTAAATAATAAAAATTACTTAGTAAATTTAACTACATATTATTTTGATAAAGATGGAAATATAGTAGCGGATGTTTATAAAAATGAAACTTTATTATCAGATATATTAATTAGTGAAAAATTCTTAAAATCTATTTAAATAAATTATTATATACTTTAATATTATAATATGTATTTAAATGATATTTGGTCTTTTTATTTTCATGATCCATATAATATAGAATGGAATATTGATAGTTTTAAATTTTTACAAACAATTAGTTCAATTGATGATTTTATTCATTTATTTGTATGTTATAAATCAGTTATTTCTAGGGGGATGTTTTTTATTATGCGCGAACATATTTTACCTTTATGGGAAGACGAAAGTAATAAAAATGGAGGATGTTTTTCATATAAAATATATAGACAAAATTTAGAAGACAAATTTTTTGAAATTACATCATTATTATTAGGTGAAAATTTGGGTATAAATAATGAAATATCAAAAAATATAAACGGCATATCAATATGTCCAAAGAAAAATTATTATATTATTAGAATATGGATTAAGGATAATAAATATGCTATAAAAGAAAATTATAATATAGAAATACCACGATTTACAACAATTTTATATAAAAAACATCAACAAAATGAAATATAAAAAACATATAAAACACATAATACTAAATTTTTTTACAAATTCAACCACTCTTCTTGAGAGGAGTATTTATTAATAATACCCTTATCGTTAATGATATTTTCGTATGTAGTTTTTTCACCAATAATATCATATATCATAGGAATTACAGTATTGTAGGTATCATAATCATCAATATCATCAACCATATCATTCCAAGAAACTTTACCGTAGACGAATGTGGATCCCTTCATTTGTTTGTAGGTAATTATAAAGTAGAAGAATTATATCATTTTTTTTTTGTTTTTTAATATTTTTATACATTTATATTATTATATAAAAAATTAGATTATTTATAATTAAATAATGAATACTAATTTTGTTATAGATAAATACAGTAATTACTTTATTTATCAAAAAGAATTAAGAGCATTAATTAAAATTCTTAAAAAAAAATCATTTGATTTAAATGGTATATTATATGGTGAAGTAGTTCTAAATAATATTATATCTAAATATTATAAGGAAAAATTTTCAAATAATAATCAAAATGATTTTAATGAATTTTGGAATATAAATTATGATACAGATACATTAGGGCGTGTTATAACAACAAATACATTTGATGTATATTTTAAAAATTTTACTGATTATTTGAAATTTATTAGTTATATACAAAATAATATTTTATTTAAAGTAAATGATACTATAAATATTGATTCATTACTTTTAATTCATACTAAATATCTTTTAACAGTTAATATAGGCAAAACTATAACTTGGAGTGGTATTGATATTAAATTAAGTTTAAATATAACAACTAAAATACCAAATGGTAAATATATAGAACCACCATTTGAACAAACAAATTATATTCAAGATATATTAATAATGTCTAAAGATAGTTATGGTCCTCGTATATCAAAATTTACAGGAATAGAAGAAATTGAAAATATGGATATAATAAATAAAAATATGTTATTTGCAAAAATAATAGAAGATTTATGTTATTATAAAACTTATATATTGACAAACAATTATAATTTTAATAATTATTTAGCATCAAAATCTGTTGAATTAATTAATAATGGATGGAATATTTTAAATTCTCCAATAACTATTTGTAAAAATTGCAATGAATCATCTGACGATATATGTGTTATATGTTTAGATAATATTGAAAAATATACAGATATTGGTATTTTTAAAAGAAACAATTATATATTACATAAAGAATGTCTTATTAATTATATTACTAGTAAAGTTAATAGTAATGCAGAAAAATTATTATGTCCCTACAGACAACCAATAGATTTTATTTGTAATAATAATAATGTTTATAATTATTTAAATAACAATTATTAATTTTTGTTTGTACTACCATATCCTCCTTGATTTCTGTCAGTTAATGTTAAATCTTCAAAAACTTCTTCAATATCTGAATAAACTTGTTTTTTTAAAATCATTTGACAACATTTAAATGGCAATTCTAAATTAGGCGATTTCTCATCAATTTTTGTTAATGCAATATAAATATTACCTCTATATCCTTGATCAATTATCCCAACACTATTTGCTAACATATATCCTGATTTACTTAAAGAACTTCTAGGATAAACTTCTACATAATAACCATTTGGAATATCTAATTTTATTCCAGTATCATATAATTTTGTTAAATTATTAAAAACTTTACTTTCTTTAATAATAGTTAAATCATATCCAGCGTCTGAATTTCTATTTTTGGAAGGTAAAATAGCATTTGTATCTGATCTATAAACTTTTATTTTAGGATAATAAATTTTATCGTAATTACAATTAATAATATTTAAATATTCATTATAAGAATTACCACAAAAATTATTACAATTATTATAGATTAATCCCAAAAAATCAATACAATTAATATTTTCATAAATAAGTAAATCATTTGAAACAATAGATGGTATTTTTAATTTCTCACTAATTTTATTATTATTATTATTTTTAATTGTAATTTTAATATTGTTATTATTTAATGCTATATTTCCAAATTTTTCAAAATAATATCTAATATAACCTATATAATTTGTAAAATCGTTTATAATATCTAAATTATTACAACTATTAATTGAATTAATTAAATTTTTATTTTTAATTATATAAATATTATTTTCAAATTGACCGTCTAATTTTTCTAAAAAATCTAATACTGTATTATTTAAATTATTTTTATGAATTAAACTTTTAATAATATTTTCATTAGATTCTGATTCAATAATATTTAATGAAATAAGACCATAAATATATGTATAATTATTGTTCTCGTCAAAATTTGTCATTAATAATATAAATAATTAAATTTTTATATATTATTATAATAAAATGAGTAATAAACCAAAAGATATTAAATTATATAATAAAGTTAAACAGAAAATTTATTTGAAATATCCACAACATTCTGCTTATAGAAGCGGTATATTAGTTAAAGAATACAAAAAAATGTATAAAAAAAAATATAATAACGATGATGCATATTATGGTGTCAAAAAATCTAAAGTAGGATTAGCAAGATGGTTTAAAGAAGAATGGAAAAATGACGAAGGTAAAATAGGATATACAAGCAAAAATTCAGTTTATAGACCAACAAAAAGGATAACATCAAAAACACCACTTACATTTGGCGAGCTAACAAAAAAAGAAATAAAAAATGCAAAAAAAGAAAAAGAAACTAAAGGAAGAATAAAAAAGTTTAGAAAAAATAAAAAAAATGATATAAATTTTATTTATTAAAAAATAAATATGAAATTCATATTAAGTATTATTCTGTTGTTTTATTTGTATCATACATCATTTGGATTTAAGCCTAAATTAACATTAAAACAAAATAATTTAGATTTAAAAAGTAATATTGATAGAAATTTATATGCTAAATATCTAAAAGATATTAGAAAAACACAAAAAGCACTTGTTTATTTGCAAAAAACAGCAAAATATATAAATAAAACAGAAGTAAACAATTATCAAACCATTGATAATACTGATACTAAATTAAAACAAATTATTATTGATAATAAGATATATATTGATGTTGAAAATATTAAAACAATTAATATAATTGCAGAAAAAGGAGAATTAAATATCGAATTAGATAAAAAAAAACCAAATAATATTACTGATAATATTAAGGAATTAGATTTAGTTTTGAATTTACTTAATATAATATTGGCACTTCAAGGAAATTCTTGAATATAATTATTATCAATTAATATAGATTTATTATTAGGATACATTTCTTTGAAAAAATTATATATATTTTTATGAATGTCTATTTTTTCATTATAATTAAATGTATATAACATATTTTTTCCCTCAAAATTTGAATGTATCCACAAGTGTACCATAAAACTATCACCATAATCACCTGATTTTAGTTTTTTTAAATCATCTAATGAACAATCTAATTTATCTAGTTTAATATCGTTGATTGGATAAATTAATTTTCTATCTAAAATAGTATATTTGTCTGATAAATTTAAAGCAGTTGCTGAAGCAGCAATAAATTTAAAAATATCAGAACCAAATACGTTAAATTTATTGAAAATAACATCTCCAAATTTTTCATATATATCAATAATTGATTCTAACATTTTTTCAACTAATATATTTTTAGGAGAACAAGCAAAAAATGCATTACATATATAGTTATCTTTTTTCCATAAAAATATAGATTGTTCTTTTGGTTCTAAAGCAAAATAAAGTTTATCTAAATTATAATCAAATAAATTTTCGATATTTTTCAAAAGAAGAATATCTAAATCAATATATACACCACCATAATGATGTAATATAGCTAATCTAGCGATATCACTTTTTTGCACACCTAATTCAATTTTTTGATATATTTCATAAATTTTAGGATATTCCTTTTTAATAAATTCATCTATATATAATCCACTATTATCATCAGTCCATAACATATATTCAAAATTATTATTTGTTAATTTATTATAATCGTAAATTTTTTGGAAAATTGTTGGTAAATTATTATTTTTCCATGTTTGATGAATAATTTTTGGTATCATTATTTATTTATTTAATTATTAATAATGTTTATATATATTTAATAAATAAAGTTAAAATTCTTTTTCATAAGATCATAAAAGTTATTTCTCTCTTCGGGTAATAAAATACCTAGATATAAATTAATTTGTCTATCAATATTTGTTTTTTCTAATTTTAGCATAAATTCATCTATATCACTTTTTGTATTTAAACCAAATTTACGTTTCCATAACTTATATCCTAGATTATTTTTTGAGTATAAATATAATTCTAAATCTGTTATAAGATTATATTTATCTTCTGCTATTTGTAATTGCTCTAAATTATCATTATATAATGGTAAAGAATGATCTGCATATTTATTATAATATAACTCGTATAATTTGTTTCTTGTTATAATTAAATTTTCTATATCATTTATTAAATTTTTATTTTTTCTTTTGTAAATAAATTTAACAATTATATCAATAATATCTCTTCCAAAAATATTCTCAAATATTTCATAAATATTATTATATCTTAAATGATAATAAATAAAATTATTTTCCATTTATTATTATGTAAAATAATAATATTTCATTTTTTATATAAGTAAATTAAAATATATCATATTAATATGAATAATAACATAATACTAACAGAAAATATTTTTGAATGTAGTATATGTTTAAATAATATTGTTGAAGATAATAATAATATTATTTCTTGTTCAACTTGTAATAATAAAAATTGTATAGAATGTTTTAATAAAATGCAAAAAAAATTTAATTATCATAATAATGAATTTTATATCATTTATACTTGTCCTGTATGTAAAACAGATAAAAACATAGACGTATTGGATAATAACAATATTCTAAAATATAATTTGAAAAATTTTATTAATAATTATTTAATTGAATTAAATAATAAAATAATTGAACTAAATATTACAAATGGTGTTATGAATAACAAAATATTAGAATATAAATTTTATTTTAATAATTTTTATAAAATTGTAAAGTATGCTTATATTTTTGATAAGTTAGTATTTTTATTATTTTCATCATATGTAATTTTATTATTTAAAAGTTAAAATTATATTAAAATATACAATGAGCCAAGATTTATTTTATAATTCAATGATATCAGGTGGTATTGCAAGAGGTATAACTATATTAAAATTATATCCACTTGATACTTATAAAACAAATCTTCAATCTAGTAATAAAATTATTATAAAAAATTATAGAAATTATTATAATGGTCTTTCATTGACAATGTTTAGTCAAATTCCATATTATATGATTGTATTTGGTTCATATGAATTAATTAAAAAACAATATTATTCTAGAAATAATGTAATTGATAATATAAAATCAGCATTTATAGCAGATTTTTTAGGAGCAATATGGCTAACACCATTTGAAATATACAAACAAAAAAAACAAAATAATAAAAAGATTTATTGTTTTAAAAATATTAATTATTATAATAATTGTTTTTTAAGTTTAATTTTAAGGGATATCCCTTTTAGAATAATAAAATTACCATTATATGAGTATGTAAAAAATAAATATGTACCAAATAATAGAAATATATATGTATATGAATCTTTATTATATGGTAGTGTAATTGGTATGTGTGCTGCTGCTATTACTAATCCTGCTGATGTTATAAAAACTAATGTTATAATATCAGAAAAAAGTGTAAAAAGTATAATAAAAGATATTATTTACAATAAAGGCATTTCAACATTTTCAAAAGGTATTACATATAGAGTTTTATATACAGGATTAGCAAATGGTATATTTTTTTCTTATTATGAATATTTAAAATCTATAATTACGATTTAATTTAAATCCTTCTACTATTTTTTTATCTGTTTCTAATGGAAATGATGATAAACTTTCATTATCAAGTGGACTTGATGTTATTGACATACCACAATATTCTACTGGTTTGCTATCAAAATCTTGTCTAACATAAATACCTATATTAATAGATTCTTCTAAAATCCATTTGAAATTACTCCAAAATTCATCAGTATGTCCGATAGATTCTGATGCCAAATGCCCAATTTCGTGTAGTACTACAAACATCATTGTGTTAAGATCCATTAATTTATCTTTATTTCTTAAACATAATATGATTTGCTCACCCTTATTTACAGAATAACTAGTATAATTAGGGTCATCTACACCTTCTTTAAGACTATTTTCCCTGTAATTTTGTTTTATTCTAATAGTTCTTTCATCACTTGGATACTGTTTACTTAAATGTTCAATTAGTGATTTTAATTTATCTTTTATTTTTGCAATTAGATTTGCTGCATCCTGCGCATCTTCTTTATCTTGAACATAATATTCAGTATTATCGATTGTGCTTTTAACTTTCAATAAATTAGCATTATAATTATGTAAATAAACTAAATAAATAATAACTAAAATTAAAACAATAACTATCAAAGCTTCTAAACCTACGTTCATTATTATTTGATACTTCTATATTTTTTGCATAATAAAAAAAATGATATTAAAGAATTATTAATTTACACATATATAAATGGAATTTCCAAGAAAGACTATTCCTGATTTATCTGATAATTCTACTGAATTAGTTTTTCAAATAACAGATTGGTATATTCCCGAGAGTGATAAAAGTAGACCTAAAAAAAACTATGATGAAGAGCAAGATTTATATACAATTTTATTGTATGGTAATACTCAAAAATGCGAAACTGTATCAGTTAATGTTGTTGATTATAAACCATATTTCTATGTAAAACCGCCATCTGATTGGGATGATATTTCTGATAAAGAATTTAGTAAAAGACTTGCTAAATTAAATACTATTTTACAAAACGAGAAATATGATGCCGAGTGGCAGGGTAAAAAATATCAAAGAAAAATTATTCCTAAACAATATTTAGAGCATTTTGAGGACTTAACATTTGTTAAAAAAAAAGAGTTTTGGGGTTTTACAAATGATAAATTATTCAGATATATTAAAGTTAGTGTTTTATCTCTTGCCTTATTTAATAGTTTAAAATACTATTTTCAATCTAGAAAAAAGGAGGGTTTTAAACTATATGAAAGTAATATTGATCCTTTTATCAGATATATTCATGAACAAAATATCAAACCGTGTGGTTGGGTTTCTATTAAAGATTATAACTTAGTTGATAACCAAACAAGATGTGATTATAATATTGAAACAAAATATAGTAATGTAATACCACTTGATATTAATAAAATTTCTCCTTTATTAATTGCATCATTTGATATTGAATGTACTAGTAGTCATGGTGATTTTCCAGTTGCTAAAAAAGATTACAAAAAAGTTGCTCAGGATTTAGTTTTAGTTGCACGTGCTGGTTATGAAATTGATAAAGAATATTTAGTTTATTGGTTACAAAATATTTATATTTCTGATACTGAAATTGAAGATAATTTAATTATTAATAAAGTATATCCAAAGAAAAAGGTTGATATTGATACTATTGAAAGTTTAATTGAAAAAGATATACCAAGTATGATTAAAATTCTAGATAAAATATCTGAAGTAAATGTTGAAGATGATGAAGAAGATAATGATGATGATACTAAAAAAAAACTAAATATTTCTGAAATAAACAAAATGGAAGATGATTTAAATAAAATATTAACAAAAGCACTTCCTCCATTACTTGGTGATGAAATTATTCAAATTGGCACAACTGTTCATAAATATGGTTCAGATGAAATTATTTATAAAAATATTGTTAGTTTAAATACTTGTGATAGTATTGAAAATTGCGATATTATTGAATGTAATAATGAAAAAAAATTAATCAGAGAATGGAAAAGAATAATAACTGAATTGAATCCAGATATACTAATTGGTTATAATATATTTGGTTTTGATATGGATTATATATGGCAAAGAACAATTGAACTTGGTATTAATGAAGATTTTTCATTGGGTTTAGGTAGAAAAATTACTAGAAAATGTGATCTAAAAAGACAGGAATTATCTTCTTCTGCATTAGGTGAGAATGTTCTAAAATATTTTGATATGGATGGGATAATTATTATTGATCTATTTAAAGTTATGCAGAAAGATCATAAATTAGATAGTTATAAATTAGATAATGTTTCATCAATATTTTTAGGTGATAAAAAAGATGATCTAAAACCTAAAGAACTTTTTGAAAAATTTAAAGGTAATTCAGCAGACAGATGTGTTATTGCTAAATATTGTATTCAGGATTGTGCTTTAGTTAATAGACTTTTACATAAACTAAAAATTCTTGAAAATAATATTGGTATGGGTAATGTATGTCTTGTTCCTCTTAACTTCTTATTTAGAAGAGGTCAAGGTATCAAAGTATTTTCTTTAATTGCTAAATATTGTATGGATAAACAGTTTGTAATTCCTGTTATTAATAATTTTGACAATTTAGATATTGATACAGATGGGTACGAAGGCGCTGTTGTTCTTGATCCAAAAGAAGGTATTTATCTAAATGATCCAATTGTTGTATTTGATTATGGTTCTTTATATCCATCATCAATGATTGCAAGAGATCTTTCACACGATAGATATATTATTGATGAGAAATATATAATTAATGATCCAAATATTGATTATATAGATGTTTCATATGATTTATATGAAGGTAAAGGAGATAAAAAAAAGAAAGTTGGAATCAAAACTTGTAAATTTGCTAATGTAAAAGATGCCGATGGCAAACCTAAAAGAGGAATTATAGCACAAATTTTAATGATGTTATTACAAGAAAGAAAAAATACAAGAAAGAAAATTGAATATCAAACAATTACAACAAAAACTAATGAAGTATTTACTGGTTTTGTATCCAAAAAAGATAATATTACTAATATAATTGATATTGATACTAATAAATCTGTTGATATTAATACATCTGATATTATTGATATCAAAGAAACTTATACTAGTTTTGAACAAGATGTATTTGATGCTTTACAATTAGCATATAAGGTTACTGCAAATTCATTGTATGGTCAAATTGGTGCGCGAACTTCTCCAATTTATCTAAAAGAAATTGCTGCTTGTACAACTGCTACTGGTAGAGAAATGATTATGACTGCTAAAGGTTTTGTTGAAGAAAATTATAACGCAGAGGTTATTTATGGCGATACAGATTCTATATTTTGCAAATTTCCTTTAAAAGATAGTAATTCAAATCCTGTTTATGGTAAACAGGCATTAGAATATGCAATCAATATTGGTAAAAAAGTTGAAAAACATATAGCATCAATTATGCCATATCCACAAAAACTAAATTATGAAAAATCACTTTATCCTTTCATTATATTTAGTAAAAAAAGATATGTTGGAAATTTATATGAGTTTGATGTCAATAAATTTAAACAAAAATCTATGGGAATTGTTTTAAAAAGAAGAGATAATGCAAATATTGTAAAAAAAATATATGGAGGAGTTATTGATATCTTACTAAATAAGCAGGATTTAAATGAATCAATTAAATTTCTAAATGATGAATTAACAGATCTTGTTAATGGTGCTACTCCAATTAGCGATTTAATTATAACTAAATCTCTTAGATCTTCTTATAAAGATCCAACTAAAATAGCTCATAAAGTTTTAGCAGATAGAATTGGTTCTCGAGATCCTGGTAATAAACCAGCAGCAAATGACAGAATTCCATATGTTTATATTAAACTAAAAAATGTTGATAAAAATACATTACAAGGCGATAGAATTGAAAATCCTGATTATATTGTTGAAAATAATATTACACCAGATTATTTACATTATATTACAAATCAAATTATGAAACCTATTTTACAGTTATATGCTCTTTGTTTAGATGAACTTCCAAATTATGATAAAGATGAAAATTATTGGATAGATATTGAAAATGAATTAAAAGAAAAAGAGATATATCAAGACCATATTAAAAGATACAATAGAATTATTAATTTAAAACTAAGAATGGTAAAAGAATTATTGTTTGATAAATATATTGATCAATTATCTGAACCTAAAGTTAAAAAGACAACAGTTAGAAAAGCAAGTAAACTACTATCAACTGAAAAACCAGAAGAAAAAAGTAAAAAAGGTGAAATATTAGAAGAGGATACTATAATTAATTTATTAAAAACTAAAGAATCTTTTGTAGACTTAAAAGTATCTGCACCACAAAATGCACCAAAATCAACTATTGAAGTTAGATGTAAAGTAATTATTAATAAAAAAACTATTTTAGATAATAAAAATACGTGTATTTCAAATAAAAATAAAGAAATTACCAATAGTATCATGACATTAATTGAGTATTTTGAAAATAATAATATTGAAAAGGTAATCAATATTAAACTAAATAATAAACCATTTATTAAGGCATATAAAAAAGCTGTTTTAGATTATAAAGAATTTGAAAAAAATGAAAATCTTGATAATAATTTGGTACAAGATGCAATTGATACAAATGATATTGGCAGAATGAAAAGCGCTATATCTGTTTTAGAATACGGTAAGTTATTAATGAAAAACCATAAATTTAAATTTATTGAATAAATAAATATATAAAACGATGATTTATTATTTATATAGTTTAAAATGAAATTTTTTATTTTCTTATTATTATTATTTACAAATGTATATGCTAATATTTGTTTAATCCCAAAAGTAGCTATTGTTACTAATGTTGATAATAACATTGGTTCATTAATATCAACATCTCTTTCCAAAAAAGGTTATGATCTTATATTAACACACAATAACAATTCAAATAATATAGATAAATTAACAAAAAATTTAGTATCAAAATATTATAATAACATCAAAATAATAAAAGGTAATCTAGAGGATTGTTTAGTTGTTGATAATATATTTGAAACTTATCAATTATATTTTGCTAATACACATGATTTGGATATTCTTATTTTAAATCCTCCAATAATGGAATATAATATAGATTTATATAACATTAATGATTTTCTTAATGTTTTTTCTGATATATATTTTAAAATTTACGATAAAACTATATTATATATGAATAAAAATAGTGCTAATCGCGGTACAATTGTATCTGTTTTATATAAAAATTTATTTAATGATATTTATTTTGATAATAATTACATTAATAAAATAAAGCCTTTTAAATATATACTTGAATATGTTATAAAATTAAATAATTTTAGATGTTTAACAAATTATATTAATTCTAATATAATTATTTGTAATTATATATGTGATAGTAATTATAAAATATTTAATGAATTTACAGGATCATACAATCATAATAAATATAATTTATTAACTTATAATGATTTACTAAGTATAATTGACTTTTTATGTTCCGAAAGTGGGAGGTTTATTAACGGATTAACAATTGATATAAATAATTAAAATTTGGTTTTAATAAAAATAGTACATTTCTCTAAAAATAAAAAAATTTTCAAAACCTTTCAGAAAATTTTAAAAAAATAAAGAAATGTACTATTTTTAAATTTAATTATAAAAATAATAAAAAATTTGGTTTAAAATTAGCAAAAATAGTACATTTTTTTGCCCTTTTTAGTTTTTTATTTAAAATTATTTTGTCAAATTTTAATTAATGTCAATTAATATAAATGATATAATATTAAATACTGCGATATCAAAAGGTTTTACTATTTTTACATTATATCCAATTGATTATATCAAAACTAATATTCAATATGGCAATAAAATAAATTATTCTAATTATTTTAAATTTTATAAAGGAATTAATATTACTTTATTAACACAAGTACCATATAGTGTTATTGTTTTAACAAATTATACTTATTGTAAAAATAAAATGCAATTAAATTATCCACAATTTTATAATAATTATAAAATATCATCTCTTGTTATTATTGCATCTATAAGTGATTTATTAGGATCTTTATGGATAACTCCTGTTGAAAAAATTAAGCAATTTATTCAAGTCAAAAATATTAAAAATACTACTTTAATTATAAATAATATTTATAAAAAAAATGGATTTATTGGTTTCTATAAAGGTTATTATTCTATTATTTTAAGAGATTTACCATATAGAGCAATTAAATTACCAACTTATGAATTATTAAAAGAATATTTAGTTAAAAATAATAATAGTTTAAATAATTATAATATAATTTCAATTAGTGTTATATCAGCTTTAACAGCAACATTTTTAACAAATCCTTTAGATGTTATATGTACACAAAGATTGACTGAAAAAAAATACAATATAAAAAATATAAATTTTTTTTCAGGACTTAGACAATCCCTTTTATATAATTCTTTATCAAATGCTATATTTTTTACACTTTTTGAATACTTAAATAGTTTATGAAAACATATAGAAACAAGCCATCAAAGAAACAGAAATAGCACTAAACTCAGTAATAATGTCTTTATTATTTAGATAAAATATTGATGAAACTTGCAACACATTTATCATCGGATTTAGTATCTTATTGATATCAATAATATTTGTATTCGATTCAACTATACTATTGAATTCATCAAGCAAATTATAATAAATACTATTTTCACAGTGTGTACCACCTTTTGTACTAAATGTTAGTGATTTTTGATTATTGCATTTTTTACATTTATTTTGTCCTTTAAGATCATTGTATGATTGTTCTTCACACAAGATACACTTATTATTTTTTTCATAAGTCCCTTCTGGACAAGCAATGCATTTATTATTTTTAACGATATGTCCATCATTGCACACTAGACACTTGTCTTCTTGATTTTTTTTAGGCATATAGTATTTTTTGGTATTATCACATTTGATGCAACCGTTCTCACTGATAATGCTACCAATATCGCAATATTCTTCTGATTTTTTTAGATTTTTGCATTTATCATTGAAACCATTGCGACATTTGGTACACTGCTTTGATCCATTTTCTGAAGAAAATCCAGGAGGACATTTCTTACAACTACCATCATTCTTATTGCGATAATAATTTTCAGAACACTTAATACAAGTAATATTATTGTAATTAATTGACTCGATATTATCAAATTCTTCTCCGAGTTTGCAATTATTTGTTGTAATAATTTCATTTAGTTTGTTCATATCATCGAATATCTTGTTATAATTCTTAACTGCATTATCCTTTTCTTTTTGAATGCTATAGCGGCAACTACAACTAGAACCTCTGCTCATTCTGACTCTAACTTTCGCATCAACAAACTGAACAACAAGTAGTACAATAAAGCACTTAAATGAAACCATTTTTAATGTAAATATTATCAAGGATACATTTTATCAATTTTTTTTATTACACACTATTCATAGATACAATTTTAATATTTGCTTTAATTAATGGAACAGTGGTTATTATTTGGTATAATTAAAACTATTTTAGTTATATTTTTAATTTTAGTTCAAAAATATGAAAAAAGTTGCAAAGGTCATATGTGGCCAATATTAACTCATTGTATATCAACTATATTTTTATTATTTTATGCATTTAATTCGGATAATATAAATAATTTTAAAAATATTAATTATCCATTAGTATTATTATGTGGTTTTATTATTTCAATTGTTGTTATAATATCATATGATATTATTAAAAAAGCACCAAACCCTGCTTACTTAAGAATTTTTAGCGCTACTGATATGGTTATTGTTTTATTGATAAGTGTTTATTATTTTAATGAAAAATTAACTTATAAAATGATTGTTGGATTTTTATTAATAACTTTAGGTGTTTTAACACTTACTATTTTATAATTTCATATAATCAATAATTTTCTTTGCTTTATCTTTACCTACTTTATCGATTTCTTGTAGCAATTTTATTTTATTTTCATAACAATCGCAATTATCTAATGATGTTAATAATTCTTTTATATTAGAATATTTACTAACAATATTTTTTGCTATTGTACTTGAAATATTTGGAATTTGACATAATTGTAAAATAAAACAATTATCTGGTGTAATGTTAGTTATTTTTTTTGATTTTATTTTAACATTATCAATATAATCTGTTTCTTTTTTATTATTAGTAAACTCATTTGGTTTATCTATGATTTTTGTGCATAAAGTTAAGATTAAATTAGTTGTTTCAAAAGTATTTTTTGTAAATAATATTTTTATGTTATCTCTATATAATGAATGTAAATATACACTTGATATTCGTTTATCATTTCTGTTTATACTTTTTAATATATCATCACCTTCTATAATATATGTTATTAAATTACTATTATAATTAGATAATAATCTATTTTTTTGTTCTTTATATCTACCATCATTAATTGATTGATTTAAATCGCTTAAAGTTTTTCTTTCAAATATTAATTCAAAATTATCTTGTCTGATAATTTTAATATCGCCTAGTTCTAAATTAGTAGATTCAATTTCAATAAAATCATTGTAATTATCTAAATCTCTTTCTTTAATTGAATTAAATAGTTGTTTTTCCCTTGAATCAATAATAAGTTTTAACATATAATTACAACTAATTATATTTTTATATCTATAATTATTAGAAAATGGTAGAATATAAGTACATAAAAACGAAAAAAATTCTAGGAAAAGATCGACGTGTTTATAAAAAAAAAGGGTCCAATAAGGAATATTTAAAAAAAAAAGACAGAATGATTGCTGTATCTGATTATAAAAAAAACCAAAAAGGTAAAAAAGGTAAAAAAGGTAAAATAGTGGGAGGGGTGATAAACACTGATATTAACTTCTATAAACAACTAACAAATGAACTTGATAATTATATAACAAGCGATGAACTCCAAATACCAAGTTTGCATATAAATCGTGCTGATCATAGTAAGGGAACATTTCAAGTAGTACCCGATAGAAAAGATAAAGATAAATATGAAAAATTTATGGTATATATTCATAAATTTGATTATAACACTCCGTCAACAGCCACTGATTCTATGTTTTTATCCTATACAATTAAACTTATACCTCATAAATATTTCAGTGAAAGATTTGATAAGGATGGATTGGAAAAGATTAATGACGAACTAAATAAATCTCAACATTTTTTTACATATGCTAATATTAGTAACGGTAAGAATAAATATACTGATAGTAATGGTAAAATAATTGGTGAATATGCTATATGTAATAGTTATGAGATAAAAGAGATTGAGGTTGTAAAACGGGTGAATAATAATACTTTTACTTTTAAATTAGAATATAAATTACGTAGCAAGGATAGAATGGCGAATACCGTAGCTATTAGTCAAACTACTTGTAATGCGATGACTAGATTATTAGACGATACTAAAAAAAAAAATTTACAACTAAAATATTTTAATTGTAGAATACACTCATTATTACAGAATAATAATTGTGTAATAACATTACCTAGAATTTTTTATAATGCGAATAATAATGATAATTTTATGAAATGGCTAGTTGAAAAACATAATGAACTAAAAGATACAGAATTAGAAAATGCCGAACAACGTTCACTGTATTTCAAGCAAAGCTTATTATTTATTACATCGTTTTTCGGCTTGGGGTCTATGATCGCGATGTCCGCTGTACTCGGACCCATCGTGCCGATGACTATGGCAGGTGGTCTCGTTGGTATTTATATTGCTAGAGAGTCTGACAATATTGACAAAAATTATAAACATCAATTTTCACAACCCAGACAAACCAATCTACCTGTTCAAACCAATCTACCTGGACAAACATATCATCCGTTTGGTGCAACTTCTTTAGGTGCAACTTCGTTTCGTACAGCTCCAGCTCCGTTAGGTGCACTAAATCCTATAGGTACACCAGGCTTTCCATCGACAGGATACACGCCAACAGGTGCAACTTCGTTTCGTACAGCTCCTGCTCCGTTAGGTGCACTAAATCCTATGGGTGCACCAGGCTTTCAATCGGTAGGATACACGCCAATGCAAATAGCCGCCCACGGTGGTAAAAAAATGAGAAAACCAAAAGCGGCAAAAAAACCAAAAGCAGCAAAAAAACCAAAAGCGGTAAAAAAACCTAAAAAGGTAAAAAAAACTAAAAAGAACTAAAAAGCATAAAATCTATTGATTTTTTACTTTTATAAGTAAATTTGTCAGGATTTTTATTATATAAATTTATAAAAAAATTCTTTTTGTAATTATTCATAATAAAATTAATAAATTTATCGTGATTATATGGTAATTCTAATTTTAAAAATTTTTCATAATTATATAATAAAATTAATTTAATTATAAAATAAGAAAAAACATTAGTTTTTTCATTCCATAATTTATATTTATTAAATTTTCTAAGTTTGTTATATTGATTAATAGCAAATAAAGTTTCTTTTTTAATCAATGTTTTAAATGGTAAGCAATATTCTACAGATAAAAATAATAAATTATAAAAACAAGCCCAAAATTCTACAACACCCTCGGCAGGTAATAAATTAGTTGTATTAGAAATATTGAAAAAAGTTTTCAATTTATTAATATTATAATTGTTTAACATAAATATACTATCATTTATAATACTGATATGATGTATGAATTCGTGTAAAACAACTTTAGAATATTCGTCATATCTATAAATATAAATATTATTACCATTGGGATATGTGAATCCTCCATTAATATTAATAGAATCAAAATTATTATTACTATTCGGCATAAATCTTTTAAAGGGACATAAAAGCAAATGAAAATTCAAAACCTTATTTAAATTATATAATTTATAAAGAATAAAAATTCTTTTATATAATTTGGTTAATTTTATTAATTCATTAAAAGGTAATTTTTTACTATAAATAAAAAATTTTATAGGAATATCCTTAATATAAATAGCAATAACATAATTAGAACATTTTTCAATATAATCAGTATAAACACTGTGATTAGAAAATTTAGAATTTTGAAGTTCGTAAGTAAAATTTTGAATTAGATTATATTTATTATCAGCATTTTCAATAATAATATTATTAGTAATATAGTTATCATAATAAACATAGTATTTTTTTATATTTTTAATATAATATTTACTCATTATATTCAAATAAAGATCTAGCTTCTTTAATAATAGTAAGTATATATTTTTTATTTTTTAGTTGATTAGCACAAATAATTAATTTAGAAGCTTTTAATTCATTATCAACATTGTTAATATTGGTATTTAAACTTGCTATTCTTTGAACAAAATAATTAGATATATAGTGTTGAATATCATTAGTAATATTAGCATTTTTTTTATCATCTAACCATAATTTAGACTTACTATCAAAATATTGCCATTTTTTAAAAGAACCATTATATCTGTATTTATTTTTTAATAAATAAAAAATAAGAACCGCTATGTTATAGTCAGAAGTTTTATCAATACAAGAATCTATTAATTTATTGACATCCATTAATTATAATTAAACTATAGTATTTATATAAAAATATAAAATAAATATAGATTAATTAAATAATAGAAGGATTATGAATGAGTGGGATATACTAGACTTATACTTTAAAAATCATAAATACCCATTTACTGGACATCATCAAGATAGTTTTAGAGATTTTATAAAAAATAATATACCAAATACTATAAAATCATTTAATCCAATAACAATGATAAAATATAATGATTTAGGAGAAACTATATTTACAGTTGATGTATATGTTGGAGGAATTAATGGAGACGATATATATATAGATAGACCAATAACTTATGAGGATAGATCCCCCAAAATAATAACACCAAATGAAGCTAGATTAAAAAACTTAACTTATGAAACACATTTATACGGAACAGTTCTAGTAAAAATTAAAGATGAAAATGAAAATATATATGAAAATGTATTTAAAAATGTAGCATTGGGATCAATACCAATTATGTTGCACAGTGATGTTTGTATTTTAAATTCCCAAGGTTCAGAAGTATTAAAAAATTTAGGAGAATGTATATATGATACAGGCGGATATTTTATAATAGATGGTAAAGAAAAAGTCATAGTTGCACAAGAAAGAATAACAACAAATAGATTATTTGTATCGAAAATAGAAGATGATAATTTATCTTATAAGGGTTTAATAAAATGTACAGCAGATAAAGGAGAAACAGTTTTAGCACCAAAAAGTGTTGAGTTTTATTTAGTTAAAAAAGATGCACAAAGTGAAAACTTTTTAACAAAAAGAGGTTCAATTTTATGCACATTTAAAGGAATAAATAATAATAAAATACCATTATTTGTATTATTTAGAGCGTTAGGTGTAGAAAGTGATAAAGATATATATAATTTAATATTTGGTAATGATTTAAATGAAGTAGAAAAAAGTTTTTTTAATAATTTTATAAGACCAACAATAGAATGTGGAAGTGAAATTTATAAACAAGAAGACGCATTTAATTATTTGAAACCACTAAGCACATATAAAACAGTTGATCACATTAAAAGCATATTATTAACAGAGATATTTCCAAATATACCAATATTTGAAAATAAAACTAAATATTTAGGTTATTTAACAAAACAATTTATAAATACTTGTTTAAATATTTCACCAGAAAGTGATAGAGATAGTTATATTTATAAAAGAGTAGATATAAGTGGATATTTATTATCACAATTATTTTATGAATCGTATGTTAAATTAAGAAAATTTATAAGAGATAGTTTAGATAGAACATATAACTATGGTTCTTGGAAAACAACAAATAATTATCGTGCATTTATAAATGATAATAATATCTATAAAATAGTTCAGTCTTTGATAATAACTAAAAGTTTTTTGAGATCACTCAAAGGTATGTGGGGTCTTGATGACGAAGATGATCCTGAATTAGGTATGGTTCAGGATTTATCAAGAATTAGTTATATTGGTTTTTTAACACATTTACGTGCTGTTAATATGCCATTAGATAGAAGTTTAAAATTAACAAGTCCTCATAGATTACATTCGCAGCAATATGGTATAATGTGTCCATTTGCAACACCAGATGGTGGTTCTGTAGGATATTTAAAAAATATGGCATTATTAACAAAAATTACATCATCATCAAATGTTGATTTTATTAAGGAGTGCTTAGATGATTTAAATATAATATTATTAGAAAATTTCAATGATGTTTTAGATAGAAATATAAGTAAAATATTTTTAAATGGTTCTTATTATGGTTTAACAAAAGATCCTAATAGATTAGTTAGAACATTAAGAGCATACAGAAGAAATAATTTAATTAATATATTAGTATCTATATCTTGGGATATCAAAAATAATGATATTAGAATACTAACAGATTCGGGAAGATCTTGCAGACCGTTAATTATAAGTTCACAACTTAAAAAAGAAAAAAATTATACAAATTGGTTTGATATGTTAACAGGAACAATAAATAATTTAGAAGATCTAAATAAAAACGATTCATTTTATTATAAAAGTCATTATATTAATCCTAAATCATTAAATACATTTTCAAATAAAACAGATGAAGAAATATTAGTAGATTTGGAAAATAATGGTGCTTTAATTGAATATGTTGATATTGATGAGCAAGATACATTATATATTGCAATGGATAGAGATAGTTTAACAGATTTTCATACTCATGTTGAGATACATTCTTCAACAATGTTAAGTGCTATAAGTGCCAATATACCTTTATCAAATCATAATCAATCTGCAAGAAATGTTTTCCATGCTGCTCAAAGTAAACAAGCAATTGGTATATATGCAACAAATTTTGACAAAAGATTTGATACTATGTCATATGTATTACATTATCCACAAAAACCATTAGTTACAACAAGAATATCACATTATACATCAAGCAATGATATGCCAAATGGTTTTAATGTAATTGTTGCAATTATGTCTTATTCTGGATTTAATCAAGAAGATAGTATAATGATAAATAAAAATAGTTTAGATAGAGGATTATTTCAGTTATCTTATTATAAATCAGTGACAGCAACATCTCGAATTGAATCACAATATGAGAAAACAATATTTGCAAATCCATTAAAATTAAAAAATCAAGGATATAAAATAAATAATCTAAAAAATGCAAATTATGATTATATTAATGATGAAGGATTTATAAAAGAAGGAACTTATATACCAAAAGGTGCAAAAGTTGTAGTAATTGGTATGTTAAGTGAAAAATATGTTTACAAACAAGTTAAAAAAGGTGTGTTTACAGAATTTGTTAAGGAAATTATATATACAGATTGTTCTATAACAACCGATAATTCTCTTTTTGGTAAAGTAGACAAAATATTTATAGGAAATAAATTAGCAGATGACAATTCTGTTGTATGTAAAGTTAGATTTCTTAAAATTAAAAAACCTGAATTTGGAGATAAACATGCTAGTAGACACGGTCAAAAAGGTGTTATAGGTATGATTATACCAGAGGAAGGAATGCCTTTTACAAAAGATGGTATTAAACCAGATATTATAATTAATCCTCACGCTATTCCATCAAGAATGACAATAGGTCATTTAGTAGAATGTGTATTTGCAAAATTATGTTGTTTAGAAGGGCATTTTGGTGATGGTACTGTATTTTTACCATTTGATGAAAATATTATTTATAAAAAATTATTTGAACATAATTTTGATTCACACGGTAATGAAATATTATATAATGGTTTTACTGGACAACAATTAAGTTGTGAGATATTTATTGGTCCTACTTTTTATTTTAGGTTAAAACATATGGTTGCTGAAAAAATGCATTCAAGAGGAATTGGTCCAAAAGTTTCTTTAACAAGACAACCAACAGCTGGACGTAGGAAAAATGGTGGTCTAAGAATTGGTGAGATGGAAAGGGATAGTTTACTAAGTCATGGATTGTCATCTTTTATGCAGGAAAGTATGACCGAAAGATCAGATAAATATGAATGGATAATATGTAATAGATGTGGTGTATTAGCAACTTATAATACTTCTAGAGACAAAAGAATATTATATTGTAATTTATGTGATAATAACGATTTATCAACAATAAGAACACCTTATTGCTTTAAATTACTAGTTCAAGAATTAGAAACAATGGGTTTACAATTAAGATTAAATACAGAAAAAGTTAATTTTCCTGTTTATGATATTGAAGATTTACAAAATGAATATAATAGCGATAGTGACGAAGATACTCAACAGAAAGGTGGAGGATTTTTCGATACTATATTTGGATTTTTTGATATATTTAAAAAGGATAAAAATCCCGAAGAAGAAAAGGAAGATAAAATTTCTAATTTAGAAGAATCTGGAGAAGAATCTGGAGCAGAATCTGAACCTGGATCTGAAACAGAATCTGAAACAGAATCTGAAACAGAATCTGAACCTGGATCTGTAGCAGATTCTGACCCTGGATCTGTAGCAGATTCTGACCCTGGATCTGTAGCAGATTCTGACCCTGGATCTGTAGCAGATTCTGACCCTGGATCTGTAGCAGATTCTGACCCTGGATCTGTAGCAGATTCTGACCCTGGATCTTTAGCAGATTCTGAAGCAGGATCTGGATCAGGATCTGGATCAGGATCTGGATCAGAACTTGAAGATGATCCAGTATCTAAACAAGGAACTGTTCAAGGAACTGGTCCAGTATCTAAAAAAGAAACTGATCCAGAAATAAAAACAATTAATATAAATGATAATTAAAATATTTCTAAAAAATAAATAGCAAATGGAAATATTACTCATAACAATAATAACATTACTATTTACTATTTTATTAGTTATATTTGGTTTATTTTATATAAATCAAAATAAGCATAAAGATAATATAAAAATAATAGAAAATGAAATCAATAATTTAAATAAAAAACATAGTCAATTAAAAAATAAACTTAAAAAGCAAGAAAAAGAAATTAAAGATAAAAATATAAAAACATTAACTTCTGAAATAGAAGATATTCAAAATAAGGATGAAACAGAACATATTGACGAAGATCATCACGATCAAGAAGATCAAGATCATCACGATCAAGAAACTACTAATACATATAATTTGTATATAACAGATACAAATAGTGATATAACAGAAAGACCTTATTATAGAGATATTGAAACAATTAATACAAAAATTGATGAATTAAATAATAATGTAGAAACTACACAACAACATATCAATAATAATTTTATGATAAATAAAAATGCTAAAGTTTATAATAACATTAGATTATGTAATAATAATGAAGATTGTTTATTAATGAGTATAGATCAAAATGGTGATTATAATATTAAATCAGAAAATTTAAGAAATATTAAATTATTAAATAGTGATAATAGAATAATTGGTAAATTATCAAATGATGGTATTTATTTTGGAGGAGATAACAAAGACAATTCACCATTATATATTAACGATAATGTAGTTAATGCAAAAATAATGAAAATAGGTAATTTATTAATTAATAATACAGATAGTGATAATATGATTGATATAAATAGATATATAGAATCTAATAACGAATATATTGAAGAAATACAAAAGGAATATAGCGATCAAAATGCTGCAAGAATCATCGAAATAACTGGTCTAGGCAGTAAAATAAATACAATTGAAACAGATATAAGTCAAAATATTACTCCTAAATTTAGTTTAATAGAAACAAATATTAGTAATATTAATAGTAAAAGTGAAAAAAATATAGATGATATAAAAAATATGCAAACTATACAAGATGAAATGATAGAAAATGATAGATATTTTAGAAGATATTCAGATATTTATGAAGATATAACAGATATACCATCACATTCTGAAAATATTGAAGAAAATAGAAAAAATATTGAAGATAATAGAAATAGTATCGATAGTATATTAGCTCGTATACCACAAACTTAATAGTATTTAAGTATCTTTATCATCGATAAAGTTATATTTAACTGGTTCTTGTTTTTTTTTATATTCAATTGGTAATGATTTACAATCATTTACTTTTGACCAAAATTCTGCAATTTTTGGACGAATATCTTTCCAAAGTTCTTCATTAAAATGTATTCTTTGTACATAAATATCATTTAAATACCATTTAGTTTTTTTCTTGAAAATAAAATTTTCTTCATTGAAATCTTTAATTTTATTATCAATATTAGTAAAAGTTTCCATTTTACTTAAATTATTATCAGAATATAAATATTTATAAATATTATCTACTTCATTATAATATTCAGCAATAATGCCAAAATATTTTGAATCATTTTCTATATAGTCACTATCGCTTTCTAATGTTTTAAACTCGCATTCAATATAATCACATTCATTAAGACAACAAACTGCTAATTGTCCTTGAATCTGATAATAATATTTTTCAGGAATATTATTTTTTTGAATTTTTCTAGAATAAGGACATTTAATTTCTAACATAATACCTAAATCAGATATACCATCTGGTGATGCACCAAAGTTTTTAATATCTTTATTTTCAATTAAACCAAATTCTGTCACTTTTATATTTCTATTATCATTTCTATAACATCTAATAGCCATATCTTCAAACATATTGCCCCATTTTAAAGGTGGAATAGATGTAAAATCAGTTTCATCAATATAAACACCTGCTTTTTTTTTTGCAAGTAGTAAATTATTTTTACACGTACCTTCATATAGATCACTAGCAGTTAAACAATTCTTACGCAATTCATACCATTCTTTTGTACGCTGAGCAATATAAGGTAATTTTTTAAGTCTATCAAGTGTTTTAATATATATTTTTAGTTTTTTAATACGTTTGTCAATAAATTCAGTATCAATATGATTATTTGATAAAAAACTATAATCTTGTAAATCTAATTTTATATCATTTTTGATATATTTTAAAAGTAAATTATCTAAATTTCTATTTATATTATCAATATCATCATTATTTGATAAGTTTAAAAATTTCATATTATTAATAATATTAACATATTTTTTCATTTTAAAGACATTATTAATAAATATACGCATACTTTTATATATATATATAATTAACAATTTGCCATCAGATCATTCATTTTTTCTATTTCTTTATTTTGATAAGCTTTCGATTTTAAATTTCTTTTTGTTTCATGACTTTTTTGTTTACCTAATATTTTTTTTACATCATAAGATAATTCATCTTTATTATCTGTACTATCTTTTTTTTTAACAGTTTTTTTTTCTAAAATATCATTTATTTCACTGTCTTTTTTCTCAATTAAATTATCAAAAAATTCAAACATAATTAATAATTAAAATATAATTGTAAAAATCATTTTTTATTTATATAGTTATAATATTAATCGTATTATTTTCTATTTTAATATATTGAAAACTATTTTTACCATAAGCTCTTGATATTCCATTATCTGATAACCAAATATTATTATATAAATTAATATTTTCTACTGTATTATGTCCAACAAACATATATGTGCAATTTAACTTTTTAAGCACATATTCAGTATCTTCTTTTGAATCAAAATTTCTAGTCCATACAATTCCATCATTATCTAAAATTAATTTATCAAATAGTTCTTTATCTTCGGGATTAACTTTATTTAATAATATATAATTTGTCCATAATTTATTAATATAAAATATATCTTTGTTATATTTTTCCAATAAATCAATGTGATTTTTTTTAATTAATGCATGACAAAATAGTAAATCATTTATTTTTAAAACTAAAGGTCTATTTGCTAATATATTACTATATATACCATTTTTTTTGAAATTATCATGTCGATCACTATATAAACTATTTGTAGATACATAACTAAAATTACCTAAGACATTCATTAATTCGTGATTACCATTTATGGAAATAAATAAACTTTTTTTTGATTTTGAAATATTACTTAGTATATTTGTAAATTTTAAAACTTCAGTATCTTTTAAAAGTTCCCATTTTTCTATATCATTTCTTCTATTTACACTATCAATTTGATCGCCTAATTGTACAACAATAACATTATCAGCAATCCATTGTAAATTATTATTAAGAATATTTTCATTTATAAGAATATCTTTTAATCTTTTTAAATCGCCATGTATATCTCCAATTATTATTAACTTATTATAATTGATTTTTAAATTATTAGATAGTTCAAACATATTTAAAAAAAAATATTTATTTATATCTATAATATATAATAATATTTATATAAAATGTCTATTGAAGATGTAGATTTTATGAAACAACATAGTATTAAAGAAAACTTTACATTTGTCATAGATAGTAGTAAAAGAAATAAAACTGAATATCCAAATCCTAATAATTATTCTATTACATTTGATATGCCATTTAAAAATGTTTTTGGTATAGAAGTTTTAGATGTTTCTATACCAAAAACAATGTATAATATAGATATTAATACAAATACATTTAAAATTTATATAAATACAACAAAAAATCCTATTGAAGATTTAAATGATATTGCTAGTCCACTAGAATGGACAAATCAAAACAATTTAAAAATTGATAATTTAGATAGTTATTTAAAAATAACTAATAGTAGTTTATCAAATAGATTAAGATTTGTTAATAATTTTACAAAAGATGAATTACTACTATATAATATTACAAATTTGAAAAAAAATAATTATATAAATGTTGTTAATATTAATAAATGGATAAATATAAGTGACCAAAATAATATAAGAGATACAAATTCTGAAAATAGTTTTTTAGTAAAATATGAAAAGTTATCAACAGCAATAAGTAATAATGTATATGATTTTGAAAATAGTTTTTTTTCAGACAATACAGATTTATATAATGAAATTGATATTAGTTATTATATAGAAACATTAGATTATAATACAAATTTTTATTTAAATTGGGAAAAATATAATATTGAACAAAGTGAAATCGATAATTTAATAATAGGAAATAAATGGCAATTATATAATGAAAGTGAATTAAATATATATGGAAATAAAATAATTAATGAAGATTTTTCTGATGAAATTTTAAATAGATATTATATTGAAAATGAAAAATTGGGTTTAAAATGGGAATATTTTTCTAATAATGAACCTAAATATCTTGTAGAACTATCAACGGATAATTATAACAACTTAATACAAAAATTAAATGAAAAATTATTAGATAACGAACAAAAAATTATTGAATTAAATAAAAACGATTTAGGTGATATAAATTTATCTGGTATTACTATTAATAATTATGTTAAAATTAATAGTAAATATTATAAACCAGTAGATATTAATATTATATCAAATAGCGATAGTACTTATGATTTTTCAAATTTTGAAATTGATAATTATATACCAATATCGATTAATTTAAAATGGCAAAAAATTCCAAGTTCAAGTATAACAAGTGATATTATAAAATATGAAGATAATGAAATAATTAAAAATATATTAAAACAAAACAATATGTCTATTGAATATAGTTTTGATTATTATGAATGGAAAATGATAATTAATCAACCTGGTTATTTATGGTATAAAACAACAAATATAAAAGATGATGATATTGAGATTAGTAATACTGAATTGCGTAATTATTTTAATACTATAAATACTACTGAAATTAGTTTAAATTATACACAACTAGTTAATTTTAATTTAGTAAATACATCTCAAGATATTAAACTTAATTATAATTCATATATTAATATATCAGATACACATTATTACAAAATTAAATATAATAATTTGAAAAATAAGTATATATTAGTTGATAATTCAATTTGGATTCCCCAAGTTAATTATATTAGACCTTATGGAAGATGGATTAGTAATATAGATTTATTTATACAATTAAATCAAGAATTTGAAAACTTTTGTTTAAATTGGATTAATATAGGTACAACTAAACCATTTAATTCAAGAGAAATAAATAATGAGTTATTATCAAATAAATTAAAAATAAAAACTAACTTTACTAGAGATGAATTAGAAGAATTTAATTTAAATTTAGATTTAATTGATAATAATACAGTTATATTATCAGATAATAATTATTATAGTCCTAAGTTATTTGAAATAAGTGAAGATAAATTTAGTAAATTAAATATAGAACCTACATTATTAAAAATTGAAAATTTTGTAAAAGTAAATAATAATTATTTTAAAATACGTTTTACAGATTTATATGTTCCTTTAGTTAATTTTTATACACCTATAAAACAATTTAATTTAAATAATGATATCGATTATAAAGAAATTATTGACAATTATTTTGAAGAATTTACTTTTACTATACCAATAGGAAACTATACTATCAATAAATTAATTTATAGTATTAATAATTTATTACGCGATAATAATATAAAAATAAAAACAAGAGAAAGAAACGAAGAAAATAAATTTTATTTAAATAAAGATGATAATATAGATATATTATTACAATGTTTAGGAAATAGTAATCCACCTGAATTAACAAATATTATAAAATTTGAATGTAAAAGAAAATTTATATTAGATATGAATTTATCAACAAGTTCTCAAATATTAGGATTTTCAAATAATGTTAATACATATAAAAATGATATATTTGATCAATTTAGTTATTATCAAATAAATAGTATTATAGAATATGAAAAATTTTATCATTCAATAAATATAAATGGTAAAGAAACTATAATTGCACCAGGTATGGTATATCTAATTGGTACAAGATATATTTTATTAAAGTGTCCTGAAATAGAACAACATTTATACGGATCATTTTCATATACAAAAAATAGTATGGGATTAGCAAAATTAAGAACAAGTTTTTGGGGTTTAAATGAAGATTATAGTATATTTAAATTGCCATTAAGAGAATTTCATCCAATAGGTAAATTAGATAAATTAACTTTACGTTTTGAAAATCCAGATGGTTCATTATATAATTTCAGAGGTATTGATCATGATATTGTTTTTGCAATTTATTATTACTCTCCAAAACAAACAAAAATATTTGAAAAATCTGTAAATAACCCAGAATATAAATTAGATTTTATTAGTTATAAATTTGGAGATAAAGACGATAGTTATAGTGAAGATGAAGATGATGAAAGTAATTTGATTAATAATTATAAAAAGAAAGAACAATATTTTAGTAGTCAATTATTTAATAATGGTTATGAATTAAATAATGATAATAAAAAAGAAAGTGAAGAAGAAAGTGAAGAAGAGGAAAGTGAAGAAGAAACTGATAAAGAAAAAGAAGAAAAAAGACAATTAGAACTAAAAAATAGAATTGAAGAGTATAAAAATTATTTAGCAGTTAAGAAAATATACGACTAATCGATTTTAGATAATTTACTTAAAAATAGACATTCAATTCCATTTGTTATATCTCCACCACATAAATTATCATAACAAACTTGTGTATTTTCATCATAGTTTTCATCATCTTCAGTATTTTCAGTATTTTGAACTTCTTTATTTAAAATATTTTGATTAATATCGACAAAATCAGCAGATCTATTAAATATAGGCCAAAACTTATTATATTGAACTATTTCTAAATTTTCAGAATTATCAATTTTATCATTTAATTTTATTTCAGTGTAAATATTATCATTGTCATTATTTTTACAACTTGTTTTAAGTGTATATTGAAAATAACCGTTAGTGCTTAATTTATGATAAGTTAAATATTCTAAAATTTTCTTTTTTCTTTCTATTTCTTGTAATATTAATATGTCTTTTAGTTTATTTAAATATTTTAATCCATTTTCTCTATCTAATTTAGTTAAGCATATTATATCATTAATATGTAAACCTTTGCCATTTTTAATATTTTCTAGTATTTTTATAATATAATCATCAATAGATGGCAATTCATCCTGATCAGTATTTAAATTAAATAATTTCCATCTTTTATTTGCATATTTATACGAGTTAATAAGTGGTTTATTTATATTTTTAATTAATTCATCTTTTGTATTTAATCTATTTGTACTACTTACTATATTATAATTATCATCAATATCAAATATATCTATTTTATTAGTATTATAATCTGGATAACTTGTAACATCACTATTAACTTGTTCTGGTTGTTCGGTTATATCATTATTAAATAAATTGTATTTCAATCTGATAATATAATCTAATTCATTTTTAATATATTCTGATGGTTCATTACTTATATATTTCCAATTTGATAATAATTCAGGAAATGGATAAATATTTTTTGGATTTTCCATAATTTCTTTATTAAATGTATTATTAATCCATTCAGTTATTTTTGATATATTTTCAGCATCTTCTGTTTCATTAAATTTAGAATAAAGTATTTTTTGATAATAAGGATGGATATTTATAGTTTTAAAATCAAGAACATTATTATTGGCTCTATCATAAATTGGGATTGTAAAAACAAACCTACACAATGGATTAATTTTTCTCCATTCATTTATTAATTTTAATGTATATTCTTCTTGTTTATCACCTTCTATGTGATATTTATCAATATCTGCTTTTTCTTCTAATGTAGCTTTATCATAATCAGTCTTATCTTCTGTACATAAATCACAACTAGGAACATAAGTATCGTGAAATCCACATCCTCTGGGACATTTTTTTAGAATATCCTCATTATGAAATTCTACTTTATTTTCATTATGAAAAAGTTCTATTTTTTTTTCTTTATTATAAATTGAACTATTAATTACTAAAAATGAAATAATAAATAGTAGAAATACAGATACAACATTTATAATATTGTTTATATTCATCTTAATTAAAAAATATATTTTATTTAATTAATAACATATATGAAAAGTAGATATAAAATATTTAAAGAATATGAAAAATATAAGCAAAAATTTGATGAAAAAAATATAGATGAATTGTGTAATATTAAAAAAGAAGAATTTATATTACAACCGCAGCAATTATTTTTAAAGGAATATTTTAAAAATAATTTAGATAGTATTAAACAATTTCTACTTTATCACGAAATTGGTTCGGGAAAAACTTGTACTTCAATAATATTAGCAGAGGATTTTTTAAAATTAAATAATAATAATAGAATTTTAGTTATATTACCGGCAAGACTTAAAAATAATTTTTATGATGAATTAATATCACCTTGTACAAATTTTAAATATTTTACAAAAGAAGAATATAACGAATTTCAACTTACTAAAAATGATAAATTAAGAAATAAGTTTATTAAAGAAATTGATAAAAAATATGAAATAATATCATATGAAAGATTTAGATTAAATTGTATAAAACATTCTAAAAATATAATTGGATATATTAATAATTTTACTAAAGACAAAATGGTAATTATTGATGAAATACATAATTTAATATCTGATACTTATAATATTAATTTATATATTTATATTGAAACACTAGGTAAATTACCACTACCCCATGTTAGAAAAACTATTTCAATAAATTCTGTATTAATTAAATTATTAGCAAAATATTCAAATGATTCTTGTAAAATAATTTATTTGACAGCAACACCTATTTATGATTCTATAAAAGAACTACCAGAATTAGTTTATTTATTAAATCCAGAAAAAGGTCTTGATATCAAAGAAGCATTAACAAATGCAAGTACAAATTATAATTTGGAAAAATTAAAAGGTAAAATAAGTTATTTCCCAGGTGCATCAAAAACTGCATATCCTAAACCAAATATTATAACACATACTATTGAAATGTCTAAAACACAAGATAAATTAACACTAGTAGCTATGACATTAAATCAAAAAGATGATGATGAAAAAGAAGCATTTTTATCATATCAAAGACAAATTGCTGTAAGTTGTTTAAATAAAACATATAATATGAATAAAATATTAGAAAATTTACCAGAATATGCACCAAAAATAGATAAACTATATAATATAATTTCCTCTGATAAAATTTATGGTAAACACGTAATTTATACATCATTTATAAATGTTGGTATAAATGTTATTGAAAAAGTTTTGATAAATAATGGATGGAAATCAATATTTGAAGTTTATAATAATCCTGAAAAATGGAAAAAATATGAAAATAAAGTTTATGCAATATGGTCGGGTTCAGAATCTGATATAAAAAAAAATACAATAAAACAAATTATAAATGGTAAAGATAATATTTATGGTAATAAAATAAAAGTTTTAATAGGAAGTCCAAGTATTAAAGAAGGTATTAGTTTTAAACATATACAGCATATACATTTATTAGATCCTGTATGGAATATGTCTGGTAAGAAACAAATTGAAGGAAGAGCAATAAGATTTTGCTCACATTATGATATAAATGAAAAAGTTCATAAAAATTTAAAAAGAGAAATAAATATTCATATTTATAAACTTAAACTAAATAAAAAAGCAACTATTTCAGAAACTATTGATCATAAATTATATGACAAAATATTGCCAACCAAATATGAAGAAGTTGAAATATTAGAAAATAATTTAAAAAAAATAGCAATTGACTATCATTTGTTTAAAAAAATGTATAAAAAAAATACTAAAAGTCCAAGAAAAAGCAACGATTCCAATTTATCATTGGATGAAAAACAATTAAAAGTAAGAAAAACAGTTAAAAAACCTTCTAAATTTACTTGTAATCCTAAAATTAGAAGACCTGATAAAAATTCAGAAGAATGTACTAATGGTATCTTTTCTGTAAAAAGAAGAAATAAATATGGAGAATTATGTTGTTATAAAAAACAAAAAATAACAGTAAAAAATACTTGTCCAACTAAAAGAAGACCAATTGATGGAAAATGCGAGAATGGTTTATTTAAAAGAAAAAATAAACACGGAGATTATTGTTGTTATAAATATAATAAAATATAATAATATATAAAATAATGTATTATTATATATTAATAATGGAAAGAAACAAAATTTCGAGAAGGACCAAAAATGTACCACCCCCGCCAGTTAAAATCGATGCTCAAAATAAAGAAGGATTTTTATCATCTGCAATTAGTAATGTATTTCAAGGAATAACATTAGGATTCGGTTCACAATTAGCTACTAGAGCATTAGATTCAATTATGGGTCCAAGAAAAATAGAATTAAAAACCGAAAATAACACTAATTGCAATAATGAATTAGAAGTTTATCACAATTGTATGAAAAATAATTTAGATAATTATTCATACTGTAAAGAATATTTTGAACTATTATCTAAATGTAAAAATACTAATTAATGTCAGTTTGTATATTTGTTTTTAAAAATCCATTATTGCTTCCATTAATAAAAAAATTATTAATTGTCCAATAATGTTTTACATCTTTGTTTTTTTCAAGATATTTAATAATATAATAATCTAATGGTAAATTATAATTTTCACTTTCGTTCATATAGTCTAAAAATTTTTTAATTGCATCATATTTCCAAATTATAGAATCTGTACATCTAGTATGTGATTTTCTTATTATACGATATTTAGAATCTTTATTAGTAATATCTTCTATTAATTTATTATTATCAAATTTTTCAAATAATTCTATTGATGTATTTCCAAAAATATTATTATGATGTTCACCTAAATGAATAAAATCCCATTCTTTATCTTTTATATAATTAATAAAGTCATTTAATTTATTTATATCTTTATTTGGCAAAATATCACTTTCAAATATAATAAATAATCCATTTTTATAATTTTTAACAATGTCTTCTAATATACTTTTGTAATTTAATATTAAAGATAGTTCAGAACGCTTTATATTTCTATTAAGAAATTTAGGACTTAAATTAATAGATTTAAAATATTTATTAAATAATTCATATGTTATTAAATTTTTATATGTAGGACACATAAATTTTACAAAATTCTCATTTAAATTTAAATCTTTTAGTAAAAATTTATAAACAGAATTATAATTATCATTTTCAAATTCTTTATTTGCAATTGTATAAATTTTTGATATAGAATTGTAATAATTTTTATTATCAATTTTCAATAAATTTTTTATATCTGAAATAACATCATCTATTTTTCTAAAATTAGAATTTTCCTCAAGTATATTTAATGGATAACAAGATTTATTTACAATATCTAACCATAACTTATCATCATTTTTAATTTGATTAATTTTTTCTATTAATTTATTTATTTCAATATCTAATTTTGTATTATCATTTTCTAATAATGCTAATATACGTTCTTTATTAATATAATCATAAATATTTTCGGAACCCCAATAGATAGGAATAATTCCTGCATTTAAACCTAAAATTATTTTTTCAGTGATATATGTATCTTCCCTACTATTTTCCATTGAAATAATAAATTTATATTCACCAATCTTTTGCTTAAATTCATTACTATTATATGGTGCATTTAAAATAAAATTGGACTTATTTTTATATCTTCCTAAATAATCTATTGCAAAATATTTTTCTAATTTATTTAATATATAATTTCTTTTACTACCATTTGGATTACTTATAACAACACAAATATCTTTTTTAGGAACTTTATCTATTTTATTAATATCATAAAAATTTATTTTATTGGAAAATAAATAAGATATATATAATGGTAAATTTACAATGTTATTATTATTTCTTTGACCAAATAATACACAATCATATTTATTAGTATCACACAAACATTTTGATTCTCCATTAAATAAATAAGTATGTTGCCATTTTTTAACATTAATAACAGTTTTTGTATTAATTAGCATATCAAATTCGCATAAAATATTAGAATCATTTAAATTACCAATTTGAACACTATCTGTATTATAAATTTTTTTAAATAAATAAATAAAAAAATCTACATTTGTTCCTGGATTTTTATTTTCTAAAAAACCAGAGTAAAAACCATTAAAAAATATTTTCATTTTATATATAAAAATAATTAAATCTTTTATATAATAATTTATTCTTTAATAAATTTTTCATTAAATAAATTCATTATATTGCTAGGACTATAATCATTATACATATTCCAATTATTATGTTTTAATTCATCTTTATTATTAAATAAATAAATCATTAATTTATATAATGACGATGCATCTTGATAAATAAAACATTTATCTTTTAATATTGATAAATGGTTTTTGTCACCCATATCACTTGTTAATATAGGTTTATTTCTTGTAGAAAATTCTCCAACAGCTAATCCAAAAGTTTCTCCCATTTTTCTTGCGTGTATCATAACATCACAAGTATTAATAAATTCTGTTTTCTTTTCTAAATCTATTATAGCTTCTAAAAATATTAAATTTTTTTTCTGTTTACAAAATTTCTGAGTATTAGCAAATAGAAAATATATATCTGGATATTGATCTGATATTATATCTATTACACTATGTACATATTCTATATCAAATTGATCATAACCACCATATCTACCAAATACAAAAGCATTTTCTGGTATATTTAATATATGTCTTAAATTTGTATCAATATTTGGAAGGTTTATCATATGTGGAACAACCGTACATTCTGAACCGAAAGTATTAGATATCTTACCATAAACAGTATTATCTAATTCATCAGTATTAAATACACAATGAATTATATTTTTACAATATTTAGATTTTTTATTATCATTATTACCAGCTTTTATCATATATAAAATATCGCATTTTTCAAGTTCCAAAATATAGTCTACACTATCCCAAATTTCATAAGAATATAATTTAAATTCTTTATTAAATTTTTTTATAACTTCCAAAACATTTTTATCACTTGTGCTATTATAAATTATAATGCTTTCATTATTTAAATAGTGTTTATTATAGTAAGCATAATCATATAATGCAGTAGTTGTACCTCTTTCGCATAAACAATTATCATGAAATGCTATTTTAACCATATAAATATATATTTTTTTAAACACTATACTTTTTATATGTTTTTAATTAAGTTTAATAATTTATCTTCGCATTTTTCAAATGTTAAATTATCTAAAATATATTTACGTGGTGTATAATCACTAATTTTACTTATAAATACATTATATGTATTTTCTAATTCATTAAAATTATAGAAAAATTCACCACAATAACTATCCCAATATGGTATAGATGTTGCATAATTATTATTATTATAACAATAACCATATTCTTGTTTCATTGTTTTAACATCCCAAACTAGTAAAGGTACATTACAAGACAATGCTTCTTGTAATGCAAACCCTTGACTTTCGTGTCTTCCTAACCATATACCATATTTAGCTTTTTTAAGAAATGTTAAATATTCTTCCTCCTTATATTTATTATTATATGAAAAAATTTTAATATTTTTTTCATATTTTTTAATAAAATCTATGATTTGTTTTAATTCATTTGGATGTCTTGATTTATAATAAATAATAATATGGTCTTTTTCTATTTTGTCATCATTAATAAATTTATTAGTATCTACACCAAAAGGCAATGTTCTAATATTTAATTTATCACAAAAATTAAAAGATTTCCATAAATGACATACCCAATCGCTTGGTTGAACATAAACTGTATTATCAGATATTAATTTATTTATTATATTAATATTTGGAAATACTGAGAAATGTGGTCCGAATATAAATTTAATTTTATAATCTTTATATTTATTATAATCAAAATATTCAGATGGAGAATAAATACAATCAATTGTATTTAAATCTTGATCATCAATTTCTCTAATATAATTAATAAATTTAATATTTAATTTTTTATAATTTTTTAAAGATATTAAATTTTTATGATGAAGATTATTTACTACTAGTAAATTCATAATACTTATAATTATTTTCTAATTTTTATATATGATTATATATACAGTTATAATTATTTATACTAAGTTATGTCTATTAACACTATTTGATAGATAAAAAATGACTTATTATTATACAATTATAAATAATGATATTTCGTTTTATTACCAAACCATTTAAAAGATGGGCATTTAATAGGGCAAAATTATATACATATTACTATATACAAATTTATAATAAGAAATATATAGGTAAATATTTAAATAAAAGAAAAAAAATAGCAAAGTTAAAATCTGATAAAAATTTAATATTATTAATTGATAAACTAGATCATAATGATTTGTTGAATGAATTAGAAAGTAATGATAATTTAAATAATATATTAAAAAAAATTAATAATTATTTAATTAATAATACAAATATATTAGATATATATAATTATGAATTTATATTAGATTTTGGTAATTATGTTGTTAATTTAAATAATATTAATAAAAAAGATTTAGGATTAGATCATTCTAAAGTAAGAGAATATTGGTTAAAGCGTGGACCTAGAATTTTGATTACATCAATTGTACTTTTAACATCAAATTATATATTATATATTTATTTTAAAGAAATTGATTTTAAAACAAATATATATTTAATATCAATTAATTTAATTGCACTTTTATTATCAATATATATGTTATATTATAGATTACCTGATAGTATAGAATCAGCAATAGCAAGAACAACTCATGATTATTATGTTAAAAATAAAAATGAATTATATTATAACTAATAATATTGTAATAAAGTAATAATAATGAAAAAGTATGATAAATATTATACAAATAAAAAAGTAATGAAAAAATGTTGTAATTTATTTAAAAAATATATTAAAATATATAAAAATGATTTAGTAATAGAACCAAGTGCTGGAAATGGTGCTTTTATTAAATGTATTAATACATATAATAATCTATTATTAGATATAAAACCCGAAAATAAAAAAATAATAAAGAAAAATTTTTTAAAATATAATTATAATAATATTATAAAACAATATGATAAAATACATGCAATAGGAAATCCGCCTTTTGGTAAAAAAGCTTCTCTTGCAATAAAATTTATAAATAAATGTTGTGAATTTTGTAATTCATTTTCTTTTATTTTACCACGTAGTTTCAATAAACTTTTTTTACAAAAATCAATTCCATTGAATTTTCATTTAGTTAAAAGTTATAATTTGCCAGAAAATTCTTTTCCGATAAAATGTGTATTTCAAATATGGGTTAAAAAAAAAATAAAAAGGGTTAAAATAATTAAAATTAAAACAAACAAAAATTATAAATTTGTTTCAAAAAATAATAAACCGACAATTGCTATTAGAAGAGTGGGTTCAAAAGCAGGACATATATACTATGATAATATTGAAAATAGGAATTTAAATACTCACTATTTTGTAAAAATATTGAAAAAACATAAAAAATTAATTAAATTAAATTTAAATAAGGAAAAACAAAGTACACTAGGTGCATATAGTATATCAAAAATGGATATAATAAAAAAATTAAATTTATTATTATAATTCTTTAATATTTGGTCTAAATATAAATTTTCTAGCTTTATTTGCTTCATTATCAGTTAATAATTTTTCTTCAATAATAGTTTTAAATGTAGGGTTTTTATTATTAATTAATTTAGATAACCATCTAATTTGATATATTATTGAAAACATACCACATTCTGTATTTTGAAATTGATGTTGTTTTGTATTATATTTAATATTAAAAGTTTTATTTCTATATATTTTATCTAATTGAGTTTTAATTAATACCAAAAAATCATTTATTAATTTTGGTGTTTTTCTTGATACGCTATCATAATAATATGCACCATATGATATATTTTTAGGATCAATAATAATAAAAGTAGATGTCCAATGTGATCCGGGTTCATCATGTTTGTCCATATTAGTAATAAAACCAATATATTTACAATTTTTATTTATATAATCTTTTTTTATATCTATATTACAAAAATTACTATGTAAACAATTGCCATTTTTATCTTTAATAGCAAAATCAATTGAAAATGTACCAATATAACAATAATTTAAAGTTTTATCAGAATTATATTGATTCATAACATTATTAATATCATAATTAGATAACCATTCTCTCGGATTTTTCAACCATTGATTTGGTTTTTCAGGTTTTAGTTCTAATTTTTCTATTTTACGCATTATATTTGTTATATTTGTGTTATTTGGAGTTAGTTTTTTAATAATATCTGGCCAAAACCAATATTTACCACTACCTTTTGTTAATTTTTTCATTTTATTATCAAGTTTTTTAAATAATTCTAATTGAGTATTATTATCATAATATTTAATTAATTCTTTTTTTGTTTTTCTTGATAAATTATAACAATCGATTAATTCTTTTAAAGATTCTTTAGATAAACATGTTGAATTTCTATCTTTTGCACTAGGACTACAATATAAATTATCTACCTTCATTAATTATTGTTAATATATAAAAATTATAATGCCTTTAAAAACCATAAAATTAATACTATAATTACTGGGTAAGCAAATCTAATTATCATTTCTTGGTTATCAGTTAATACATTTTCATTAACATATTTAGATAAATAATATGAAGCCATTCTATCTAGAGAGATTGCAAGTAATATAACTAATGAAAACATAACAAGTTTAAATACTTCGTTTCTTTTATAACTTAATCTATTCCAAAATGTATTTTCAACTTGTTGTTGTTGTTGTTGTTGATTATTATTATATTTTTTTGCAACTGGATAATCCGGTACACTATCATTTGATATTAAAGTTGTTGGTAAGTTTAAATTGTCATTTTGTCTTTGTATAATAGGTCTTTCGTCATAGTCTGTTGTATTCATTTTATGTTTTTTTTGTTTTTTCTCTACTATTATATTATTATTATTTTTTTCAACTTCCAAATTATCCGTATTATTCATTTGTGATGTTTGTAAATCATTCATATATTCATTATTAGTATTAATAACTGTATCATCTAAATATCCGTATGCTAAATTTAAATCTGTCATTTAATTTATTTTTTTTTCTACTTCTTTAATTGAAAGATAATATTTTTTTTTATTTATATAATATAATAGCAAAATATTATATTTAATATTAATATAAACACCATAATCATAACAATTACATCAAATAATATGAATTATTAGGAAAATATATAAAATAAAAATTGATTATATATATTAAGGTTAATATAAATCAATTTATGGGTATACATGAAGAATTAAATCAATTTATCAATAAATTTAGTATTCAAAAAGGAAAACCATATACTAATACTAGTATTGGTCATCCAAAAAAATCATTATTTATTCCTGAAGATAAATATTCAGAATTTATAAGAATTTATAGTTTAGCAATAACTAATGGTATTCATTTATATTTTACAGAAAAACCTTTAAATCCCAGTCCTTTAAGAATTGATTTAGACTTTAGATTCCCATTACCAATATCATCATATGATTTTGAGGTTGATGAAACCCCAGTATATAAAAGAATATATACAAATGAAAATATTGATTTAATTTTAAAATACTATAATGAAATCATCACAAATTATGTTGATATTAAAGATGATTATAATCTAGCTTATGTTATGGAAAAACCTAAACCAAGTGTGTGTAGAAATAAATTAAAAGATGGTATTCATATAGTTTATCCAAATATTATATTAAATTTTAATCAACAACATTTTATTCGCAGAAAGGTTCTTGATATTGCTGATAAAATGTTTGAAGGTTTAACACTAACAAATACTCACGAAGATGTTATTGATAAGGCAATTATTGATATTAATTGTTGGCAAATGTATGGTAGTAGAAAACCAGATTGCGATGCTTATTCTGTTTCAAAAATATATAAGTGTGGAAAATTTCATACAGATAAACTATGTGCTCAAGATCATATTGATTATATTAAATTATTTTCAATGAGAAATTCAGAAATATCTAGTGATATTTGTAAAATAAAAGACGATGCTTTAAAAGAAATTGATGAATATACTAAACACGTATTACCTTCAATTGATAATAAACAAAAAGCTAAATTACAAAATAATATTTTTGCAAAATCTTTAAATATTAATAAAAATTATACATCAGATGATGAATTAATATTATCTAGAAAATTAGTTTTAGAATGTTTATCTTATAATCGTGCTGAAAATTATGAAGATTGGATTAATCTTGGTTGGGTTTTAAGAAATATTGATTATAGATTACTTGATACTTGGGTTGAATTTTCTAAAATTGGCACTTCATATATCGAAGGTGAATGTCAAAAATTATGGAATAAAATGAGAAAAGATCATATGGGAATTGGCACTCTAAGATGGTGGGCTAAACAAGATAATGAATTAAAATATAATGAAGTTATTGATGGTACATTATTTCCTTGGATAGATAAATGTATTAGAAGCGATGGTGCTCACTTTGATGTTGCTAAAGTTGTTCAAACACTTAAAAAAGATGATATTAGAGCAATTAGTAAAGTAGCTTGGTATTATTATGATAAGGACAAACACAGATGGAGATCTACTTCTGAAGGATTACTTTTAAGAATTACATTAAGTACAGATATATGCAATAAGTTTATAGAAAGAACACAATATTGGAATAGTCTTCAAATAAATATTGAAGACGATGATCAAAAAACAGCAAATGCTGAAAAAGCGAAAAGGGCATTAAAGATTGCTGGACAGTTAAAAAATGCAGGTTTTAAAGATAGTGTAATGAAAGAATGTAAAAGTCTTTTTATGGATGAAAAATTTGAAGAATTGTTAGATAGTAGAACACATTTAATTGGATTTGCTAATGGTGTTTATGACTTAAAAATGCATATATTTAGAGATGGTATGGCAGATGATTATATTTCTCATTCTACTAAAATTAATTATATACCATATGATCCCGATTCTATTGAAGTTAAAGAAATTAATGATTTCTTTTCAAAAATATTTATTAATGAAGCTGTTAGAAATTATGTACTAGATATTATTACTTGTATTATTGATGGTAGTATATCACAAGAAAGATTTTATGTATTTACAGGAAATGGTAGTAATGGTAAAAGTAGATTATTAGATCTTGTTCAAAAAACTCTTGGAGATTATTTCTGTATTTTACCAATAGCTCTTTTAACTCAAAAAAGAGCAGCTTCAAATAGTGCTCAAGGTGAATTAGAAAGAACTAAAGGTAGACGATTTGCTGTTATGCAGGAACCAAGTGAACAAGATAAAATTAATATTGGCTTTATGAAAGAATTATCAGGTAATGATAGAATTTTATGCAGAGGTTTATATAAAGAACCATTTGAATTTAAACCACAATTTAAAATGATTTTAACTTGCAATGAATTACCAGAAGTACCAAGTGATGATGGTGGTACTTGGAGACGTATTAGGGTTATTGAGTTCTTATCTAAATTTTGTGAAAATCCTACAAAACCAAATGAATTTCCAATGGATTTAGAACTATCTGATAAATTTGATAGATGGACTGAAACCTTTATGAGTATGTTAATTGAAAGACATAAAACTATTAATCCTAATTCTATTAATGAACCAATGGAAGTTAGAATTGCTACAGAAAGTTATAAGAACAATAATGATGTAATTGGACAATATAAAACCGATAGATTAATTATTGATAATAATGATACTAATTCTAGAATGGGATTAAATACATTATATAATGACTTTAGGATTTGGTGTTATTCTAATGTTCCAAAAAATAAAAAACAACCAGATAGAAATCAATTACGTGCTTATTTTGAAAAATTATTAGGTGCATATCCAATTGATGCTAAAGGTTGGAAAGGAATCAAAATAAAATCTGAAGAAGATGATGATGAAAATTGATTCAATAATAAAAATTGATTTTTATATTTAGTTAATTAAATATATAATGAATCATCATTATTGGTTAAGATCCTCTAAAAATAAGGAAAATAATACTTCATTTTCTTGTCCTTGTGGCGGTGGTCAATCCTGTATTGTTGATAGAAGATTGAATAATGATTGGGTACACGAAGATGAAGTATTTAAAAGTCAAAATCTACCACTTAGAAAACACTGTTTTCAACAGTATTATAATTCACAGTATATTGCTTTATTTAATTCTAATTATTAAATAGAGTATGAAAAATACAAAACTTCCATTTATTTTTGTATTTGATATAGATAATTGTATAATTGGTAATATTAAATGGCCAATAAATGAAAGTATAATATTAGATGAAATAAATAAATTAAATAAAGGCAAAAAGAAACTTGATTTCACAAATTATTTAAAAAAAGGGCTTTTGAGACCTTATTTCAAGAAATTTATAAAATTTATAAAAAAAAATTATGATAATGCAGAAATTTATGTTTATACTAATTCAAGTAACTATTGGACAAATAATGGATTAGTATCAAACATTGAAAAAGCGCTTGGACATAAATTTAATAAACCTTATTATTCATCGGAATATTCTTATCATAATATGCAAAAATCTTTATCAAATATATATAATAATATGCTAATTAACCTTTCTAAAAAATATCCATTACTTACAAATACTAAATATAGTAATTATGTTTTCAATAACAATTTAATTTTTATTGATAATTTACCTTATAATGTTTATGATTATCCTTTTAAACAATTATTATGCCCATCCTATGATTGGAGTATTCCATATGATATACAAAAAAAAATTATTAAAAATTATAAAATAGATAAAAAAGTATTTAATAATCCTATTATAATGAAAAAAATGAATGATTTAGAAATGCCATACTTAAATAGTAATTCTAATAAGGTAGCAAAATTATATCACAAATATATTTTATTATATCAATATAATACTTTTAAAAATATTAAAAAAGATTATTATTTTAAAAATTTAATTACAATTATGAGAAAATACAAAATCAAAAATTTTAATCAAAATAATATTAAAAAACTTAATAATTTGATTAATTAAATCATTTTTCTTAATTTATCATATAAATATTCTGATCTAAGTATATATATAATACTTAAATAAAAAGCAAATTTTTTATAATCCATTTTATTATTATTAATTTTATTTTTTTTTATATATTTTCAATTAAGTAATTCAATCTATTATTAGAAATAGTTTCATATTCAATTAATTCTTTTGCTAATAAGTGTAATAAATTTATATTTTCAGATAATATTTTTTTTGAATATAGATAGCAACTATTTACGAGTTTATTTACTTCACTATCAATAATATTTTTTGTATCTGCTGAAATAAATTCATTTTTATCTATATAAACATTACCTAAAACATCAGACATACCAAATTCTGTTATCATTTGTTTTGCAATTGAGGAAACTCTTTCTAGATCATTTGATGCACCTGTTGTTATTTCATCATTTCCATAAATTAATTCTTCTGCAATTCTCCCCCCTAGTGCTACCGAAATAGCAGATTTTAAATATTCTCTTGTGTATAATCCGGATTCTAATCTTTCTTCATCTGGTATAAAAAAGGTTAAACCACCAGCATTTCCACGTGGTTCAATTGTTATTTTACTAACTGTATCATAATTAGGTGTTAGAGCGCCTACTATTGCGTGTCCGGCTTCATGATATGCTATTAATTCTTTTTTTTTATCTGAAAATAATTTATTTTTTTTTGCAGGTCCTAAAGTAATTTTATCTAATGCCATTGATATTTCATTATCTGTTATTTCTGTGATATTATTTCTAACTGTTAATATAGCAGCCTCATTCATTAAATTAGATAAATCTGCACCAGAGAACCCTGGAGTCATTCTGGATATAGTATTTAAATCAATATCTTTATTAATTTTTTTATTTTTACTATAGTATTCTAATATTTCCTTTCGTCCTTCAACATTTGGTATATCTACTTTAATTCTTCTATCAAATCTTCCTGGTCTTAATAAAGCTTTATCTAAAATATCTCCTCTATTTGTTGCGGCCATTACTATTACACCACTATTTCCTTCAAAACCATCCATTTCTGTTAACAATTGATTTAGTGTTTGTTCTCTTTCATCATTGCCCATACCATTGTTTCCACCACGTTGTCTACCAATTGCATCAATTTCATCAATAAAAATTATACTAGGTGCATATTTTTTTGCTGCTTCAAACAAAGATCTAATTCTTGCAGCACCAGTTCCTACAAACATCTCTATAAATTCAGAACCAGATACAGAAAAAAAAGGTACTTTTGCTTCACCAGCAACTGCTCTTGCTAGTAAAGTCTTACCAGTACCTGGTGGTCCTTCTAATAACACACCTCTTGGTATTTGTGCACCTAAATTAGTAAATTTATCACTGTCGCTTAAAAATTCTACAATTTCTTCTAATTCTAATCTAACTTTATCAATACCTATTACATCGCTAAATGTGGTATTGCTATTTTTATTTTCTAAATCTATATTATTTTGTATATCCATTCTTTGTGACATACCATTATTTCTAATTATAAAAGATAAAGTAGATGTAATTAATAAACTAATTAATAAATAACTAATAATTGACTCTAAAATTACATTTTTATTTAAAGAATTTACGATTTCTACATCCACATTATTTTTGTTTAGTATTTTGAATAATTCAGAATCATTTGGAACAATATTAGAACTATATTTATTATTTTCTGAATCAATTCCATATATTTTTTTATTATCAACTACTATAGTTTTATCTATATTACCTTTATCTGTCATTGATAAAAAATCAGAATATCTTAATTCTTCAATATGATTTTCCTCTTTAATTTTTTTAACATTTTGAATTATATTTTGTGGAATACTATTGAAATCTAACATATTACAACATAATTTTAATTTTTTTCTATTACTAAAATATATACTATTTGTAAAACAATTTATACTATTTAATAAAAGTAATATTACAAATATTTTTTTGAACATTATTATATATTAATATATTAATACATTTATATTTTTAAATAAAATATGATTATTTATTTTAAGACTTAATAAAATTAATGTCATTGCAGAAAAAATATATATTTAGGCATAGAATAAGAAAAAAATATTTATTTGATAAATATTTTACAATAATTGAAGAATTTGTTTATAAATTATATTTATTTGAAAAAAAATGATTTTTTGTTATGTAAAATATATAATAACAATAATGCTAGATTCAGTGTTTCATAACTTTGACTTTAATTATTACAATCTTGATGCCTATATTATTTATATTGATAGTTTCCACAAGATATCTATTTATGAATAGTTATATTTCAAAATTATATTCTAATGGATTTATATTATTTTCTTTAGCTGTTCTCCACATTATTCCACATTGTCTCATTATTAATCCTCTACTCAAAAATGGATAAGTATTATGTAATAATGTATAATATTTTTTAACAAATATATTATATTTAGTTGGTTTTCTTTTTATTTTATTTTTATCATATGCTTTATTTAAAATTTTTAGCAGTTCATTTAGTTTATAATTTTTATTTTTATCAATTGCGATAATAAAATTATTTATTATATCTTTTAAATTTGACATTATTATTTTAATAATTAAAACTTTATCATTTTTTTAAATTATATTGTAATGATTAAAAGTTGCTTTCATAATTGTTTTCGCATTATCAACATTTATTGCATTTCCTAACTGTTTATAAGAGATTTTATCGTTATCAGATAATATAAAACTATCTGGAAATGATTGTAATCTTGCACATTCTCTTGGTGTTATATATCTTTTTTCTTTTCCATATATTGGTATCTGAGAAATAGCAACAAGTGTTGGAAAATAATCTGTTTTTTTTACACGTATTCCAGATTGTCTTATCTGAATAAAATAATTAAAAATAGAATCATTGGGTTTTATTGTTCCAACTTGCCACTCTAATTTGCCAAAAATTTCTCTTTTTTGTAAAATATCTTTATGTTTTTCATACCATATATCCCATTTATCTTTGTATTTATTAATTAAATTTTCGTTTTTACTAATATATTTTTGTTTCCATTTTGGATATTCATTAAATTTTGATTTTCTTTCATTAATATAATACTCATTTATTAATATAGTTGGTGATATTTTTTCTCCTATATCAAAAATTTTTATCATTTCATCCCAAGCATTTAATATGTCTAAGATATCCCCTTTAATATAATATTTATTATCTACTTTTTTATCTAGATAACTTTCAAAATCTATTTTTTTATTATTTATTGGTAAAATAATATCTTTATGATTATAAATATCTTTTCTAACACAAACAAAATATATTCTTTCTCTTTGTTGTGGTATTCCGTAAGTATGAGGTGATATATTAAATAACTGAAGTATATAATTATTTTCATATAGTTTTTCCTTGATATATTTAATTACTTCACCATCGCCTACTTTTAAAATATGTTTAACATTTTCTAAAAACATAAATTTAGGTTTTTTTATATTTGCTATTCTAATTATTTCATCAAATAATAGACCTCTTTTATCTGAAAAAGTTTTTTTTTTACCAGCATTTGAAAATGTTTGACAAGGAAATCCACCACAAATTATATCTAAATCAGGAATAACAAGTGGATCTATTAATTTAACATCTTTTTCAACATTTATATCATAATTTATTTTATAAATATATTGACAATTTTTATCTATATCTGAAGCTAATATACATTTACAATTTAGATCTTTTAGTGCTTGGTGAAATCCACCTATACCACTAAATAAATCTATATAATTCATTAATAAAATATTTTAATATATATTTATATATAATTTTTTATAAATATTATAGTCTATAATTATTTGTCGTATTATGATAAAATAAGACAAATAGTTTGAATTATAATTTTGAAAAGTATTATTATAATATATATAATAAAAAATAGGCAAGGTTATATTCCATAAAATATATTTATTTAATTTAAATTTAATACGCAAATCATATACTATTTTATAATATATTGCAAATATTAAATCATTTATGCCAAATTCTAGTTTTCTTACAAAAATAAAATATAAATAAAATGGTAATTGTAAAGTTAATGAATAAACAATATGATACATATTTGTATTAACTTTGCCTTTTCTTACTAATGTCATCATAAATGGCGCAGACTGAATACCATATAATGGCAAATAATTACAATCTGATGAATTTAAAATACAAAATATAGTAGCACCAAACTGTTTTTTCGTATAAGAATTCTTAATTTTCATTATAGATTCATTATCTAAATTATTGCTATAAGGCATATAATTTGTTGTTCTAATTTCATTATTTCCATATTTTTTTGTAATTAAATCTGCTAAATATAATGTTAAAATTATAATAAAATGTTTTATAATATAATAATCTAAATTTAGCAATGATAATATTGTAATAGATGTATGGCGAAATGTAAAAAGTATAGAATGTAATCTAAACTCTTTCCATATCATTGGTTTATCTAAATTTCTTTTTTCAGGTAATTTAAATTGTAAAGATAAAAGTGCTAATAATAAATTATTAAATACAAGATAGATAGTTAACTTATTTGTATTAAAAATAATTAAATTATAAATATTATAAATAAAATTTAAAATTGCAACTAATCCCGATATTGCGTGTAAATGTTTATAATCGTGTTTTGTTATTAAATAACTCATAATAATTTAATGTATTATAATCTTTAATTATTTTTTATTTTGTTAATAATATAATAACTAAAAATGGATAATTTACCTCTTAAATATTATAATAATCTTAAATTATTATCACAATATAATGATCAGTTAGAAAAGATCTCATATTCATTAAGAATTGAATCTGGAATTTATATATTTATTGCAAAAGAAATTTTAAATAAATATAATATTTCTTTTACAAGAATAAATTTTTTAATACTAATAATATCATCTATAATAACCTTCTTAGAATCTATAAAGTTGATTATTCAAAGAATGATTAATTCAAATAATTTAGACAATTATAATAATTATAATTTAACAAATACAAATCCAGATAAAAATAGTAATATTTATGTAATACCTACTTCTATTTATTATTATGAAAATATTAATAGTATAATTATAATCTCTTCTGGTGTTTTTATAACTCTTTTAACAAGTATTATAAAATTTTATGACTATCAAAATAAAATTGAAATAGCAAGTAACTCAATTGTTAAATTACATTCTTATAGTAATAAAAAAGTCTATATTGATGTAAATCGTATTTTAATAATGAACAAATGGAGAATAGGTTTAAAATATTTTGATATATCTAATGAAAATACAGATAATTTTAATTTTGTTAATCAAGAATTTAGTTCTTCTTTTCGTTCTTGGTTATTAGAAAATAAGGTAGAATATTTAGAATGTGATATAAAGAAATTAGATGATCTAATAAAAATGACTACTACTTATATTGAAAAAATAAGAGAGGAAACTATTGAGCTTAATAGATTTTTATCAAATGAAGAATACTATGAATACAAAAATCTTGGAAGAAAAGTTATAAATCAAGAAAACGAAAGAGAAAGAAATTTTGAATTTAATTCTGATATTAATATAAATTTAGATGATAATTTTGATGATATTATAAATAATAAATATAATGTTCGTAATTCTGCTTCTTTATGTTTTAGATTATAATAGTATAATAGAAATTAATAATTATGGAAAGATGTGACGATTTTTATTGTAAAAAAAAAAATAACACACAACAACCTTCATCACCACAAAAATTTAATGCAGATCAAAAAAATCAATCTACTATTCCACTACAATATGCTCAACCATCACAACAATATGTTCAACCATCACAACAATATGCTCAAACATCACAACAATATACACCATCATCACAACAATATGCACCACCACCACAACAATATGTTCCACCACCACAACAATATGTTCCACCACCACAACAATATGCTCAACCACCACAACAATATGCTGAACAATCACAACAATATCCTAATCCCCGACAGCATTATAGTGAAACTCCACAACTTATAAGACAACCATCATATCAATATACTGAAACATCACGAGAATATACTCCAGGAATACAACAGTATATTCAAGAATCTAAAGTTAGTTATGAAGAACCTCAAATTAGGCCAGCACCTCCAACAAGTGCAATGTCAAGATCTTCAATAGATGCAATATCAAGATCTTCAAGACCTTCAATTAGTCCATTATCCTGTCGATCTTCAAATCCACTAGAATATGATATTCAAAAAGAAAGAAGAATGGAAGAATATTATATGGATTTAATTAGTAAAAAAGAAAAAGAAAAAAATGAATTAATGAGTAAATATGAAGAAGAAAAAAAAATTATGAAGATTAATTTTGAAAAAGAAAAAGACGAAATGATACTTAATTTTGAAACACAAATTGAAGAATTACAAACTTTATTTAAATCTAAAAATATCAATTGTATTTAAATAATTAATTATATAATATATCATAATGAACAATCAAGAATTACCAAGATTAAATACATTAAACAAAAAATATACACTTGAATCTGATAAAAAAGAAAATAAAATTTTAAATGTCTTAAATGAATTAAACAAAAAAATAGATATTTTAACTGTTAAAATTGATATATTAATGAAACATAATAATATTAATAATGAAATTTATTTAGATTCTTTAATTGAAACAAAATTAAAAAATAAGGATACTTATTCAAGAATATCAAGACCTCCAACAAGAAGAGACTTAAATGAGTAATTTTTATGTTAAATATTATATTAATATTTAATAAATTTTTATGAAATTTATAACAAGTGTGGTTAATAATACAAAGTTTATTGAATTACAATATTATAGTTTGAAAAAATTTTATATTGGAGATTTTGAATATATTGTATTTAATGATGCTAAAAATTTTGAAGATTCAACAAATAATAATGATACAAATTTAAAAAATAAAATTACTGAAAAATGCAATGAATTAAATATAAAATGTATTATAAATGAAAATGATAATCATATTAATATAAATAGTTCTTCTTTTCGACATTCTACTGTTTTAGAAAAAATGTTAGAATATCAAAAAAATAATTTAGATGAATATATTTATTTAGATAGTGACATATTTTTAATAGATTATTTTGATGCACATAAATTTAGAGAATTTAAATGTGCTATTGTTTTACAATGCAGAGAATATTATAATAGTAAATATCACGAAATATTAGATATAAACTATATATGGCCTGGATTATGTTATTTTAACAAAAATACTAATTTAAGTTTATTAAATTGGGGGTTGGCAGAAAAATGTGATACAGGTGGTATGTCAAATACTTTTTTAATTGATCAAAATAATGATGAAAATTATTTTCCAAAAATAAATCAAATACGGTATAGATATGATACAGTAATAAATGATAATATATATTATATAAAACATTTATGGGCTCATTCCTGGAATAAAAATAATATTCCTAATAATCTTAAAAATAATAGTATAATATTAGATTTATTAGAAGGTGATAACAGAAATAATCAAAATTATGCTTGTGAATTATATAATAATAATTTATTACATTATAGAGCAGGTTCTGGATGGAATGAAAAAAATTTAGATAATATAGAAAGATTTTGTAAATTATTAAAAGACTATATTTCAAAATAGTACATTTCTTTATTTTTTTTAAATTTTTTAAAAGCTTTTTAAAATTTATATTTTTTTTAAGAAATGTACTATTTTGAAATAAAACTTATAAATAGTACTTTTTTTCGATATTTTTTTTTGATAAGACTTGATTTTTTTTACATATTTGTTATATTTTTTAGGGTAAAATTTTTTTAAACATTTTAAATAATCAATATAAAAGTTGATATATGTTTTATTATCAATTAATAAAACCAATTTACTAATTAAATTTTTCTTTTTATGTTTTTTATTAAATTTAATCATAAATTTACTATATTTTTTATATCTATTTATACAATATTTACAATTACTTTTAATCATTATATTTTTAATAATTAACATTTATTTTACTAATTATAATCATTATTTTATTTATACATTATTACTATATAATCCTTTCCAATTAGGAACATTTATATTATCATTAACAGCTGTATGTGATGGAAAACAATTACATTTGATATAACAAAACTTACTTCTAAATTTTTTTGTAGTAATATTATTATTATTATTATTATTATTAATATTAGTAATATTGTTTGGTTTTAATTTTAAATTAATATTGTTGGTGCTAATTATTGATTCGAAAGAATATAAACTAAATAAGTTTAAAATAAGATAAACTAAGTAATAGTTATTAATCATATATATCATTATATTTTAATTTGTGCTTATATAATTCATTTGCTAAAATTTCATTCTCATTTTTTAATTTAGAGTAAATAGATCTATGTTCATTTCTCTCTAATTCTAATTTTTCCTTTAAATTTTTTATTTGATTTTGCATTACTAATATAATATGTTCGTCGTTATCCATTTATTATAAATAAACAAAAAAATTATTTATTTTTCAGTTTTTCATTTTCTTCTATTAAAAACTCATTTTCTTTTTTCAATTTAGAATAAATTGACCTATGTTCTTCTCTTTCCTCTTGTAATTTTTCCTTCAAATATTCAATTTGTTCTTTGAGCAGATTAATAGTATTATCAATTGATTGAGAAGTTGTAAGACTATCCATTTTATTATATAATAATATATTTTATTAGTTAAATCATTTTTTTTATTTTAAATCTAATTAAAAATTATATATAAACAAAGTAAATAGAAAAAAAAATATGTATGAATCACATAAAAAAAAATGAATGATTTGTGTTAGTATAGTAAACACTAAAATGAGTACTTGTACTGTTTATGGTTCTGAAATATGTTCATCAATTATCACTAAATGTCCTTACTGTAATTTTGAAGCGTGTATTACTTGCAATAAACAATACATTGTCAATACTTTAAAGACTGATAAAGAATGTATGAACTGTCATAAAAAACTAAGTAGAAAAGTACTAGTAAATATGTTCGGCAATAATTATGTGAATAATTTATTGAAGGATCATATTAAAGAATTACTTTTCAAGGAAGAAATGATTTTAATTCCAAAATCACTACCAGTACTTGAAAATAATAGAAAAATAAAAAAATATCAGGAATTACTTGTTAAATTGCGTGAAGAATATAAAGAAAAACTTGGTAAAGAGTTTTATCCAGATACAATTGAAAGTGAAATAGCTTTATATTATATTCATGCTCACCAATCATTCATTTATAAACTAGGAAATAAAAAAAACAAAGTTGAAACCAAAAAGTACAAATATCCTTGTGCAAACAACGATTGCAATGGTTTTGTAAATGAATCTTGGGTTTGTGATTTATGCGATAAAAAAACTTGCAAAACTTGTTTGGTTATTATGAAAGATGATCATGAATGCTTAGAAGAAAATATAGAGACCGCTAATATTATTCGCAAAAGTACTAAACCTTGTCCAAAATGTAATATATCTATTATGAAAACAGATGGTTGTGATCAAATGTGGTGTGTTAGTTGTCATACTACTTTTGATTGGAAAACACTTGCTATAAAAAAATCAGGTGTTATTCACAATCCTGAATATTTTAGATATCTGAGAGAAAATGGTATTGCTATTCAAAGAAATCCGAATGAGTGTATTAATGAATATGAAAATGCTTTCAATATACTATCTAATTTTAATTGGATGTATAAGAAAGAAATAAATGAAAAAAATAGATTATTCAAAAATTATACTCAAGAAAAATTAATCAAATACTATACTGATTATCATATAAAAAAAAATCAAGATATAGAAAAAGACAAATTGCAAAAGTTAGCAGAAGATTATGCTGATAGAAAAATGAAAGAATATAGAGATTATTATTCTATCATAAATATTATTACCGAGGAAGTTATTACTGATTTGTTTAAATTTTATAGATCAATTAATCATATTGAGGATGTAGTTATTAATGCTATAACTAGAAAAATGGAAAACTATGAGAATTGGAAAGATCAAGAAAGAATTAAGTATTTAGAAAAAACAATTACTGAAAAACAATACAAAACAAATTTAGCTAGAAAATATAAAGAAAAGGAATTTTTAGAAGAATTATTGGGAATACAAAATACAATTATAGAAGTTTCGAAAGATTGCTTTATTTCGCTAACAAATCAAATAAATAATGAACGCGAAACTAAAATAAAAGAGAAAGGAGTAATAGACATAAATTCAAAATTATCAGTATTAAAAAATTTAATAACTGATATCAAAAAAGATATAAAAGAACTTGAAGATATTTACAAACTCAAAAGTACAATCAAGATTCCAGATATATTAATTACAAGTTAAAAGTCTTCATCTGAATCAGTTGGCAATCCTTTATCTCTTCTTTCTTTTCTTTTTTTCTCTAGTTTCTTTTTTTCTCTTGCTGTTAAAACTTTTTCCTTTTTTACTTTTATTTCATTGCCTAAAGAATCTAATACTACATCAGATATTGCTTGATTATTTAAGTTAATTTTTTCATCACTTTTTTCTTCACCTTCTTTTGTTAAATATCCATTTTCTACTACCCATTTTTCAGTACATATATTATCTGTAAAATCTTTATTGTGAGAAATTAATACAACACCTCCTTCAAATTTCTTAATGGCGCTTGCCAACGCTCCTAAAGAATCTCTGTCTAAATAATTTGTAGGTTCGTCCATAACTAAAATATGTGGATTATTCCACATACAAGCTGCTAATACAACTTTGACTTTTTGCCCCCCCGATAAACCACGTATTCTAGAATGAGTAGCAAATTCAGAATCTATACCCATTTCATTTAATTGTTTTTCAATTGATTTTGTTGTTAATGATTTTGTTGCTAATCCAGAACGTAATGCTTCTTGTTGATCTAATCTTTGTACTAATTTGGAATATCCATTTTCTTCTAATTTTTCTCTAGATAACCACGTATTTTTATCAGTATCTTTATTCAACCATTTAACTTCATATTCATATGATCTTTTAGTTTTTCTTCTTGAACATAAATATTCTATAACCCCTTTGTCAATAGTTCCATCATCATTTTTAAAAATTTTTTCTTTAGTTAAATCTTCTTTATTATTATCCTCTTCAATTTTTTCTCTATCTTCTCCAGAAGAATATCTCCATTGAATATATTCATTTGGTGTTTTATCTAAATGTTTTTCTAAGTGATGAAAAGCGTGTTGTGCAATATAAGCGATTCTCATATTTTGATGTCGCCATACATTTCCTATAGATGGTTTAATTTCTCCGCAAAACATTTTGATAATAGTAGATTTCCCTGCTCCATTTGGTCCTATTACAGCAACGCGAGAATTTAATGATGCCTGTAATGTAATATTAAAAACAGTTGGTTCATTTTTAGTAGGATATTTATATGTACATTTTTCCATTTTAATAATAGCTTTACCTTTTGATTTAATACCATCTAGTAAACCTGGTGTAGGAAATATAAATGATAAATTATCATCTGATAATTCATAATATGTTTTTGCTTTTGGTACCCTTTTTACAAAAGATGCTAAATTACCTTTGTAATTTTTTAATTTTCTATTATCTTCATAATGTATTATATGTGTAGTAACACGATCTAAAAATCCTGTATCATGAGAAATAATTAAAGATGTTTTTCTATCTTGTGATATAAGAAATTTTTCTAACCATTCTACATTTTTTACATCTAAATGATTAGTTGGTTCATCTAATAATAAAATATCAGGATCTTGTAATATTGCAGAGCATAAAGCTATTTTCATTTTCCAACCTCCAGATAAATTTGAAATAGTTGAATTAATATAAGCAATTGATTTTATATCTTCTGAAAAACCAAAATCCAATAATTTACAGTGTATTGTTTCATTTTGAATATCTTTATTTGCTAATTTTACAAAATCAATTAAATTATAATCTGAATAACTTCCTTGAATATCGTGTTCGACATAAACAGTTTTTAAAACATCCGGTGGTGGAAAATTATCTACTTGTCCATTTGCAATTGCTTTTAATAAAGTTGATTTACCACAACCATTATAACCACAAATACCATATCTTTTTCCTCTTTTTAAATGTAATCTAGTATTATTTAATAATATTTTTGCACCATAGCCTAAAGAAAATTCACAATTACATAGATCTTCACCTTCATCATTTTCATCTTCTTGACTATCTTTTGGAATACAAGTTTTGTAGCATTCATTATAAATATTAGTTAGTAAATTATTATCAGGAGCGAGATAATGGGAAATGACAATATCCCATTCATTTTTATCAAATAACATAGAATTAATCATTGAAGATAATATAGATGATAAATAATCAATATTTAATCTATATAAGTTGTCCTCATTATTTTGATGAGTATATTTCATAATTATACTTTTAGTTTCTTCTTTGGATAGTTTTTTTGTATCTTCAAAACTTTTAACACTGTCTTCAATATTATCCAAAGTTTTTAGACATTTTTTTGCCATTAAACGTGCTTCTGGATCAGACATTTCTTCTGATAATCTAATAATTTTTGGTTTCAGTTCTGGTAAAAAGGTTGCCGCATCGTGGGGATAATCAATCAATTTACACATATTATCTGCAATAACACAAACACGTCTTTTACTTTCTATTTTTTTTTCTTGACATCCTCTTAATAATATAGGTACAATAATAGAAAGTGTAGAATTATCAACTGATTGAACAAAAACTGTTGATGATAATTTGTGAAGTGTTTCTGGTACTTTTTCTGGATTTTCAATAGTATCTAAAATAACAGGAATAAGATGTTTAATATCATTATTTTGGCAAGTATTCATAGATTTTAATAATGTCTTTTTAGAAATCTCTTTAACTTCTTTTTTAGTATCCCATATTGTATTTGATACAATAGGCATAACATTTGATAAAGTTTTTGAAAATGGTATAACAGATTTATCGGAAAATTGGCCAAGTAATTCTAATGCTAACATTTTTGTTTGCCAATTATTTGAGGAAATACCATCAAATAAATATTTTTGTATTTTATCAGTTGCATATATACTTACAATATTTATAATTTCTTTAGCAGTTATATGCAATTGTATTTGTAAATTTGTATATTTTTTATCACTCATATAATTTAATATACTTGGTATAAAATCTATTAAATAAGATTCATATTTTGGGTATTTTTTAGATAATTTTTCAATTATTAATAGTGTAACTTCTGCGGTATCTAAATTATTTAATAATAAATTTAATATATTTGTTTTAATAAAATTATTATCTATAATTATACTTTCGATATAATCATCAATTAATGTTTTATTATTTTTTAGTTTGTCATAATCAACTGGATTGAAACAATCTGCATTACAAAAAGATAAATTACTAGGCAAAATTTCGGTCATTTCTATATAATAGATAATATTACTTTTATATCATTTTAGTATAGAAAATGATAAATATTTTAATAATATATTTATTAATTTTGTTATTATTTAAATTAATTGATAATAATTATCTTAGATTTTTATTACTAGTATTTATATCAATCTATTGCATATGGTTTTTTAAACTTAAAAAAAAAAAACTAATATTAATAATATTATTGACATTATCGGCCGTTATAACAGAAATAATATTTATTAAGTATTTTAAAAATACTTGGAAATATTATAATAATGATATAGTTAATGTACCATACTGGTTATTTCCTTTATGGTTTATTTGCATAGTATTTATTTTAGAAATTTATAAAATTTTTATTAAGTTAAATTAATATGGAATATACAATTTATGAAAATATCATAATTTTATATGAAAAAATAAATATTAAACTAAAAAATTACTACTTTAATTTGAGATATTATGGACATTTCTAATATGTTGCATAAATGCTACTGGGTCATACCAATATGTTCCTTCCATTGCATTTATATCATTTATATCAAAATTTTCATCTCCTTTGATATAATCAATACCAAATATACTTAATTGTGGTATATTAGTTGCGCCGAAACGTTTTCCTGTTTCTCTAGTAATAAGATTAATTTGTCTTTTTTGTAAGTTGCAATGTGTGCATAAACATTGAAAATCTTCTTTAGTTTGAGTTTCTCTATTTAGTACTCTCGTATCATTATACAGATCATTTTTATGGTCAGTTACAAGAGCAGAATTACTACCACAAACAACACAACCCATAGATTTGTGGTATTTTTCTATATCATCGCGAATTGGGCGAGAATGTCCGTGTAAATAATTATCACTATAACCTATTGTTCTAATTGCTTCAGTTATTCTAGACTTGCCTTCTTTTTTTTCCCAATTAAATCTTTTATCGCCGAAAAATATTCCATGACGTTGAGCTCCATTTCTACCAAGTTTTAATTCTGTTGATTCAAGATCATCTCTAGATACCCAATCAGATATTCCCTGATCATTAGGTTTGAATATTTTGTCAACAAGCAACTGATTTTGACTAAGCTTCGCCATTTTATTGTAAATATATGTAGTGTATTTAAGTATCATTTTTTTTTGTTTTTAAGTGAATTATTTATTTTTTTTATATTATAGAGAATGGGTATTAAAATACCACCTGCATATAAAAATGTATATATATATCCTGAAAATAAAAATAATAAAATATTAGCATATGGATATGATGATAAAAATAGAAAACAAGTTATATATAATCCAGAATACGTAAAGACACAAAATGAAAAAAAATATAAAAAAATTATTAAATTAAATAAAATATTTAAAATAATATTAGATGATATTAATAGTATAATAGATACAAATGATAAAAGTGATTTAAAAAATTATGAAATATCAATTATAATTTATTTGATTATTAATTGTGGATTTAGAATTGGAAATGAAAAATATAAATGTGAAAATAATTCATTTGGTATTACAACTCTTGAATATAATCATTTAATATTTAATAAAAATAAATTAACAATTGATTTTATTGGGAAAAAAGGTGTGAGAAATGTGTCGGAATGTTTAAATGATAAGATTATTAACTATTTAAAATCAAAAAAGAAAAATAAAGATTTAAATGAAAAAGTTTTTAAATATACTTCTTTAGATGTTAACAATTATTTAAAAGAATATAATCCTAAAATTACTTCCAAAGATTTAAGAACTTGGAATGCAAATAATATGTTATTACAATTTATTAAATTGCCTGAAATTAAAAAATCTAAAAATCCAGTTAAAAAAGCAATTGAAAAAGTATCTGAAAAATTACATAATTCTTATCATATATGTTTGAAAAGTTATATCAATCCTATTTTAGTACAAAAATTAAAAGAAAAACATCTAAATAAGTCTTCTTAATCTATTATTAAATACTTTTGTTCTTTCTTCTAATTCTTGTATAGAATCGTTTGTACTAAAAGTAAAAGGTGGTAATTCTAATAATTTATAACTATATGGCATATTACCTTCACTAGAATCATTCGAATTCCAATAAGGATAAGTGTTAACTTTTAATAAAGAGGCATTATCTATCCCTTTTTGAATCAATAAAACAGTTTCATCAGATGTATCTTCAAATAACATATCATCTCTAGAAATTATTGGTCCAACGTGTAAAACTTTGGGCAATCCACTTAAATAAACCATATAATTACCACTTATTACACTAAAATGTATTGACCCAATATTTATTTGCGCAAGAAGGTTGTAAGTAGTATAATGACGGTCACTGTAAGGCGAAGGTTTATAATTCGCTTTTAAGAAATATTTTTTTGTTGTATCTATATTTAATTCTAATGTAGGTTGTTTTGTAAAAAATTTTATTTTTTTAAATACTTCTGCTTTTTGCGTGCGCGTTAAAGGAATTTTACCAATTGCTAAATTTAGTGGTGTTTCGCCTTTATTATTACAATCTAATATATAATTATAAAATGGTATTGTATCATAACAATTTGTTATTATTTTTCCATCTGGTAATGTTGTTTTAATTTTTGATAAATATTTTATTTTCTTAAAATGCAAATCTCCAAAAGTTTCTTGTGTTATTGGGTCATTATCATTTAAGTCACACCCTATATACTTTTGTCTTGGTGATTTTCCAGAAGGACTTAATGGTTTGGCATATTTTGTAAATTTAGGATTATTTGCTTCAAGTGCAAGTTTAAGTTTTAAATCTGATTTTGATAGTTTTGTTTTACTACCACCTATGGGTCTAGTTTGCCCTCTATAAATAGCTTCCATCCTTTCTCTCTCTTGCGCGCGTCTTCTTTCTCTTTCAGTTTGTCTTTCGCTATTTCTAGTATTTGTGGGTTCAGAATTTGCAGTTGCTTCGTTCTCTCTTGCTCTTTCTCGTAACAACTGTACATTTTCTTGCCATCTGTCTCTTTCTCTTTCCCACCTCTCTTTTTGCCGCCGCTCTATCACTCTATTTATGCCATTGATTTCATTATGTGTATGACCACTCGCACTTCTTCTTTCTCTCTCTCTTTCAATTTCTTTTTGTTTGTATGTTCTACTATATGGTTCCTTTTCAAATTTTGATAATAATACTTTATTTTTTTCTGATTTAAATTTTGTTAGTGATTTAGCTGAAACTTTTAAAGGTGAATAACTTAATCGTAATGAATTTTTATCATTTATTACACTTTTAGCTCTTGATAATTTTACTGAAAAATAAGGAGATAATTTTTTATCTAAATATTTGTCATTATATTTTTTTAACTCTTTATCATATTTTTTTAATTCTTTTTGAAATTCTTTTTCTTTTTTTTGATGTTCTTTTAATTCTTGTTCTTTAGCTGAATTTTTTCCCTTGATATGTAATGTCATTTTATATCTTTGTAAATCTTGACTAATAACAGGCGCTCTAGGCATTTTAGGTGGTTCGGGTAAATTATTATAAGGATCTATAACAGGTTCATATAATACATTGTTATTTTCTTGTGATTCTTTATGAATAGTTTGAATGTCAAAAATTGAAGATACAAAGAACATTTTGACATTTTTAATTTCAGCTTCGCCTATACTTTTGCTAATATCTAAGTATAAAACTTTTTCATCTGAAATTGGATGATAAAATCTTCTATTAATATGATATCTTTGTTCTTCAAATATTATATCTTTAACTTCAGTCCATAATATTTTTAAAAATGTTTTAATGTTTATTTTTTCAGTATTATCACTATTATATATTGAACCTAATATTAAATTTATTATGGTTTTTAGTCTATATTTATTATAATTTATACTATTATCTATATATTCTATTTTCTTTTTATTATCTAATCCTGTTTTTGTATTACCATACAAAAAATAATCGTGAAATATTGTTGCATTTAATTTTTGTATAGGCATTAAATAATAAATAATCTCATATATATATTCTGTAAACAATTTTAAAAGAGGTGAAACTTGATATGGCCATTCATCTTGTGAAACAGTCGTTCTTTTAACTTGAAAGTTTATACCTTTATTTTCTTCACTTGTAAATGTTAACATACTATTAATAATTTCATAACAATCCATATCTTGTGCTTTAACTAATTTAATTTGATTTTGAATAGTTTCATATAAAAATGCCTGATTATCTATATATGTTTCTTTTATATCATAATCTTTAAAATGTTTTTTATTTTTTTTCAAATAAAAATGCATAAATAAATGGTCATAAACTGTATAACCTTTTTTATCTAATATCGTTTCCTTACCATATATAAATGCTTTTTCTTTTACTAAAAAATCTATCCATTTATCTTCTATTAAATCATCACTATAAAGATCTTTTAAATTTTCAATATAATCTATTTCTTTAGAAGTATAAATATGATTTGTTGGAAGTTGTTTTCTTATACCTTCAAATATTTCCGGATTCATAATATCAGTTGGTGTTAAACCTTTTGTTAAGTGTGTTATAAATTTTTCATATAATTGAGCATATTTGCTTTTTGGAACTATAGAAGTTTTAACTTCAATACCATTATAAGGGTCAATAGAAGGGTTTTCTTTCCATTTTGTTATTGCTTCTTCAATATTTTGAATTTGAGAACTAGCCGCGCGCGGAGAATTAGATCGCATCATTATCGATTTTGATATTTTAGTAAAGGTTGTTGAAGGTATATTATCAAATAATTTAAGTTCTTCGGTATCTGTAAACTTATCTTTATTGTTTAAAAACCATTGTAATATTAGATTATAAACTCCATATTCACTTGTAGTATTGATTTGTATTTTTGATGTATTTACTAAATTAGAAACTTTATTATTATGTGGACCGGCATATTCAACTGCCGTACCTTTTAACCATTTAGTTATTTCAGGTCTATTTTTATCATAAAGTTTATCTAAGTCCTTAAATAAGTCTTTTTGTTTTTTTAAATCTGTTTTACTCATTAATCTATTTATTTAATATATAAAAATATAGTATTATATTATAATATAAATGTTCTGGGATCAATTATACTATACCAGTTTAAACTTGTCATCAATTTATTTATATGATTATACATTATGTCAAATTTTTACAAAAAAAGCAAGATGGTATCAATTGCATTTTGTTATAAATACAATTACAGTTATAAATATATTACCCTATGTTATCGATATTATTAATGATCCAAATAATTATTATGAAAAAATTGATTCAACAAATTTAACCACGTATTTAAGTAATTATCATTTATGTTTACATTTTTATCATATTATTATGTTTGATAATTTAAATTTCTGGGATTATTTCCATCATATTATATTCGCATTTTTTGGTATTATACCAAGTATGATATTTGTTAAATCAAATCAATTATATTTTCAAAAAATCAGTTGTGCTGGTTTACCTGGTATGATAGAATATGGATCATTGGTTTTATTTAAGCACGATAAAATGTCAAAATATAGACAAAAGAGATTAAATACAATTTTGTATATTTTTTTTAGATTACCTTTATGTATATTTGGTGCAACATATAATTTGTTAGCTTATAAAAATAATTTAATTGAAGATCCATTATGGATAACTTTATATGTTAATTTGATGTTATATTTTAATGGAACTTTATTTACATATTTAACTGGTCATAGTTTTTATAAATTAAAATATAGTAATAAACTTGAATAAATATTTTAATCCACTTTTTCCATTTCGCTAGTTTCTTCACTAATATCTGTATTTTGTATTACAACTTCTTCATCTTCTTTTGTTTCATTCTCGTCAATCGATAATCCTAGTTTTATCATATTATACATTCTATCAGAAAATGCTTTTGGATTTTCAATATTAAAACCAGAAGCAAGAGATGAAGTATCATACATAAGATTTACTAAATTCTTAAATGTAGAATCATTTTTATCAGCATTAAATTTATTAATTAATTCTTTTACAATAATATGTTCAATATTTAATTCTAAAGTTTTTCTAGACATCATATAAGCATTCATTGATTGGTTGCCTCCAAGCGCTTGTGCTTTCATAATTCTTTCCATATTAGCAGACCATCCATATTCAGATGTTACAAGACAACAAGGAGAAGAAACTAATCTATTTGATACAATTGCTTTTTCGATTTTATTATTTAAAATTTCTTTAATAGTTTTACAAAATTCATCATATTCTTTATAATCTTCTTTATTTTCTTCAATATTTAGATTAGATTTACTAATATTAACGAAACTTTTACCATCAAAATCTCTAAGTTGTTGCATCATATATTCATCAATAGCATCTGTCATATAAATAACTTCATAACCTTTTTTATTTAATTTTTCTAAAAATGGTGCTTTTTCAACATATTCTTTGGATTCTCCAGTAATAAAATAAATAGCTTTTTGATCATCTTTCATATTTGAAACATATGATTCAAATGAAATTAGCTCATCATTAGATTTCGAAGTTTTGAATCTTAGTAATTTTGCTATTTTTTCTCTATTGGATTCATCTTCGTGAATACCTAATTTTATATTTTTAGAATATTGTTCGTAAAATTGTTTGTATTTTTCTTTATCATCAGATAAATTATTAAGTAAATCAAGAATTTTCTTAACAACATTCTTTTTAATCACTTTTAGTATTTTATTTTGTTGTAAAATTTCTCTTGAAATATTTAGAGGTAGATCTTCAGAATCTACAATTCCTTTAACAAAACTTAACCATTCTGGACATAATTCAGAACAATCATCAGTAATAAAAACACGTCTGACATATAGTTTAATATTATTTTGTTTTTTATTTTTCATAAAAAGATCACTTGGTGCTCTTTTAGGAATAAATAATAGAGACTTAAATTCAATTTGACCTTCAACTGAAAAGTGTTTATAGGCTAATTCTGATTCCCAGTCATTGGTAATACTTTTATAAAATGCTGAATATTCTTCTGGTGTAATATCACTGTTATTTCTAGTCCAAATTGGTTTTTGTACATTACAAGATTCCCATTCTTTTTCAATACGTGTTATTTTCTTTTTAGGTTTAACTTTTTCTTTATTGTCTTCTTCTTCATCTACATCTTCGATTGTAGGTTCATCAGAAGTTTTTGTTGCTTCAGTTGTTTCTTTTGTTTCAGTTGTTTCTGTTGTTTCAGTTGTTTCAGAAGTTTCAGTTGTTTCAGTTGTTTCTGTTGTTTCAGTTGTTTCAGTTGTTTCAGCTGTTTCAGTTCCTTCAGTTGTTTCTTTTGTTTCAACTACTTCATCATCATCTACTTCTTCTTCAATTGTTTTTTCAACTAAAATTGAAATTGGGTAATTAATAAAAGCACTATGTTTTTTAATTAAATCCTTGATTTTATTAACTTCTAAATATTCTTTGTGATCTTCTTTAAGATATAGATCAATGCGTGTGCCGCGTTTTAGACTATAATCTGACTTATCTTTTTCAATAGTAAATGTACCACCTGCTGAAGAGTTCCAAATAAATTGTTCATCTTCGTTATTTTTAGATGTTACAATAACTTTTTCTGCAACTAAATAAGATGAATAAAAACCTACGCCAAATTGTCCAATCATACTAATATCAGCACCAGCCGAAAGCGCTTCCATAAAATTTTTGGTTCCAGATTGTGCAATAGTTCCTAGATTATTTACTAAATCAGATTTTGTCATACCGATACCACTATCGATAATAGATAGTCTGTTATTTTCTTTGTCGCATTCAATATGAATAAATAATTCCTCTTGATCCTTTAATTGTGATTTATCTTGTAGTGATTTAAATCTTATTTTATCTAATGCATCTGATGCATTAGAAATTAGTTCTCTTAAAAAGATTTCTTTATTAGAATAAAAAGTATTAATAATTAATGATAATAACTGATTAATTTCTGCTTGGAATGCAAAAGTTTCTATATCGCTGCTCATTTTTAGTTGAATATAATATTTATTTTTTATATATTTTTAAAAAATGATTTAAATAATTTATATTATTATAATTAAATAGATATTAGATTATTATGGAAATAGATACTATTATTTCAAATATTAAAGAAATGCTTGTAGAAAGAGGTGATAATATTGATGAATTTGAAGAACATGAAAGAGATATTGAAAGAGAAGATTTTTACAATGATAGTAGAATTTTAGAGTTCCATACATCAAATACAACAATTATATTTTGTATGACAAAAAAACTTAGAAAAAATATTTTAGACGAATTAAAATCATATAGTGATAATATTACTAAATTTATTACTAAATACAACAATAAAAAAAATATTGTATTAATATTTAATAATGATGTTATATCAGCACCAATTTTACAACAATTAAATAAGTATGATAAAATGCTTCAAAAAAATGAAGGTATGTTGCAATATTTTTATGCGAAACAACTATTATTTAATCCAACTAAGCACGAATATGTTCCAAAACATATGAAACTAACAGATCAAGAAGAAATTAATAAATTATTAGAAACATATATGATTAAATCAAAATTACATTTACCTTTAATTAATCATAATGATATAATTGCTAAATGGTTAGGATTAAAACAAGGGGATATTGTTAAAATCATTAGAAATAATAAAAATAGTGGAATTTATTACTATTATAGATGTTGTATATAAAATAATATAAATATATTTATAAATAGTAATAGGCATATAAAATTATGACAGATTCTATAATACATAATTCATTTACATTTAAAATTGAATATGAAAATTCTAGTTCAGAATCTTTAATTATTACTGATTCGGATACAACAGGTGTAAGTAATTTTAATGACAATATACCATATTATATTAATAGATTTAATGAAGATGCAAGAGAAATTGCAAGAAGTAATGAAAGATTTATAAAATTATATCATAGTCCAGATCCAACTAATGATGAATATACAGATAATTATATACAATATGATCCAATTCCTCCTGCATCTAATTGTGATAGTACTTATTGTGCTGATCTAAATAAAATAAAAGAAAATAGTTTATTTAATAGCATAACAACTCTTGATGCTAGTCTAGATAATTCTATTGATAATTCTAAGTATGTTTTCCGAGACAAAATGTATTGTGCCACAGAATGTACTAATTCTAATGAAAAATCTGCATTTGAATCTAGTGATATTAAATATATAGCAGATGAAATTATGGATGACACTTATACGAAAATTATATTTAAGCATGATGATAGTCATCAAGAACCTAGTTCTAATGAAAATGGATGGAAAGGTACAATTTACACATTAAATATTGAAAGGAATACACCATCAGATGATAGTGAATTATTAGATTGTTCTGTATTGATTGTGGGTGGTGGAGGCGGTGGAGGTGGTAATTGTGGTGGAGGAGGTGGGGGTGGTAGTGTAGTTTATATAGATAATATTGAATTGTATTCAAATACATCTTATAAAATTAAGGTAGGTAAAGGTGGAATTGGTGCATACTATAATGAAGCTAAATCTGGTTATATGATAAATGGAGAAACAGGATATTATTCAAGTATTGGAAATTCTATTGTAGCTTTAGGTGGTGGAGGAGGTGGATGTAATTTAGAAACTAATAAAAGATTAAAAAACTTTGAAGATATAATTGATGCTAAATATACTGAAAACAAATTTAAATATCAATATAGTGGTGAATACTATGATTTGAAATTTGAAGGGATGGATGACAATCGTGACAATGATGGAAAATATGGAAAAGGAATAGATGGTGGAAGTGGTGGCGGATCTTGTGCTTGGTGGTGCGATGTTTCTGATCCTACAAAAACTAATAAAGGTAAAGGTAAAGGAAAATCTTATGATAATTCTGCATTTAAAGATTATTCAAGATACCATTCTGAACAGAATGATGGAGAAGTTAGTTATATAGATCATACTATTAGCGGCGATGATGTCTATCATCCATCGGGTGAAACAAAACTTATAGGAGTTGGTGGTGGTGGTGGTGGTGCAGGAGCATCTGGTGGTACAGGAGAAAAAGGTAATGGTGGAGATGGTAAATCTATAGAAGAAATAAAAGGAATATATTGTGACATTTTTAATTTAGATAATAATGAGGGTAATAGATGTTTTACTCAAGTATCTCAAGAAGATAATAAAATTTATAATAAAAAATTAATAAGAGAGAGACATACACAACCTTCAAGTTCAATTAATGTACTTTTAGGCGCTGGAGGAGGTGGTGGTTCTTTAGATAAACATCCTGGTAAAGGTGGCAATGGTGGAGGTGGTAGTGGTGGCGTTTATTATAGAGAAATAATAGATTCGCATAGTACTACATTAACTGGATATGATATATCAAAAATTATAGGTATAACAAATAGTAGCATAAGTAGTACAACAGATAATACTAAATCTATTAATAAGAATGATATATTCATAGATACAGTTAATAACAAATTAGAGTTTATAAAATATAATAGAGATACTAGTAGATATTGTCCCAAAGATATTTTAAAACTTTCTGAAGCAAATGCTAGTGTTGATGGTCAGTCAGAATATATAAATGTTCAAGAAATATTATCTAAATTATCATCTGAATTAGAAACTTCTTCTGATGCAAATGTTATTAATATATATCTAACTTCTGCTGTAATATCAGCTATTTCAGATTCAGAAAATGAAAGAACATTCCTTTATAATTATATTATTCAAATAAATGGTAATAAATTTTATTGCAAAAGACAACAACCCGATGGTTTGCCTGGTACAGATAATACAGGTTCTGGTGGTGGTGGTGGTGGATTATATGGAGATGGCGGCAAAGGCGGATCAGGATTAGTAGTATTATTAATTAAATCTACAGATAAGATAAAAGGAACACAAAAACCTGAAAATGAATTAAATATTACCAAAGATTTTAGAAAAACAGTAGATTATTTTCAATTATTAAAAAAAGATTTAGGTGTTAATTATAATTATTTATATAATTATAATATTAAATACCATAAAGATTTTTATAGTTTTATAGACTATTTGTATCAGGATAGAAAAGACCTTGAAAATAAATATAGTGTTGAAGATGAAAAAAATTTACTAAATGGTGTTATGTCTAAAAGAAGTGACGAATTAAGATATAATTATGATAGAAATATTGAAGATTATAAATTAAATTTATATTTTAAGATATTATTTGATTTAAAAATAGATTTTGATAGTTTTTTATTTTATAAACATGATGTTAGTGCTAGTACAGGTAGTACAGAACGTTATAAATTAAATCAAAATATATTTAATTATGAAAGAATATTATTTCTTGTAATTCAAATTCTTGAAAATTTAATTTATTTTATTAATGACAAACCTAATTATTATGATATAATAACAAATGAGAATTTGAAAATACAATTTGTAAATTATAATAGTATTGATTCTACATTTAAATATAGATCTGTTTCAGATGAATTATCTGATATTTATAAAAGTGATATAGATTCTGCCAAATATTTTTACAAATATGATAAAGAAGAAAATACATTAAAATTATATATTAAAACAGAAGATAAATTTAATGAATATGTTGATGCAGGAATACAAAAATATATTGATTATGATCCCGATGATGCTACTGTTTTTGCAAGTTATTTCGAACCAGGTGGATATTCTATTAATTCTGAAGAACATAATAATTATACCAGTGTTAAAGAATTAATCGATAAAATATATAATGATAATGAAATAGAAATTAAAGATTTTATTAAAGTTTATTTATTTACTTTCTTAAAAAAAATAAATGAAGAAGATTTTAATAAATATCTTATATCATTATATATATTTTTTTATAATTTAAAAGTTCTAAGCATTTTTTATAAAGATTCTGAAAAATTTATTTTAGAATTTAATGAAAAGTTGCCACTATCTACTACAGATTTAGGAACTTTATACAATAAAAATTATAAAATTTTAAAAAATATAAATTTCTTAGAAAAAAATATTAAATTTTTAACAGGTTATGAAAAAATAGATTATCACATTGATGGTTATGAATTTGAAAAGCCTGTTTTAATAAAAAAAGGGAATAATAATATTATAAAAATTATTATTGACGATAATGATAATACTAATATAAAAGAGATTAAAAATATAAGATATAATTTTTCCATTGAATTTAAAAATCCTGTAATATATAAAAAATGGATATCAGTTAGCGATAATGTCATTAAAAGCGATGGTAAATTAAAAATGTATGATAAAGATAATCAGTATAGTGATAAATATTTGTCTTATGATATAACTGATGATTTTCAAGATACGGCAATTAGTACAATTACAGAAGTTGATTATGCCAATAATATTGATCAATTAAATGAAATAAAAAATAATAATGTATATATTAAACATACAGATTCATCTAGTAATGATTTCTATTTTGAACAAGATGACAATAGTATTAATAATCTCAAAAAATATTATAATAATAGATATATAATACATAATATCAATTTTAATTTTGATGATTCTGGAAATATATCAAGTATATCAAGTATTGATATTGAGGATAGTAATAATGAACTATCAAAAGTATTAAAAGAAACTAATATAGTAAATATTAGTCTTGTTAAAAAAGATATAAATACAATTGATAAAAATTATAAGAAAAATGTTAATGAATTAGAGAAGAAAAATCAAAATATAAATGACGAATTAAATGAAATTAAATTATTAGATACAGAATATAAAAAACTTAAATCAAAAAATGATAAATTACTAGTTAGAGCATATACTTATTATTTCATAATTGGAATTATAACAATAGTATTAATTTCTTTATATTTATTTAATCAAAACAATAAGGTTAAAATAATTTCAATATCTGTTATGATATCAATTTTAGTCGTCGTGTATATATATAATTATATTTATAGAGTTTATTATATATCTAAACATAATAATACAGAAAAATTTGCAAACTTTAGTGATTATAATGTATATTATGAATTTAAAAATGTTGATTATGTAAATGGTAATATAATAAATCTTGATGATAAATCGAAAAATGATTTACGAATATTAAAATATGATGGAAAAGAATTTGACAAAGAAAAATATATTAAAGATATAATTAAAGATAATTATAAAATATATTATTATGGAAATGAGTATCCAATATCTCAAGTTGAATTAGATACATCAAATAAATTTTATGATAAAATTAATTCTATCACTTTAACTGGTAATTTAATAGATATTAATAATGATAATGTTGAATATACTATTACAACAGATCCATCTACTAAAATAAATAAATTATATATTGTTAAAGATAAAGATAAAGATAAAAACATTTTTGAAAAACTGATTGATATAGATGATGATAATATAAATGAAAGTGAATATAGAACTTATAAAAAAGATGATGTTGGCACTATTATAGGAAGTGATACTATAATTCGCAGAATAAAAGAGACTTGTCCAACGGAATCTTGCTTAGACAATAATGAAAACTTTATAAAAATACATATTGATCCCAGTGGCGATTCTCATTATAGATGGCTTTTAGTTACGCAAAAACCAACAGGTAGAGATTTAATAAATAATTATCAAGCTATTACTATTAGTAGTATTACTAATGGTATTACAGGAGGTATTGATTCTATTGGAAATGAAACAATAGAAATACAGTACTTAAAATTAGCATCTATTCCAGATTTAAAAGAAAATGATTATTTAGAATTAGTTGATGGCAACTCAAATCCACACATTTATGTTCCATTAACAAATCAAAATTATAATAATGATGATAAGATATTAATTTTAGTTTATAAAATGAGGAATGATTTGCTAAATTATATGAATAATAGATTTTTAAAATTTAATAAGATATTAGATACAATTGAATTGCAAAAGTCTAAGAAATTATATATCAATATGGAACATACATTGATGAATGATGTAAAAGATTATGATAAAGTATATCAACAACATAATAAAGTAAAATTAAAAAATAAAAACTTAAATAATATTTATAAACATAGTATTATATTTCAAATAAATTTTATCAATATGATAATAATTTTATTTATAATATTATTATTAATGTTATTATTATATAATGTAGATTCTTCAAAAGTATTATTTATATTAATAATAGGATTTATACTTATAGTAATAAATATATTTATTTATTTGAAAAATATTAGTTTATATACTAGATTAAATGCCGACAATAAATATTGGAACAAACCCGTTGGTGATTTGATTAAGGTTGAAAATAGAAAAAAATAAAAATATATAAAATATATTTGTATATATTAAAGAAATGATAACAAGATTAAATAAAAAAAAAGAAAAAAATAAAGAAAGAAAGAAAAAAAAATTTAATGACGATGATATCAATAATTCGGATTCAGATTCAATAAGTGATAATTTTTCAGAATCAGAAGAACAATCCAACGAACCATCTGATGAACCTTCAGAAGAACAATCCGAAGAACCTTCAGATGAACCTTCAGATGAACCATCAGATGAACCATTAGATGAACTAACAGAAGATTCAAAAAATGATTCAGGAAATACATCAGAAGAATTATATGAAATAAATAATGTAGAAGCAGATGATGCAGAAGAATATGATGATGAATTTGATACTGATAAAATAGGTAAATTACAAAATATAATTCTTGTTTTAAATAATAAAAGAAAATATAACGATGACGATGATAATGATGAAGATGTTAAACCTAAAGATAGTAAAAAACAAAAATATGATGATATTTTAAGAAAATATAATAAAGAAGAAAGAAAATATTTTGAAAAATTGGAAGAAGAAGAAAAAGAAAAGATTTATAATAAAGAAAAAGAATTAATAAATATAAATAGTAAAGAAAGTAAACCAACAAGATTTAAATTTCTAGAATATAATGTTTGTAATGTTATTAAAAGTACGATATTATCACAAATTGAAAATCTTAATATGATGTGTAAATCATCAAGTGAGTATTTTAAATTAAAAAATTGGATTAATATTTTAGCAAAAATACCAATTGGAAAATATACTAATATTGATATTAATAAAGAAGATGATGTATCAAATTATCTTGAAAATGTAAAAAAAAATATAGATAATAATATTTTTGGTCATACAGAAACAAAAGAACAAATAATTAGAATTTTAGCACAATGGATTAGTAATCCTGAAAAAACAGGATATGTTATAGGCATTAAAGGTCCACCTGGTGTTGGTAAAACAAAATTAGTTAAAGAATGTATTTGTAAAGCAATGAATATACCTTTAGCATTTATATCACTAGGCGGAATTGATGACGCTTCTTATTTATCTGGATTTAATTATACATATGAAGGATCAAAATATGGTAAAATCCTTGATTGTCTTATAAAGGCAGAAGTAATGAATCCTGTATTTTTATTTGATGAGTTAGATAAAGTTTCTGCAACATCAAGAGGTGATGAAATTATAAATACACTAATTCATTTAACAGATCCTGTGCAAAATGAAAGATTTGTTGATAAATATTATCAGGAAATTGACTTAGATTTATCAAAATCTATCATTATATTTACATATAATAATGAACATTATATTAATCCTATTTTAAAAGACAGAATGATAACAATAAATGTAGAAGGATATACGGCTAAAGAAAAACTAATGATTGCTAAAAATTACTTAATTGATGAATTATTACCAAAATATAATATGAAAAAAGGTGATATAATATTCGATGATAAATTACTTGAATATATAATTGATAAAATAGAAAAAGAAGATGGTGTTAGGGAATTAAAAAGAACAATAAATAACATAATTTCTTGGATTAATATGATGCGTTATATTAAAATCGATGATAATAAAATAGAAATACCTTATAATGTAACAATTGGTTATTATGATAAATATTGTTCAAAAAAAGTAAAAAAAAATGAGAAAGTTATGTCAATGTATTTATAATTAGATATAAAAATATATTAGATATAATAATAAATTATGAAAAAAATATCACTAATTCTAGCCTGCACATTTGATGGTGGTATTGGATTTGATAATGATATACCTTGGAAAATTAGATCAGATTTTATTAAATTTAAAGAAATAACAACAAAAACAATAGATGAAACAAAAAAAAATGCATTAATAATGGGTTCAAATACATTTAAATCAATTGGTAAACCTTTACCAAATAGAATAAATATAGTATTATCAAGATATAAAACTTATGATAATGCAATAACAATGGGATCAATAGAAGATTCTATTGAGTATTGTAATAATTGTGAAGATATTGAAACAATTTATATAATAGGAGGCAGTTATATTTATAATTATTTTATTGAAAGTGATATATATGATTATGATATTATAATGTCTTTAATTAAAGAATATTATGAATGTGATACATACATAGATATTAAATCTATATTTAGAAAATTTAAATTTATTAAAAGTAAATATTATAATAATGATAGTGAGTTTATATCATATATATGTAAAAAAAAATCACAGCAAAACATAACACAATAAAGCTTCAATATATAATGGTTCTCTTGCCTTATTTGTTAAAACTAACTTATGTTCTAAATCACATGCGTGTTTTAGCACATCTTGTTTATTTTTATTAGGAATTATTTTTAAAATATCTGATAATATTTGTGATAATTTAATATTATACTGAAAACAATTATATGACAATGATCTAATTGCTTCTAGATTATATTTTTTTTTGTTAAAATTTTTCATAAAGTCATATAAAGGTGGATAATTTAAATTACAAAATTCATTTGTTATTAGATGTGGTTCTTTTTCTTCAACGGTTGCTATGAAAATACACAAAATAATGTTTCTACTATTGTTTATAATTAAATAATTATTTAAATTAATATTGAAATATTTATTAAATATATTTTGTATTTCAATATTTGTAAAAAGTGGTATTCTAAATGATGCAAATCTGCTAATTATTGCATTTTCTATACTTGATATTGAAAAAGTTGTACAAATAAAAAAAGCATTAGTTGAAAAACTTTCAAATAATATTTTTAAAACAGAAAAATTATCTTTTAAAACATCAATATGTTTTATGATAATAAGATGTTTTCTATCTGTTATGTTTTTATTTTTTAATACGTGCAGTATAAATTTATTTAAAAAGTTAAAGTCTTTGGGTATTGTCGGATTCATTAAATCTATTTCAAAAAAATATGGCGTTTCATAATAAACTACTGATTTTTCCCAAGTATATTCAAATTTATTTATTGTATTCAAATTATATTTATATTTTATAACCTCGTCTATAAATAAATCAAGTGGAAATCCATAAACAGTATATAATAAAACATTAAATTCATAGTTTTTCAAAAAATTATATTTTTTATTTAATTCTGTATTATTGATAATAATATCTTTGAAATTTTTTTTTAATATATTCCAATATGATAATGTATTATTCATTAATTAAAACATAAATATTATTTAAAAATATTTAGGTTTTATTATATAATTAACTAATGTATAAAAACCCCTATATAATTTTAAATATACCTAGAAATGCAACGCATAAAGAAATAAAAGATGCATATAAAAAGATAGTATTAGAAAATCATCCTGATAAACATCATAATAAATCGGCTGAAATAAAAGAATATCATATTAATATTTTTAGGGAAGCAACAGAAGCATATAATAAAATAATTAATGATGAAAAAATATATGATGTAGATGAAGATATAAAAAATTGGAAAGATATATGGGGTGATATTAATAATAGTGATTTTTTTAAAAATTTAGCTAAAATATTTATAGATAACAATTTAATAAATAAAAAAAATAAAAATATATATAAATTTGCTAATCAATCAATGAAACATAAAATAACATTATCAGTATCATATAAAGAAGTTTATTTTAATATGAAGAAAAAATTAAGATTAATTTTAAAGCATATTGACGAACCTCTATTTTTTGATATACAGTGTGGAACATCATTCCCAAATACAAGTAAATTATATATAGATGATGACGATATAGAACACGATATTATAATAGAGTTAGTTTTAATTGAAGAAGATAATTTTAATCATATTATTAATAAAGATAATAAGATTGATATTGTAACAAATATATCTTTAACATTAGTTGATTATTTAGAAGGATACAATGATAAATTTTTAAATTTTAATGATGAATTAATTGATATAAATATACCACCTTTTAATAAGGAATATTATGAATTAAGTGGTTTAGGAATTAATAATGGGTCTTTAATTTTTAAAATTAAGTATAAAGATATTAATATAGATAAATGGCATAATTTATCGATAAATGATAAAATAGATATGATAAGAATTTTACGCAATTTATATTAAAATTATATAAGGAATTAGTTATTAATGTAATTATAAAATAAATATGACTAAAGCCACTGCAAAAAAGACTACTACTCCCGCGTCAGCACCTGTAGCTGCTGCGCCTGAAAAAAAACCTGCTGCTAAGGGAAAAAAAGCTGAAAAAGTTCAACCAGTTGTTGAAGAAGTTAAAGCTGTAGTTGAAACTACTGATACTACTTCGACTGAATCAACTGAAAAACCACTAGGCGATACTCTAATTAATGATATCACTGATAAAATCTCTTCTGTGCAACTTGAACTTAAGTCTATTCAACAAACTCTAAAACTTCTTGTAAAAGAATATGATAAACAAAAGAAAGTAATTGCCAAAGTACAAAAGAAACGTGATAATGCTAAGAAATCACCATCGGGTTTTGCTAAACCTTGCAAAATCTCTGATGAACTTTGTAAATTTGTAGGCATTCCTCTAGGTTCTGAAAAATCTAGAACTGATATCACTAGATATATTAACGCTTATGTTAAGGAAAAAAATCTAAATAACCCTGAAAATCGCCGTGAATTCTTCCCAGATGATAAACTACGTGCTATTCTTAATGTAAAACAAGATGAAAAGGTTACTTATTTTATCCTACAAAGACTTATTGCTCATCACTTTCCACTTAGCATCCATAAACAAAATGCTCTAGCGGCTCAGCAACTTGCTCAAAAACAATAAGTATTTAAATATTATTTTTTTATATTAATTATATAATGAATGAATTTAACAATATACAAAATAAAAATCTATTGATAAAAGCATCAATAAATATGTTAAAAGATAAATTAAATATAACATTATCACATAATGATGAAAATTTTAAAAAAACATTTGATAATATATTTGAAACTTTATTTAATAAATATAAAGATAATACTATTGAATTGAAAAAAATAAATACACTTTTTTTAAATAATATTAAAAATGCTTATCAAAGTAATAATATTATAAAAAAAGAAAAACATATTGATACAGAACCTGAAAAAGAAAATAAACTAAATGATGATTATTTAGACATTAAAATTAAAGAATTAGAAGAAATTAGAAGTATTGTTCCTGATTATGATAATATTGACGAGTATAATAATAATATTAGTAAAAAATTGATTGATGACAATAATGAAAAAACAAATGAGTCAAATCCTGTACCAACTAGTATAATTAATTATAACAATATTGTTAATGCTAGAGCATATAAATCTTTTCTTGTTTCTTCTATAAATAGAGATTGGATACTTAAGCAAAATAGAAATAATATAGATATCAGTTTAAATTTAGATATAGATTATAAGATATATAATTATATTCCTGATAAATTATTAATGCCATCATTTCTATCATTATTAACTCCTTTAATTAAAATGAAAATAACTGCAAGTAGTAATGAATATTATTATAACTTTATTTGCTCTGAAAAAAATAAAAACTGGGATACTTGGACATCTCTTGATGAATTTGAGTTTAATCTTAATAATAAAAATTTAAACTTGACATTTTATGATATAAATAATGATTTAATTGATTTGGGATATGATAATATTAAAATTATAAGTTATAATAAAGAAACTAATAACGATTATAATTATTTTAAATTATTTTTAAATAAAAATTTAAATATATTTAATAATTTTAATATTTATGAAAATATAATTATTAATACAAATAACAAATTTATTAAACAAAATGTATATAATATTGATAATAATAATAATAATTCTATTTATATTATTGATTTTAAAAAAGAAATAAATAATTTAGAAAACGCAACTATATTAAAATACAATGATCAGTTTACATTAATTATAAAATATTACATTAAATAATCAGCAATCGATGTAAATACAAATATTATTAAGGTAATAATCTGCAATTTATATTTAAATTCTAATTTTTCTGTTTCTGTTAATTTATATTTTTTACTTTTTTCCTGTGTTAAGTCTTTATTTGTTATTTTTAGATAATAATATAATATTATACTAAATATAATTAATATTGAAATATGTGTTATTATTCCATAACTATTAATATGAAAGTTTAAGTAATTAAATAGTATTCTTAGTTTATAAGTATCTAAATTAATCCATAATATAAATAAAAGTAAAATAATTAAATAAATAGTAATATAAAATAATATTATTTGATAAAAAGATGATAATATATCATTTTCTATAACATAATTAGCAGCTAATAATGATATTTGTCTTATTAAAAATATCAAAATTATAAATATTATTTTATCCATATTTGAGATTTTTAATACTTTATTGGGATTTAAATCATTAATTTTAACAGAATTATAAAAATCGTCATCTACTTCTTCTTTAATTTTATTTTTATTTGTATAATCTGATTCATATTTATTCCAAATTCTGCTGAATATGTTATTATTTTCAGACATATCGGCATTATTATATGATATTAATGCTCCATTTTCTCCAACTGTATTTATATAATCTTCTTTTTTAACATTTGTAGTTTTTGATAAAATTTCCATCAATTTATTATATAATTTTTTTTCACCATTTAAATATCTGTCAAAAGAAACACTGTTGTCAGTTAATACATAAGTTTTTTTCAATGTATCACTGTTATCAGATAATATTTTTTTAAATTCTTGAATATTTTCAATACTACTCTTATATCTCTGATTATTTCTATATTTTTCATCTTCTCTATAATCTCTATCTCCACTACTATATGATCTATCTAATGAAAGATCATTTTTAATTTTTTCAAATTTTTCACGATTTGATTTAATTTTGTCCAAAAATACTTTTAAATTAGATTTATGTTCATTAATAATATCTTTTGTTTCAAAAATATCTTTTTTGAAACCGATATCTATTTGTTCTAAATTTGAATCTATTACATTAATTAAATTAATTCTATATCCATTATCATTGTTAAAAAATATTTCTAATGCATTTTTATAATCATTATTAATAATTTCTTTAACATTATTAAATGATTCTAATAAATCTGTTATTTCTTTATCTAAACTATCTGATTTAAAATTATCATCAATAAAAGTATCAAATATTTTACTTGATTCTTCAATATTATTTATAACTTTATTATAAATACTTCTTATTTTTTCATCAATTTCAGTTGATGAAAAAGTAACGTATTTGTCGGTATTATCAATTTTATTTTGATAATCTTTTATTTTTTCTTCTAATTGTGATATTTCATTTTCAAAACCTAAATTATTTTTTAATTTAGTTTTAATATCTTTTATATCTGATTTATATTTGAAATATTTTTTTGTTACATTGAAATGCGATTTACTAATTTTATTTTGTAAAGCCTGTAATTCATTTGTTAAGTATAATTTATTTGTTTTTATTTTTTTATCATTTATTTCTTCCTTTTTAGCATTATTAAATTTTTCTTGTTTTTTGATTTCTTTTTTAATTTCTTTAACATCGCTATTAATTTCTTTTTTTAATCTTTCATTTTCTCTGTCTTCTTTTTCCTTTTCTCTTTCTTCATTTTCTCTTTCTTCATTTTCTCTTTCTTCTTCTTTTTCCTTTTCCTTTTCATATCTTTCTTGTTCTAATCTTTTCTTTTCCTTTTCATATCTATCTTGTTCTAATCTTTCCTTTTCTTTCTTATATCTTTCTTGTTCTAATCTATCGTTTTCAGGTCTTAGTTCATCTGCTTTAAATCTTTCTTCAGGTTTTGATTGCTCAATTTTATCTCCAAGTTCTTTAAATAAATCATTTGCTAAATTTTCTGTATTAGTATTACCACCAATTAAATAATTTGCTAGTTCAAAACTATTAACCGAACTTAGACTTGTAACTGAACTAGCATCTGAATTATCGCCACCAAATATACTATTTCTACTAATATTCCTTATTGTTTCTTTATCTGTTTCTGATAAATTAAAATAAGAGTTATTACTACCAAAACCTGTGTATCTTCTAGTATCTGCAGCAATTGTATTAAACACTATTGGTTGCACATCTTTTAGTGTTTTCCAAAATAGTTCTTTATCATCATCATAAGCAGGTATGTCTTTAAATCTTTTTATGTAGCTTCTTATTTTGCTTTGATTAGATGTCGGCGATGTTATATCTTTCAATCGTTTTTCAAGTTCATATTTGGTATCAGAATCATCAAAATTATTATCTTTACTTTTATTTTTTTTACTAATACTTTCTAATGAACGTATTAATTTATTAATTTTATTTTGAGTTTTATAATCATTTTCATACATTTTTTTCATTTCAGATAATTCTTTTTCCATATTGGTATAAGATTGATAATTAAATTTTTTATTATTTGATAAACGACTTATATCTTTTTCTAAATTAGCTAACATTTCGTCAATTTCATTATCGTCTGGTTTTTTACTATCTTCGATATTATCACTAGAATCACTAATAAATGGTTCAACTTTAAATGACAAAATTTTATCTTTAACTGTTTTCAAATGTTTTATTTTGAGATCATTATCTGAATAATTATTATTTATAAGAGACATATATGTATCAATTAAGTCATTAAATTTATCATTATTTTCATTAACTTTTTTTGTAATAAATGATACATTATTTATAAATCTACTATAAGAAAATTGACTATACTTTGAAGTTTTATTTTTTGAGAGAAAATCTATATCATCATTTAGAATATTTAGTTTTTTGTATAATTTTTTTTTTTCAGGTTTTTGTAATTCTCCTTGCTTAAGTCTTCTTTCAATTCCATTTTTTTCTGATAATAAATTAATATATACCATATTTTTTAAAATTTCATTAATAACAAAACTTCTAATAGGGTCTTGATTATTAATCATAATAATACTCTAAATAAATCTAATATAAGTTTTTCTAATAATTAATAGCGATAATTGATGTAAAGATCCATACAACAAAAGTATATTTATCTAATAATTCTTTAAATTTTTTCTTTTTAACATAATCATAATCTATTTTATCATTATTATCATTTTTAGATTTTAATGCAAATGGCACAAACATAAACATAACTATAATAATAGAATGTGCTATAATTCTACTATTTCTAATTAAACCAGCACCAGGTATCAAATAAAAATAATAAAATAAATTTGCCAAATTACTAAAACCTGTTGTGCCACTATTAACACTATTAATATTATATTTATAAGTAATATTTACTAACATTGTGAATATTAGTAATATTAATAAATAAACAATAGAATAAAATATAACCAAATTTTGAAAAGTATTTATCATATTATTATTTAATGCCCAATTTGTTAATGTTAATGTAATAATGCGTAAAATAAAAGTAAAAACAATAAAAACTATTTTATCCTCTTTAGTTATATTTATAGATTTATTTGGTTCTATAACTGTTTCAATCTCACTTAAAATATTTTTGTATTTTGCTAACTTTGTATCGTCAGATTCTTTTTTATTATCAATTATATCTTCAATTTTTCTTGAATAATTATTTAAATATTCAATATTACTTCCACCAGTTTGATTAGTAGTCGGAGAATATAATGATACAATATCTTTCATTATATCATCTTTAGTATTTTTTGAAGTATCACTAAAATCACCATCTGTTTTATTTTTCAATATTTCTAAAACTTTACTATTTAGATCTTTGATTTTATTTAATTTTAAATTTTTATAATCAGGACTATTTACATTAACAGTTGATAAATCTTCGTGTAATTTTATTAATTTTTTAACCTTTTTGTTTTTTTCGTCAACATCTTCTGATATATTTTTTAAGGTATACATAAATTTTCTAATTTTTTCAGGATCATTTAAGATTCTACTAAATTTTTTATAATATGCATATCTTCTTGGATTCAATTTTTTAACAAATTTATCGTCTAAAAGTGATCCTAAAGGATTATTACTTGTTTTATTAGTAGCATTACTAGGTTTTAGATCATATGTATTACTCCATATAATATCCATAATAAAATAATAATATTTTCTTCTTTAATCTAATATTATAAAAAAAATAACATATTAATATTTTCAAAAATTTTTACTTGTAAAAACAAAAGAATATATTATACCAATAAACAATAGAATAATTGTTGATATTAATATTATATTTGTATAATTATAACTAAAATAATAATGGATAACCTTTAATGTTATAAATAAAATTATTATCCATAATGATATTATTATACCTGATATGATTTTAATATTATTTTTATTATATGGTTGCCATTCTTCCTCTAATATAGAAATTTTATTAAATAATTCATTTGTATTATTACAAAAAATATCGCCTTCTTTAAGTTCTTTATCTTTTTTACAACTTGTATTACTATATATAATATTTGTAAATTTTTTTAAATTGTCTTTAACATTTTCATTTGAATCATAATAAAATGGAAAATAAACAACTGGTAAATTTTTTAATGGTAATTTTTCAATGGATTTATTATCAAGATAATCATTATATTCGGAACTATTTCCAATTAAATATATTTTATTTTCTATACCTCCTGCCATTTAATTTATTAAAATATACTATTACTATTATTTAATATATTTTATTAATATTAATGATACTATATAAATAATAATTAATACAATAAATAATATATTTGTATTTTTAATATCATCAGATTCTTTAATTCCAGTCTCTTTTAATTTATCTTCATCAATGTCATAATCATACTTTAATTTTGATTCTATATATATATTTAATTTTTCATTTAATTCATTAAAATTATCTATATTATCATTATAAAGTTTGGAAATATTATAAGTTATTAAATGATCTTTTATATTATCATGATTATCTTTATCTGATTTAATATTATGACATATTAATTCAAATGTTTCATTTCTTCTATAAATATTATAAAAATTCTCATACAATTCGTTGTCGTTTAACTTTTTTGCAAATTCTTGATTTGATATAAATTCATTAAATGTTTTTACATAATCTTCTGATATTATTTTTAATATTTCTATTATTTCTATAGCTTTCTTGAATGGTGTTTCATATTCTTTACATTCATTTTCTATATCAATATTTTCCATTTTTTTATAGGTTCCACATAATGATTCAACAAATATAACTAGGTTATTATTATAATTACTAATAATTTTTAATAATTTTTTACATTTAAAACTGAATTTATCATCGTGTGTCATAACTTCATTATTTTCTTTTGATACTGGTTTTAAAACTGTATCATTATGTGTATTTCCACAATTTAAATTATTATAGTTATTTATTATATAATTTGCTAGTTTGTGATTATTAGAATTTACATTATCATTAAACATTGAATTAAATTCTTTAAATAGTTCACTAAATCCATCTGTTATATTATCAATATACTCAATAATATGTGCTTTAAGATTATAATTAATTTTAGTATTATTTTGTATAATATAAAATTTAGTATCACTTACTTGTATTACATAATTATTATCATTATTAAAATCAATTGATTGTATATTATCTATATAATCTAAATAAATTTCATCATTATTTGCACTAGCTTTTTCTACTTCTGCAATTAATTTAGCTCTAATATTGCTATTATCTGTATGGTCTAATGAAGAAGGTAAAGATTCTGGTGTCCTTGTATCATCTAATTTCCAATTTAATCCTGACTTAAAGTTTTTATCTAAAAATATTAATAATTTCTCTAAATCATTTATTCTAGTTTTATATAATAATATAGATAATAAATATAAGTTGTATAATAATATATTAGAATATTTATCAACAATGTTATCAACTAAATTTTTATATCCATGATATTCTATATTTTTACTATATATTATATCTCCTAAATCTTTGTAAAAAGCATCGCTTGTATCTTTCAAAAAATTAATTCCAGAAATTTTATCATCGCCGTTATATAGTTTATCATCAACTAATACACAATATATAGATTTATATATTATATTTTTTAATTTTTTTTCTGCTTGATTTAAATCATCTAAAATATCAGATTCTTCTTTTTTCAAACTTTCTTTAATTTTTTCACCAAATTGAATTTTATTTTTACTATCAATATAATTAAATTTTATGTGAAAATTATATATTTCAGCGTAATTTTTACTATCAATTATTAATAAATTATTAATTAAATTGTTTATATTATTAATTTTTGGAGTATAACAATTTTCATAATATATGTCATCAATATAATTCTTAAAATCATATTTGTGTTCTGAACCTACTTCATTATTACATTTATCATCATAACTATCTTCTACTAATTTTTGTGGATATCCAACCAAAGAACCAGATGATTGTACATAATTTTCAGTTTCTTTATTAAATAAATTTAATTTTAATATATTACTCATAAAAACAGATACTATTGTATTTGACACCGGTTTACATACTGAAAATTTTTCTCTATATGTATTGTATTCGTTATTCATAATAAAATCAAAATTATTATTTACTTTGTTTAGCATTGTTTTATATGAAGTTTCAACATTATTTATTATATTTTTTTCAAAAATTTTATTATATTCATATGTACAATTTATAATAAATAATATTAAAAATATACTTGAAAATGGTAATATAATTAATTTAATTTTTTCCAATAAATATTTAAATTTATCATCTTTATTTTTAAATTTTATAATGAAATATAGTACAATTAACGATAAAATAAACATAATAAATATAAATAATAATCCTGATAATTTTCTTCTAAATATAGGTTTATTAATTCTTTGTTCTAATTGATCTTTTTCATTTTCTCCAGGTGGTTTTTTATAAAAACTGTTATATTCATTTAAAGAAGTTGCTAATTTATCTTTAACTGGATTTTCAGTTGATATTTTATCTATATAAATATCAAAATAGTCTAAAATTTTTTTACTAATATGTACCGTATCATCAATAAATAATTTTATTGAATCAATTTTATTGTATAAATCTTCATTAACTTTAAATATTTTATCATCACCTTTATATAGTTTAGCATCAAAAAATAAATTTTTTAATTGATATTTAAAGTCAAATGGTGGATCTATATATTTTAATTTTTCTATTTCTGATAGTTCTCCAAATTCTTTTTTAGTTATACAAAAATCTGAAAATAAATCTTCAAAATAACTCTTAATTTCATTATCTATTTTAGGTTCTATTTCTATTGTATAGAGTTCCTCACCAATTTGCACTATCATTATTAATTTTATTAAGTCCATTACTATATTTTGCAATATAGTTTCATCATTTACTAAATTAGTTTGAACATTATTTATAATTAATTTCAAAATTATATCATCGTATGTTTCCTTAACTATAATTTCTTCAGCTGTAAGACCATCCTCACTGTCTGATTGTTGAGGTACAGTACCCGTTAGAGCAGCATATAAAGTTTCATTACCTGAAACAATATATTCTTTACATTTAGCTTTATAATTATCTATATCTGTTTTACTAAAAGTTTTATTATTATACTTAAAATTACCACCTGTAAAAGTTATATCTTTGAAACTTTCATTATCTATATTTTGTTCTCTAAATTTATTATAAATTAAACCTAATAAATTATTATTATTGTTATTATCAAATTCTATTGTAGAGATTATATATTTATCAATAAATTTTTTGTGTTCCTTATATCCAATAATATTATCTATATATTTTAATATTATATTTTCATTATTATCATCATAATTTTCATTATTATAGTATAACATAAATATATTTGTTATAAAATATATAACTCCTAAATAGATAAATGAGTATGCTACAAATACTAATAATTCTTGTATACCTTTAAAACTTGAAGTTTCTGCTTCTTTACCTGATGCTTCTTTAGCCGATGCTTCTTTACCCGATGCTTCTTTGCCTGATGTTTCTTTGTCTGTTTTTTCTTTGCTTGATGTTTCTGATTTATCTTTATCTGTAAATAAAGGGGTTTTAAAATTATATTTTATAATTATTACTTTTAATATTACTAATACACTAAATAAAATTATATATGGTAAGAAACCGTCTATATTTTCGGAATAATTGAATGGACTTAAAACTTTTCTAAATAATTCGTTTTCCTTAAGTTGATATATTGATAAAATAATAGGATTTATAATTACTAATAAACAAATAGAAAACATAATTATAATGTAAATATAATGTAATATATTTAAATTTTTCCATTCATCTTTATTAATATTATTTATATCGCAAAATATAGCATAAATTACTGATGCATAAATAATGCTTATTATCATTGTAAATGTAATTGCAAAAATTAAAATTATATTCTTATGTTTTTCTTCTTCTTTATTACTATCTGTTTTGATTTTGTTTAAGTTAGAAATTAAATGAAATCTTGGAGTTTCATATTCCAAATATTCATTTTTGCATATATTTTTTAATTTATTACCATATAAGTAATAATTGTTATATTTTAAAGTTAATAAACTATATTTACTAAATTGTTCAAATATAAAGTATAGTACTATTATTAATAATAGTAATGATAATTTTGACATTAGTTTATTCTTTAATAAACTATAATATAAAAAAAAATTAATTATTTATATGTATTTTATTGAAAATATTATAATTATATACATTACTATAATGTATATTGTTAATATATTTATAGTATTTATATTCGCATTTAACTTTTTTATACTTTGATCATTAGAATTTTGAGGTGTAGGTATATCAATTGTACTTGTAGTTTCACTTTCTAATTTAACAAAATCTTTATCATTTATAAATTCTTCAAATACTGCTTCGAATTTATCAAAATATTTATTATTATCTAATATTCTTGATAAATTAATTTCATTAAAATTGCTATAATGTAAAGATTCTAATATATCATATTGCAATGTTTTAAACATTTCGTAGTAATTTACTAATTTATCTTTAATTATTATTTGTTCAGATGCAATTTGTTCAGAAGTGCCACCATCATTATTAATATGTGTAATACCACTAATAAATTTTATTTTATTATCTAAATGTTGTTTAAAATAATTTTGATTTTCTTCAAATGAATCAAATAAAGTTTGAGTAATACTTGTATTTTCATTAGCAGTTCTAGGATTAGAAAAACTATTGTCTCTATAAATTTTATTTTTTTCGAAATATATATTTATAAGATCTATATCATTATTATATTTATTTATAATAGCATTTATATCCATTTTAATATTATTATAATCAATTTCAGTTGGTTTATCAATTAAACCTAACTTATATTCATCATTATACTTATAATTATAATATGTATTTGATAAATTTGTATATAAATATTTTAAGTACTTAATATATTTTTCATTTATAGTTTCATCATATGTTTCTTTAATCTTATTTAATATAGAATCTATGTCAGACAATGAATAATAGCTATAAACAAATTTTATTATTTTGTGATTTATTAATATATTTACTAATATATCTGTAAAGCATTTTTTTGTATAATTATTGAATAGATCATTTGATTCTGGAAGAGCACTTGGACTGACTGGAGATATACTATCACTTTTTTCAATACTATTCAAATTTTTATTATTTAATATATTATAATTTTTAATAATATATGTTGTTAGTTTATCTTTATTATTTGGTTTTGTATAAAAGTTTTCAAGTGCACTATTAATTGAATTAAAAGTAGAACATAATTTTGATTCTATAAAATTTTTAATATCATTAATTCTATACTTATTTGCAGATTCATATATAAAATTTTGTATTATAGTTTTATCAATATTATATTTGTATATTGTTTTGCAATCTGGATCAGTTGGAGTAGGTGTTGTTGTATCATAAGTACCACTACTATTAATTATTTTAAATAAATTTGTTTTTAAAATATTAATGTATTCATCATAATAAATATCTAATATTCTATCTATATTATATCTAAAATCAAATTTATTTAATAAATCATCAATCTCATCAATTGTTTTATCAGTAATAACGCTATAATCAATATCAATATCAATTTTATTATTAATTTCTATTTTTGTATTATCAAATTTAGAATTACCTATATAATTATAACCATTTTTAATATTTTTAATACTTTTATATATTTTGTATTTTAATTTTTTCTTACGCAATTCTTCTCTACTACATTTTTCACCATCATTTATTTGATCATTAAAATATATATTTTCTATAAATTTTTTAAGAAAATATTTGTTAATATTCATTTCATCACATTTTTCTTTTGATGTTTTATTTTCATAAAAAATATTATTATTATCATTATTTAAATATTTTTTTATATTATATTCATCTAATTCGCTATACTTAATAATCTTATCCTTTTTATCAAAATCATATTTAAAATCTGGTGCAAAATTAATATGTTTAATATATTCATTATAATCTTCCATATATTCACTATCTTTATCATATTGCAAAACCTTACTAAATATTTCATTATATAAAACAAGTTGTATTGCATTTGCAACATTTTTTTCTATACTTGTTGTTGTATCATAATCTATCTTATCGTTATGTAATAATTTATTAAATTCCTTATTAATTGATTTAATACTTATGTTATAAATTATTTTTGGTTTTGTAATAATAAAATTATTAAAGTATTTATTATAAACTGATATAGAGTAGATAATAATTACTAAAAGAATAATTATTATTATTGGGCGAGAGAAAATATTATATAATAATCTAGAATCTATTTTACTATATAATATATATTCACATATGCTATTATTTCTATAAAATAAACAATTCAATAATTGTTCTAAATCATAATTTTTAAAAAAATTAAAAATGTTTTTAATATTATTTATTAAAAATAACATTATTAAAATTATAATAAATATTTGTGCAAGAAATATATAATAATTGATATTGTTATCATCGTTTTTTTCAATTTTTTTATAATCATAATATTTTAAACCAAATATTTCTATTATATATTTTTTAACTAAATCATTTGTTTCATTTAGTTCATCATCATATATATTATCATTACCAATGTTATTTTTATACATTTTGATAAAATTTTTTATATAATATAAAATCAAATAGAATGATATAATTAAAGTTATTAATAATATATTATTATATTTTGATATAAATTTATTATTATAATTTACAATTAATAATATAACTGATAATATTGCAAATATATTTAATAAATAATCATCTGCATCTAATAATATTTTATTTTTAATATTATCAAATTTTATACCAATATAATATGGTAAATATCCTATTGATATTATACTACTTAACGATAATAAAACATAATAAAACATTTTTTTTATATCATTATTTTCAGCGATTATAATATTATAATAAAATTCATAAATTATATATGATAATACCATACCATAAATGATGCCATATATTAATATCAACGATAAAATCAAAGTATAATTGATAGTTTTATTTTCTTTAATATTAAATTTATCTATATTATCGTATAATTGAAATCTTTCTGATTCAAATTCTGTATTCTTTTTTTGACATATTTTTTCTAATAAGTATCCATAATTTTTACTTTTAAAATATTTAAATAAAAAATTAGATAATAGTATAAATTGAATAAATAAATATATGCTAATTATTATATAAAATATTAATTTTAGAATTTTATTATTTATTCTATATAAATTTATTTTTATTTCAGTATTATCCATCTACTTATAAAAACATAATATAAAAATAAATTAAAAATTATATTATCATTAAGAATAAATATAGTAAAACGATAATTATTCCTATTACAAATAAATATAAAATATTATTTATAGAACTATATAAAATATGACAAAAAATTACTAAAAATATAAAATATAATATAAAAATTAATATAATATAAATATTTCTATTTATAATATTTTCAAATTCAGTTTTAAAATTAGTGTTAATATTAAATAATAGTGATTTATTTTTATGATAATACTTAATATAATTATTATCTGGTATAATTATTGTTGTGTTTAAATTTTTCCCAATTTCTTGATTTATTGCTGTTGAATTATCTAATAAATCTTTAATATAATATTTTTTATTACTTATAATAATGTATTGATTTTCAAAATATTCTCCAAAATAAAAAGGAGAAATTGAATCAAGAGATATATATTTTAAATAGTCTTTCTTACCAATTGCTTTTGATTTAATATATTCTATTTCTATTTCATTACTTGTATAATGAATTTTTGCTATATTTTCTTCCAATAATTTATCTAATGTTTTACTATTTTTAATATTCCTAGTATTATATTCAAATACTTCATACATAACATTATCTTGACTATTGAGATACATTAGTGTATTTAATATTTTATACACATTCATATATTTTATTAAATTATCAGTATTATCATTTTTGAGCGATTTTATTTTGTCATAATCTTTTAGTATTAGTTTACCGACATAGTAATAACATAATACATATATTGATATTGATACTAATAATATTAAATTTTTTGTTGCATAATTATAATATAAACTATAAATTAATAATGAAATAACTAATATTAATAATATAATTATACCTTGATAAGTAGTTTTATAAGTATATGTTGAATTTTCAAATTTATTTTTATTATCAATATCAAAAATATAATTATAAAGATTATATCTATAACTGTCATATTCATAAATTTTATTTTTATTAATTATTAAACATTCATTTTCCTTTTTTTTAAAAAAACTATTATTCCATTTAATTTTTATAATACTAATAATATTTAAACTAAATACTATTAGTATTAATAATATTATTATTGCAAATAATAACATTATATCTCTTTAATATATCAATATTTTTTTTTTGATTTGATAATTATTCTAGAATATTTATGACATTAGTAAGATTATATAATATTATTAATTATTCTGATTTATGTAGGCGCTATTCGGGATTTGAGTGTGGATAGTGGTGATACTTCACATTTTTCTCCTTTAAAAATTTTACATATTAGAGGAATTTGCATTGCTAAACCCATTAAACTAATAATATATATTACAGAAATAACTAAATTTATTAAAAAGTAAACACCAAATTGTATTATATAATAATCATCATAAAATTCATTATTAACTATAACAATTAAATCATTTAATTCTGCAATATATTTATTAACGTCAACTTTTATATCGTTATAAATAGGTATATTGCCTACAGCAATACCATCTATATCATCCTCAAAATATTGTATTGATTCTTTTCTAAACTTAGAACCAATAAATGAATAATAAGTGTCTTCTTTAAAATTTTCCTTATTAATTTTAAAAGTATCAATACTTCCTTCTTGTAATATAACAAAATTATTTAGTGCATCTAAATGACTATTTTTTCTTTTTTCAAAACTATTATAAATATGTAATACTAATACATATAACATTATATGAGATATGCATTTTTGTTTTTTATTATCATCTGAAATTTTAGAATCAGCTATTATGCTGTTTATATTCTTAAGTATCGCATTTTTATCATCAATATTATCTTTTAAAATATTATAAAAATCTTTGTCAATTGTTGTTGTTGTTGATCCTGCAGAAGGGTCTTTATATTCTGTTATAATTTCTGTTATTCTTAAATCTATTGAATGAATATATAAATATGTATTAAGTTGTTTTTCATATATTTTTATATATATAAATTTATATAAAACAATATTTATAATAACAAAAAATATACTTATTACAAAAATTGAAATAATATTAGTTTCTAAATTTGGTATTATACTAAAGTTGTCGTTTGTATTATTATCGTTAATTAATTTTAGAATAATTAATATTAATGTTGCAACAAAAAATATATTTATTAGAGTTATTACTAGTCTAATAACAAAGAAATTTAATCTTAACATAAAAAATATATTAAAAAACGGTTCGTTATTGTTTTTAACAGTTTCGCGGTATTCTTTCTTTAATGATTCTTCATATCTATCTGCTAATTCTTCTTTAATAACATCTTCATCTACATCTTTTCTATCTTCATTTTCATCTTTCCATTTATCAATCATTTCTTTTGTTATTTTACCTTTAAAATTAGTTTTTTGTTGTTCTATTAGTTCTGCCGTTGCATCGTCCATAAATTTAAAATTGCCTAAACTTTCTCGCATACCATCTTGACCTATTTTATTTGTTGCATCTTTTACTTTATCGCTCAATTGATAACCTTCTTCTCCTTCTATACTATTTCTTTCGAAAAAATTCCCAAAATCCATAGTAAACTTACTAATTGCAGTACTAAGTGTTATAAGTGTTCCACTTGATGCACCGGGTGTATTATATTGATTTATTATAGCTGGTATTGAGCAACTATCAATATAAAATAAATATTTGAATAATTTATATCTAAATGTATTACCAGTACTTAAATTATTATGATTTAAATTACCAATTTCTTTAAAACATTCGTATAAATATCTAATTATATTTAAAATATTCAATATAAATATAATTACACAAGCAATTGCAATTATAAAAATAATAAACTGATATATTGTATTTATTATTTCTTCAATTGCTTTTTGATTTTGTTTACCATCATTTAGAGTATTTTTTAATCCATTAGTAGAAGTATCAAAATTTTCACTTATTTTATTAACAAAGTTATCTACACTTTTTGCAATCCAGCCAGCATGTTCCCCTTTTGCTTCTACCTCTCCGCTATCTAGTATTGTTTTTATTTCTTTAAAAATTTTATAAATTTGATTATAGTCCTTGCATAAATCTTGAATATTTTTGTCAGTATATGATTTATCTTCAAATTTTTTTTTCATACTTTTAAAATTATCATTATATACTTTAACTAAGCTTGATAATTTTTGATCTTTTGATAATTTATATTTTTCTTTTAAAGTAGTATTAAACTTTTCAAGACCAAGAAATTCAATTTTAATTTGATTTATATTATCAACAGAATTATGATTTTGACCAGTTTGAGGTTGTTGTAGAATTTGTTGTGATACTACTGATGGTACCCCGGTTGGTACTGTTGTTGGTACTGTTGTTGGTACTGTTGTTGGTACTGTTGTTGGTACTGTTGTTGGTACTACTGTATTCCCTTTATTCCCTAAAAAAGCCTTGAAAGCACCTCCTTTTTTACGTTTTTTTTCTTTTTTCTTAGCTTTTCCACCACCTTTTTTTAGCTTGTTTTTAAAAGGTCTAACTCTATCTCTTTTTGCTTTAAATGTATAATATTCTCCACTATATAAAATTTTTATTATAATAAAATCGCTATCGGGAAAATATTTATCGACAGATAATTTTGATCTACGGAAGTCTTCTACTAATCTTCCATTATTAGGCATAATATTTATAATTAATATTTCATCTGGAGTTGTTTTTAATGCTTTAATTATATTTTCTTTATCTGTATATGATAATAATGTTCCGCTTTGATCTTTAAATTCTGATAAAGCTTCACCATCACCAGTATATTCTTTTAATCTAGCATAATTACTATTAGGTGTACTTTCCCAGTGAAAACCATACATTAATTTTCTTTCTTCTTGTGGCTCACTACTTTGATTTCTTAATTTTTCTAATTCTTCTTCAAGCTTATCAAATTTTTCAATACTATTTTTTATTTTTGCTTTTTCTTTCTCACAATTTTGTACCTGTAAATTCAGATTGTTTAATTCTACTTGTAAATCAGCAATTTTTGCCTCCCTTTCAGTTTCATTACTTTCTTTTAAAGTTCTCATTTCCTCATTTTTTTCGGTTATCAGTTTGATATATTCTTGTACCTGATTTTCAAGGTCTTTACTTTTTATCTTTTCTTGTTCAATTTCCTGTTTACTTTTCTGAACTTCACTAGTTATTCGGTCAATATTAATTAGTTGTTCTTGATGTTGTTGTTGCAATTGATAATATTGTCTCGTCCGTTCACTTAAATCAGACTTTGCTTGGCTAGCATCTTGATTTGCGTCATTGAGTGCTCTTTCTTTTGTCTGTGTTTCTTCTTGCGAGATTTTTAAGTCTTTATTAATTCTATCCACCATTATTTTATAATTACTTTCTATATGTTTAATTGCTTCTGCTTTTTCTAGTTCATTTCTTTGTAGTACACTATTATATTCTCTATTTTTTATTTCAATATCTTCATTAAGTTTTGCCATACTTGCTTTTAACTTATCGTTTTCACTATTTGCATCAAGTAATTGTAGTTTTATTTCATCATTTGATGAAAGTAACCTTTCTTTTTCTTTTTGATATTCTTCCAATTCTTTTTCTGTTTTTAAAGCTTGTTCATCACTAAATATATCTGCATTTTTTTTTTCCTCTTCATATTCTTGGCGTACTTTATTTAGTTGTTTTTCTAGTTCTTCCTTTTCTTGATTATTTGCTTTAGTTAGTTTTTCTTCTAATTCTTCTATTATTCTTTTTTGTGCGTTCTCTTGTTCTTGAATTTTTTTATTTGCTTCAATTAGTTGTCTTTGCAGCTTCTCTAATTTTTCATTATTAGCAGCACTATCAGCATTTAAACTATTACTAACTTGTTCATTATGAGTTCTACTTTTATTTATAGTTTCAATTATACCATCTTTCTCTTTAACTATGGCAGTTAATTTGGCAATATTTTCTTCAAAATCTTTAATTCTAGTATCGTATTCTTGTTTAAGTTTTTCACTTGGATTTTCTTGACTTGCATTAGTTTCTTTTTTTTCTCTTAGTTGACTTAGTTCTTTCTCTGCGTTAGTTAATTTTCTATTTGTTTCTTCTTTTTCTTTACTCATTGTATCAATAATTGTTTCATATTGTTTTTTTTCTTGTTGTAATTTAACTTGATTTTCTCCAATAATCTCTTCTTTTTTATTAAGTTCACTCATTTGTCCTTCAAGTAGAATCTTATTAGAAATTCTTTCATCTAAATGACATTTCTCATATTTATTAAGTATTTTTGATATTCTATCGAAAATTGTCTCATAATTATCTAATTGTGTACCCTGTCCCTTTTCTGTTGATGGTACATTTCCTAGTGATACTCCTTGTGTTTGCGGTGATTGCATAGGCATACTTGCAGATTGATGAAAACTACCAGGACTATTTATATATTTTTGTGCATAATTCACAAAGTCGGCTTCACTATTTATTGGTGTTCCGTCCATCGTGAACATTTTTGTATGTGATGGTGATTGTGGTACTTGTTGTTGTGGGAATTGTGGTACTTGTGCTACTTGTGGTACTTGTGCTACTCGTGCTACTTGTGCTACTTGTGGTTGTGGTACTTGTGCTACTAGTGTTTGTGGTACTTTCTCTTCTGACGACTGTCCAAGCATATCTTGTTATAGTATTCCTTAATAATTAATAATATAATTTAAAAAAAAATAATTATATAACTTATTTAGTCCAAAATAAGTAAAAGAATATAACTAAATATATAATAAAAACTATACTTATTATTATTTGCAATATAGTTTCATTTAATTTACTTTTGCTAATCCTGGATATATGTTTAGATAATTCATTATTAATTGATAAATATTTTTCATATATTTTACCTTTCGCTTGAGGGTGAGAGGTTAAGGTAGAAACGTTATCAATCACGTCAATTATATTTATATTAAATGGATGATTTGTTGTTTCTTTAAAACAAACAAATAAATTACTGAGTTTATTTTCTTTACTCATTATTAAATCAATGTCTATGCTTTTACAACTATCATATTCATATTTTTGTATAAATCTATTATTATATTTATTTATCAAAAATTGATGAGTTATTAAACTTTTTAATATAATAAATGCCTTTTTAGTATTATCATTTGGATTTAAATTATCAAAGTCTACGTTTTCATTAGCAGTAAATGATAAAGATTTTCTGTTAATATAGTTAAATAAATCGTCATCTGTTGGTAATTTATCTAAATAACATTTTGAATTAATATTATTTTTATCATCTCTAAAATTATTACAAATTTCTCTAATATAATCTTTGTCTAAATATTCATAATATATTTGATTAATTCTTTTATTACTTTCATAAACGTCTCTATAATCATTAAAATAAATAGAATAATAAAATATTAAAATAAATAATAATAATGAAAATAAACTTATATTAAGTTTTAATAGTCTCATAAATTCAGTATCAGTACCACTTTTACTAATTAAATAGCCAAAATACCGTTTACTTGCAGTACTTTTACTTTTTTCTTGTTCATTACTTGTACAATAATTAAATAAATAAAATGCAACAAGCAATACCATAAATAATATTGAACTAATTAGATAAACAAATATTCTTTCTGAAAATACTAAATATTTTGTAATTGTAAATAATTTCCTTATGTAATCATATTTATTATTTTGATAATTGTATTTATCTTCTAACCAACTATATTTTACGCTTTTTGTGCTGATGTTTAGTAAAATAATAATAGAATAAAATGTTAATACAATTGGTAAGATTAAAAATACAATAGCAAATAATAATTTAAGAATAAATATAATAATAATACAAAATCCTTCTGGTTTATTTTGATCTCCTTTATAAATTTCAATAATAAATTCAAATATTTTGAATAATGGTGTCTTATCAAAATTTTTTGTAATTTGCTGAAACTCTCTTAATTTTGTTTCTAAAAATTTATATATTGAATTATCTTCATTTAGAGGAGGCATTCAGTTATATAGTTATCTATTAATAACTAGCAATAAAATTATTATTTTTTGAATCTATAAAATAGTTTTATTGAATAATAATTTTCAATATAAAGAAAAAGCAACCAATATAAAGGACCAAATAAGATTGATAACATAAGTAATTTAAATAAACTATTTTTTTTAATAAACAATGTTGATAGTATAAAACTTAAAATACCAAAGAAAATCCATAATAAAATAACAATAAATATAAAAATATTGAAACAATTATTATTAGAATTCATCATTATTTATAATAAAGAAAATAAATTACATTACATAAATGTTTTAATAATAAATAACGAGATTATTAATATTATTAATACAAATATAGTCCATAACCCAATCGATATAATTTTATCTTTTAATGTTTTTTCCTTATGTTTAGATATATTTTTATAAATTGTAGTTATATCATCTGTATCTGGTTCATTTGTTTCATCAGCATCTTGATCAACTTCTATAGGACATAATGTTGCTTCATTCTTTTCGAATAAACTAGTAAATTTTGTATTTAAATATTTATACAAATTATCAAATGAAATATCTTTAGAATAATAAGATGACATATATTTATTAGTAAACTCTTTTCTTGTTAATTCATTGTCATTTCTCCCTTGATTATTTTGTAACCATAAATAATAGTCGTAATCGTCATTTGAGAATTTTTCTACATTATTATTTGTAATATAATACATATTTCTTAATTCACTAGATTTAAGCACGTTATCGTTATTTTTATCTAATTTATCAAAAATCTCTTTTAATTTATTTACTAACATTTCTTCTTCTATTGCATCAAATGTACTACTATCTTTATTTTCAACAATATTATCATATTCATCATATTTATTATCGTTATTAATAATATATTCTATATCTATTAAATGTTTATCAATAGGTGGGATTAAATATCCAGATGGCATATATTTTATAAGTGTATCGCTATTTGCAATATAATGTTTTGAAGTTTTTTCGTTAAAATCATTATAATTTTTCCATAAATCGTTTTTCGAAATATTTTTTAAAACTTTAATTCTATCTTGATATAATGAAAAATCATAATACCAAGGTATATTTTGCAATTTACCTAACTCATAAAAAGCATTTTTTTTATAATCATTTCCGTCTAACCAAAAAAATGTCATTGTTCTCATAATATTGTTGTAATTATTTTCATCGAAAATATTTTTATTCCATAAATTATTAAACTTGCTTTCTTTTTCAATTAAATTAGAAATAAATTTAATTGAATCATTTAAGTCTAAGTTAACAACGTGTAAATTACAAGATTGCATAATTAGTTACTAATTGATAGGAAAAAAATAAAATAAATTTATAATAAAGGCATACAAATTTTATGAAGCCATATATACCAATAAAAATTTACAGATGGTTTTCAAAAGATAATTATAAGATTTATTTATTTGATAAATCAAAAGATAGTATTGATGATAAAAATACTACTTTGATCAAAGAATATATATATCAGGATGATAATTTAGAAGACACATTAAATAAAATAGCATTATATATCAAACATATTGAGAAGGACATAGGTGATAAATTTTATTGTTGGAATAAAAAAACATCTTTATCGCATAAAATAAATAATATTATTTGGAAAGGTTATAATGTAAATCCATTTTTATCTGTTGATAGGAAATCTAAACAATTAGATGAAGAAATATCTTATAATTTAGAAAACAAATTATTTGATTTAGAAAGAATAAATATTGTATTCCAAGATGATGTGCCCGATGATTTAAAACAAAACAAATATTATTTTTTAGATAGAAAAAAACCGAGTTATCAAATATACAAAAATAAGGACCAAAATTTATTTAATCTAATTTCACAAGAAACAAAAAACATAAAAAAAATAAATGAAAAATATCACAGAGTTGATTTATATTGTAAATTGTCAAATAAAATAATATTGTCAAATTTGTTTGATAATTTACAAACAAAAAAGAATATCGCATTAATTCAATGGATTAATGATACATCAAAAATACTATATAAAATTCAGAAAAATCATTATATAAAATATGATCAATTATATAATTGGTGCAATATTGATAAAATATCAAGAGTTAATTGTATAAATATCTATTATATTATTGCTAAAAGTTGTTATTGTAAAATAACTATTACAAACGAAGGTAATATTATATTTTCATATATATTTGATATCAGAAGAAATATTAGATGGGATATAATTAGAAAATCTAAAGACATATTAGTAAATTATTTACAAAAACATATTAAAGAAAAAATACGTATGGAAGAAGTTTCATTAAAATTAAATATATCATTTGCTATTGATAATACGACATTTTCTAATTTAACTAATAAAATTAGTTCGTTTATTGACATTTTTTCTGTTAAATTAACTAAAAATAAAGACAAACAGACATTAAATTGTGTTTATAAAAGATCATCAAATTACAGTGAAAATCTAAATATAAATGATTATATTTTATCAAGATATAATCTTGGTATTACTAAAGAAGATATTGTTAATGAATTAATAAACTTAGGTTTAACAGAAAATACAAAAGACGAGGTTGATAATGTTATTGATAATATTGATCTAAATTTAGAGAAAAAATATATTAAGAAAAAGGATAATGGTACGATTGTAAATATTATAAAATCTAATGTAGGTTTTGATATAGAAATAATTAATTCTGCAAATTACAAAGAGTTAAATTATCTAATATATTGGATTACAAAAATAATATCTGCATCACGAAATGTTGTAATCAAAAAAGAACAGACTAAAAAAGAAATTATTCCTGAAAAAACATCACCTAAAAAAGAAGAAAAAGAAGTAGATGATTATGATTTAGATAAAATAGATTCTGATAATGAAGATGAAAAACTTGGAGAATTAGAATATGATTTAGGCGATGATGACGATGATCTATTAATGGGTGGTGCAATAGGTAAAGATAAACATAGTTATTTTGTGAATTTAATTGAAGCAGTTGATAAACCACTTATTGCAAATAATTATGCTAGAGATAAATGCCAATCTGATTTTCAACCCATTGTATTAACAAAAGAGGAAAAGGAAAATTTAGAGAAAAATAAAATGACCCATTACGATAATATATTAGAATATGGTAGTAGTAAAAATAGATTAAACTATTATATTTGTCCTAGATTATGGTGTCCAATTAGTAAAATACCATTAAATGTAGATGATCCAGATGCCAAATGTCCAATTGAAAATGAACAACCAATGAAATTATTTTTTGATAAAAATCCTAATAAAAAAAGATACATAAAATTAATTAAACCAGATGAAAAAGGATTATGCGCTCCTTGTTGTGGTAAAAAACAACAAAAAAAAGAAGAACTAGATAAATGTAAAATTTTAAGTGATGAAATAGATTTAGATGACGAGGATGATAAAACTGAAATGAAATCAGTAAGTATATCAATAAAAAAAGATGATGATAAAAGCGTAAAAAAAGATGATAAGGATATAAATTATTTAATGAATCAACGAGCACCTATACCACAAAATAGATATGGTTCTATTCCAGAAGCATTACATAATTTATTACTAAATGATGTACCATATAGTATGTGTTCAAAAATTATTAATAAAACTCAGAAGTGTTTTATTAAAAAAGGAATTGTGCATAGAAATACAAATATAAAGGAAAATATTGTTAAAAATGATAGTATATTATATTGTATTGCTGAATTATTAGGTTTTAAAAATAAAAAATTATTAATAAATGATATAATAAAAAAATTAGATATAATTACATACATATCATTAGAAAATGGTGAAATATGTAAATCATTTATGGATATTAGAGAAATAATTGCTGAAAATAATACTAAATTAAAGAAATCTTATAATAAGAATAAAAAACTATTTAATATATTAAAATCAAACGATGATAAAGATATGAATTCTTTATCAAGATTATTAAATATTTATAAATCTTATAAAAAATTTATAAACTTTTTATCAAGTGACGATTATCCTATTGATAAAACTCCTTATTATTTATATTTATTAGTTGCAACTTTGTATAAAAAATTATTAATAATATGGGAATATAGTGGCGATAGTGAAGTAAATATATTATGTCCTGTTTATTCATCATATAGTGATATATTAACTAGTTTAGAATTAAATCCGGAAGTATTAATGATTTTAAAGGATGGTTCTTATTATGAACCAATTGAATTTAAAAATAAATATGAATTAATAGATAATAATATTAGGTTAAATAATTTTCCAAATGTTTTAAATGTATTAAATGAATGTAATAAACATAATAATAAATATAGTAATACTTTTAATGTTTATCAAAATTTATATACATATTATCAATGGATTGCAACAACAGGTGATAATTATAGCAGATTTAATATAGATACTATATTTATTAATAATGATTTAAGTTTATCTTTTGCTTTAACTAAAAATAATATATTACTAAATTTTGATAAAATAAGTATATCAGTATTGCCTAAATTAATTCTAAATATGAATATCAAAAAAATATTATTTTTTGATGATATAATTAAAACTAATATAAATATTACTAATATTAGCAAAGATGTTTATGCAAAAATAGTTAAAAAATGCGATCAATTAGATATTAGATATATAATAGGAGATATAACATCATCAGATGATAAATTGTTTACTTCAAATATAAATATACCCGAACAGAAATTAACAGGACAAAATATAATACATACTAATACGAGAAATGGTTTATATAATTATATCGAGAATGAAAATAAAATTTCATATAATTGGTTTAATTTGCAAAAATATATTGCAGATGTATTAATCAAAAAATATAATGATACTAAATTTAATAATTTATATGGAACAAATAAAAAAAAAGAATTAATTAATAATTTATATGATAAGTATTTTGAAAAACTAAATAATAAAAATATAGTTAAAATAATATTAGAAGAATTGCCTATCTATAATACTTTAACTCCTATTACAAATGTATCAAATTGGATTAATAATATAATACTTTATTATAAATATGATTTTATGTCTTCTATAGTAAAAGATAAAAAAGATGAATTAATATTTTCGCAAAATGCCTTATTTAATGATGGCAAATATACAATACCGGAGTTATTATTAAAATATCATAAAAATATGCCAAATAGTTTTAGTAATTTTGATAATTATATATTAAAAGATGTTATAAATACAAATCAAAATAGTAGTGTAGAATTACCTTCTATTTTTTTCGGAGACTATGAAAATATGAAATCAAAATGGGTTTCTAGGAAAAAAGGGAAATGGGTTAATATGGCAATTGTTAAAAGTACTTATACAAAGGACAAGTTTATTGAATTTGTTAATTGGTTATCTAAATATTTGAATATACGTATATCATATGATGAAATTAATAATATTGTAAATAGTTATTATAAAAAATTAATAATAGATAAACGATATTATTTAGAGTTATTTGAGGATCCTTCCTTATTAAATGAATGGTTTAATAATATTAAAATTAAACCAATCTCAAAACAAAAATTTATAAGCGAATATTTTAATAAATATACAAACATTGATTTAAATAGAATATTAGATAATATAATTAGTGAAAATAAGTTATTTCCATCTGATATAACTCTTAAAGTTATTTCTGATGTTTTTAATATATCTATTTTACTTATACATAGAATAAAATATGGTTCAACGACTGAAAGTGATAAAAGAAATGATTTAAATGATTTGAAATTATCATCAACATTTATATCGGCTACAAATAATATGGATGAAAGACCTTTATTTATATTTGAAAAAAATAGTGATAAAACAAACAATATATATTATCCAGTTATTGAAAAAAATGAAACAAATATAACAATTAATAATTTATATATGAAATATAAACTTGTACCTGATAATATTAAATTATTGATATCTTTACATATGAAATAATTATAGTATTTGCGATACTATATTTTGATATTCTTCTTTTTCATTTATAATTTTATCTATTTTTTTTTCTTCTTCTTCTAAAATAATTTTACCGACAACTTTTTCTTTGTTAACTTCTTCAATTATTTTTTCGGGACTTTTACTATTTTCAACTTCGGTTTTTGATATTATAAAATCTTTTTTCTGATCGTTTTTGATATTACTTTTCAATCCCAATAATTTATTATTAAACATATATTCTAATAGTAAAAATGTTAATAATATAGTAAATAACCATTTTCCTACTTCAATTATAATTTGTAATATAAATTTAATTATTTTAAATACTACACCAGTTTTTTCAATTCCAAATGTTTGTCCAATTTTATATATATTATCTTTAATTAATATAAATGCTGGACTTATTAACATTATTAATGCTGTAATAAAATGATATGTTGAATAACCAATAGTGAAACCACCGGCTTGATTAACTACACTATTAGAATAGCCCCATTTTTGTATATCATTATAAATTTTAATATATAATGAGTAAATTGTTTCCATATTCTATAAATAAAATATAAATAAAAATAGTACATTTCTTTATTTTTAAAAAAAAATTAAAAAGCTTTTTAAAATTTATAAATTTTTTAAGAAATGTACTATTTTAAAATAATTATATTTTAATAGTAAATGAGTTATAAAAAAGATTCTATAATATATCTAATATATATTGGTTTATTAATTACTATATTAGTTGGTGCACCTTATTTTTTTCTAAATAGATTTTTAAAAGAAAAGGATAAAAACAAGACACAAAATCCACTTGATTCTTTTTCACAATTTTTAATCGATAATAAGATTATAAGTTTATTATCACTATTTTTAAAACTTACATTTGTTTTTATTTTAACGTCTATATTAATAATATTCTTTTTTATTTAAATTATTATAGAATAAGAATATATAATTATGATTGGTTATAGCCAAGATTACTTACATAAATTAACACATACGCCTTGGTTTGTTTTTTTTATGGTACTTCTGGGTATTACAACTGTATTATTTATAGTTTTAAAGGGTGGGGAAACATATGTTGATATATTTTATTTAGTTCTTGATCTTTTCAAGGTTTGTTTAATATTTGGATTTGCATTTACAATCTATATAATTACAACGGATATTTTAAGAAAAAATATAAAAAACAAAATGGATAAAATAAGTAAAACTGAAAATAAGTATTTAGGTTTAAATATTTTTGAAAGAGCATTAGTGAAAATAATGCGTTTATGGAATTTAATAATATTTGGTTTATTTTTTTCATTACTCTTAAGTAATAAATCAATTATAGGTCGAGGGGGTATTCTTTATAATTTAATATATTATTGTTATAATGCTGTTATTATATCATTAGTATTATATTTTATCATTTTAAGTTTTGAATTTATGATGCAATATTGTGTTGAATAAATTGTCATAATATATTAGAAAATGAAAAAAAATTGTTCTAAATGTAATTATAGAATTTTTAAATATTTTGGTTTAGTATTATTATTCTTATCATTACTATTTTCTATTCTAATATTAACAAATTTAAATTATAAATATCGTTAATAGTAAAAAAAAAATGATTATTTTTATAAATTTATATAAGAATTAACAGATATATAATATACAAATGAGCGTACTACTTCCTAAGCAAATTGATGTATCCAAAATCAAGTATTCCGAAGTTAAAACAATGAAATCGGGTGCTAAATCAGTTTATGTTAATTATGGCAATGATAAACTAACTATTCAAACACCTTCTCTTTATCTTCCTTATGGGGTTAGTCCACCTTATTCTGAAAAGAAAGAAGAAGAACCATCTGATAAATTTATTCCAGGTTCAGCACTAGATGTCTCTTTTAGAGGTATGGATGATAATAGTAAAATCAAACTATTTTATGATAAACTTAGAGAACTAGAACAAAAAATTATTGATGATGCATTTATTAATCGTCAAGCTTGGTTTAAAGATGATTTTGATGATAATAAAGCATTTGTAAAAAAACTATTTAGTCCAATTGTAAAGATTGATAAGGATCCTAATACAGGAAAAGAAATTGGTAAGCATCCTCCTACTTTTAAAGCTAAAATTGCATCAGATTATAAAACAGGAGAACCTATTATTGATTGTAAAAATATGGAAAATGAAGATGTAGATTTTAATGAAATCTTTAAAACACTAAAAGGCGCTCGTGCTATTCTAATTGTGCAACTATCTGGTCTTTGGTTTGCTGGAGGCAAATATGGTTGTTCTTGGAAAGTATGTTCTGCTAAATTTCAACTAGCACAATATCAAAAGATTGCATTTGTTAAAGATAGTGATGAAGAAGATAATGCAGTTGAAGAGGAAGAAGAAGATATTGAACCTGATATCCCTGTTGCTTCTCCTAAGAAAAAACAAGTTAAAAAGAAGGAAGTTATTCCTGTAGAAGATGATGAAGAAGAAGAAGAAGCAGAAGAAGAAGAAGAAGCAGTTGAAGAAGAGGTTGAAGAAGAGGTAGATGAAGAAGAAGAAGTTGAACCTGAACCCGAGCCTGAACCCGAACCAGTTAAACCTGCTCCAAAAAAGAAAGCGCCAGTTAAGAAAAAGTAAAAAATGCAATAATTATCAATTGATCAAAATCTTATTTTTTTATATTAAATTTTATTAGATTAATGAAATATAAACTAGATAATATAAATGTTACAAAAAAAATTTATAAGTTGAAAAATGGAATAAATGTTATATTAGTACCATTAGACAAAACTAATTTAGTAAGTATTGATGTAAAATTTAAATTAGGTTATCTTGATGGATATTACTGTAAATGCCCAGAATTACTACATTATATAGAACATTTAGTTGGTCATTTTACCTCAAATAAATATAAATCATTTAAGATTATATCTGATCTTTTACATAAAAATAATGCATCTACTAATGCATATACGTCTAATAATTACATAGGATTTTTTATAGATGGATTATACAATAGTATTAATGTATATTTAGATATAATTTCGAATGGTATTTTTGATTTTTATCCAGATAAAAGTTTAGTTAATAATGAAAAAAAAGCTGTTTATAATGAATTAAATCGTATATTTTCATCAACATATTATAAATTTACAAAGAAATTATTTAAATATCTTTATAAAGATAAATCAGATTATATGATTGAAGGTGTAACAAAAAAATCTATAAATTATTTAAAAAAATATAACACTAATAATATTACTAAATTTATTAAAGATTATTTATTAAATGCAAAAACCATATTAACTGTATCATATGATAAATCAAATACAAAAGAAGTTATTAAACTTATTAATAAATATTTTAATATAAAAATAAATAAAAATAAAAGCAAAATTAGAAGAACTAAACTAAAATTTAAAAATAATAAATTAAAAGTAGTTTATCTAAAAAATACTTTAACTGCTAATAAAAATCAAAATATAATAAAATTTATAGTTTTTTATAAAATTATTCCAAATAGTAAAAGATCTATTTGTTTAGAATATTTATGTAATTTATTTAATAATTTAGACTATAGTATATTTTACGATATTTTAAGAAGAAAATTAGGTTTAATTTATAATATAAATTTTAGTATTAGTATTAATTATACTGAAAATAATTATTCAAAAATATCTATAAAAACACATTGTTCAAAAGAAAATTTACCAAAATTAATTAATGAAATTTTAAATATATTTAATAATATTTTATCAAAAGATTTTACACAAGAAACACTTAATATTCTTTATAAAAATGAAATTAGGGAATTATCTAATATAAATAAAAATGATATTAGTTCTTTTAGTGATTATTATTCTCAAAACCTATTATATAATAATGCGAATAAACTTAAAGATTATAAAGATATATTTAAATTATATAAAAGTATAACATTGAAAGATCTAAGAAAAGAGTTTGAAATATTAAAACATAATTTATTAAATAAAGGTGTTATATTTTATAATGGTAATATTAATTTAAATAAAAAAATAGAAAAAATTAACAATAGAAAATTTAAAATTAATTATGTTTCTTTTTAATTAGTATGAAAATAAAAGGTGGCACGTTTTATAAGTATGATTTATTCACTTTAGGTTTAATTTTTATTGAAAGAGAATTTAATTTATTTCAACAAATAAGTTTAGATTCAGATATTGGTGCTTTTTTACATTCAAATGATTTTGTATCAATTAATAATATATGGGATTCATCAAATTCTATGTCTTTTGTTAAGAAAGATGATGTAAAAGATCATACAAATTATTTCAAAGAAATATTAAAAAATAATTGTCAAAAATTTTTGGATATAATGTCTACATTAGATTTAGATAAGTTAAAAGAATTAAGTAAAAGTAAGTTAGAAGATTTAAGCGATGATGAAATTAAAAATTTATATGATATATTAATTAATAATATATTGTTAATATCTAATAATATTATTTATGATGACTTTAAGGAAAGTAAAAATTTAATTGAATTTAAAAAAGGAAATGAAACTACACTACAGTTTATTAAAAATATGAAATCATTAATTAAAAATGATTCAAGTTATATTAGTGATTTAAAAAAAACTAGTCTTGCCGATAGTGTTATGAGTTATAATGAAATAGAAAACTATTATAATAGTAACTATTATTTTAGTATATTTGATTATTCTAATTATAGATTTAGTCAATTAACCATTATAATAGGATTTTGTGTTCTTTTAAGATTTTCAGGATTATTTACAAGTAAAGAAGATAATTACTATATAATAAATGATATACCACATTGTTTTAAGTTTGTAGATTTGGAAAAAATTAAAAAAAGAGAAAAAAATCCTAAATTTATAAATTTATTTATATATAATTTGCTTGAAAACAATGATGAATATAAAGATGAGATTCTTGCTAATTGGCAACATAATATTTATAAAATAATGGCCAAGATATTATTAGATATAATAAAAATAATAAAAAAAATTTGTAATAGTTCTAAGTTATCAACATCACAGGCCAAAACAAAAAAATCTCCTAAATCTCCTAAATCTGAAAATTCACCCAAAACAAAAAAATCTACTAGATCTGAAACAACACCTGTAAAAAAAACAGCAAGACAATTAGCAATGGAAGCGAATAAAAAAAAATAAATTTATGATTTAATAATATCTTTAATTATATCTTCTTTTTTTTGATAACTAAATATATTGTTAATTAAATTAAATTTTTTATATTTTTTGAACAATTTATTTTTAATAATATTAGGATTATATATCATTTTACAAATATTTATTTCATTTTTTGCTTTACAATTTTGAATAGATTTATAATTATATGCAATATCAATGCAAATAACTTCTATTTCACATAATGAAGGAGTATAACAATATATAAATCCTTTTTTCATTTGTATTTTATTTTATTAAATCATTTTTATATATATTTTAATTAAAATCTGAATCATTATCAATGAAATCATATTCATTTTTAATTTCAACATCAGTATCTGTATCATTATCCTTATAATCAACTAATTTATAATCTATATTGGTTTTAATATTTAATTCATTATCAGATTGATATAATATTTTGTTATATTTTATATCATCATATTTTTTATATTTATTTGGATCAATTAAGATTTCAGTTTCTTTATCATAATTATATTCCTTGCTATCGTAACAATAATCAAATGTATTTTTACATAAAAGTTTAAAAAATGTTTTGAACATATTTATTAATATATATATATATAATAACATTTATATATTAATCATTTTTATTTTTTAAACTATTTAAAATAATATAAAAAAATAATAATATATATTATTAAAGATAATGCAAATTTTTGTTAAAACATTAACAGGCAAAACTATTACTTTAGAAGTTGAATCAAGTGATACTATTGATATGGTTAAATCCAAAATACAAGATAAAGAAGGTATTCCCCCTGATCAACAACGCTTAATTTTTGCAGGAAAACAACTTGAAGATGGAAGAACACTTGCTGATTATAATATTCAGAAGGAATCTACTTTACATTTAGTTTTAAGATTGAGAGGAGGTAGATAAAAATTATTTTTACTTATAAACATATAAAACTATTAGTTTATTAATGAATTATAATATGTCAAATATAACGAATATTACAAATATTACTAATATTACAAATATAACAAATATTAAACATAAATTATATAATGATAAAATTTTTTTACTTTATTATGAATATAGATATGCTATATTTATTGGATTAATATTTGGAAGTATATCATCAATTATATCATCATATGTTCCTTTACTTTATTCTAATATATTGAAAATATTACTAAATGAAAATAATAATAATAATAATAATAATAATAATAATAATAATATTAATTTTTATATAGTATCATACATAATTTATAAATTTGCCTCTAATTTATTTGCAGGTTTGCGAGGTTATATATTTACTAGATATATTCATTATATGTATATAGATTTGAAAAATGATATTTTATCTGAATTTTTTAATAAAGACTTATCTTATTTAAATAGTAAAAAACCTATATATAAAATAGATTTATTAACTAATAATTGTAAAGCAGTTGCTGATTTATATTCTGTATCGACAAATATGTTTGTTAGAAATACTGTTAATATTATTACTGTTACATATATATTACTTAATAAGTCATTGTATATGTATTTAATGTGCATATTTTTAGCATCAATACAATATATAGTAGATGAATGTTATAGTTCAAATATATATAATACAAATGTTGAAAATACAAACAGAAATGAAAATAAACAAAAAGATATGATAACAGATTATATAAATAAGATAGAAACATATAGATCACTTGGATTAGAAAATAAATTATCAAGTAGATTAAAATTTTTAGATAATGAGTTAAAATATTTAAAAAAAAAAGAAGCTAATTTTTATGGTTTAAATTTTTTAGTAATGAATACATTTAATAGCGCAATAGTATGTATTATGATATATTTTGGGAAATATTTAAATATTAATTATAAAAATATTTATGAATTTATTGTTTATACATCAGAAATAGTTAATATTATAAGAGAATTAGTAATTGTTAAAAAGGATTTTATTAAAAATAAATTATCATTAATAAAAATTAAAGAAATATATGAAACTAGTAATGAAAATAATAAGTGGGGTAATTTTATTCATAAAAATAATAAATGTTTCCCAAGTATTGAATTTAAAAATATAGATTTTTCATATAATGAAGATAATAAAATATTAAGTAATTTAAACTTATATATAAGACCTTTTGAAATTATAGGAATAAAAGGACAATCTGGTTCCGGTAAATCTACTTTGCTAAAATTATTATTAGGTCTAATAGAACAAGACAAAGGGGAAATATTAGTTGATAATATTAATATTAAAGAATATGATAAAGAATATTTTTATAACAATATGATATCATATGTTGGTCAAGAACCACATTTAATTGATGGTAATATTGAAAATAATATTTTAATTGATACAGATTATGATGTTGAATTGTACGAAAATGTTAAAATGTTAGTTAGTGATATTAAAAATAATGAAAATACTTTTTTATCAGGTGGTCAAAAACAAAGAGTAGCAATTTGTAGAGCATTTATGAAAAAAACTAAAATATTATTATTAGACGAACCAACATCAGCATTAGATAATGTTAATGAAGAAAAAGTGTGTACATTAATAAAAAAATTATCAAAATTAAATAATATTACTATTATAATAATATCACATAGAGATAAAACATTAAATATTTGCGACCAAGTAATCAATTTTGATAAAATAAAAATAAATTAAAATTTTCCTTTCTTCTTTTTTTTATAATTAAAAAATTTTTCAATTACATTTGCTGTAATATCGTCTTCTATATCTTCTTCAATTGATTTATTATATTTTCTTATTTTGTACAGATAATATATAAATGTAAATGTAGCAATTAAACAAAATATAAATATTAATAAAAATATAAATATACTTATACTTTGCATTTAATTCTTAATATTAGTTTATATTTTAAATATATGAATCGGATATTCTATAAAATGGCCAATAACTATCACTTGGAGGATTTGTTAAATCTTCTCTAGGATATAATGTAACATCATCGTTATTAGTATCTGGTACAACTATAGTAAAATTAGGTATGTTTAAACTATCTAATTCTAAATTGCTTGCCAAATATTCATCGCCAATTATATTTAATTCTTCTATTTTTTCAAGTGTTGCGCTATTTTCAATTAATAATTTAAATAAATAATTTGTATCAATTATTGCCCAAATCCAAGAAAATCTGTTTTTATTTTCCCGATTATCTTCGCTATATTTTATATTATTTTTAGTTAAATCTTCGTAATCTATATACCAGTCGTTCTTATATATACTATCATTTTCATAATTTTTTTTAATTTCATTTATATCATTAATTTTATTAAAATATTTAAACCATTCTATTACTTTTTTATCAGAAGGATCTTCATCGTCTTTATTATACCATTTATATATTATTTTTTGATATTTTGGTAATATTTTAACATAAATATATGGTTTATAATCTTTATTAACAATATCATAATAATAATTATCTTTATCTAAATTATCACTCCACCAAGTACTATAAGCACCAATTGTCGATACACTATCATCATTTTCATAAAATTTATTTTTTTCTAAATAATTTCTTAAATAACTTGCATTGTTAACAATTTGGAAATTATTTTTAAACATTCTTATATCTAATAAAAATATAGTAGCGGCATCATTATTAATTTTTAACCATTTTTGAACTTCTTTATTTGCATTTTCTAAATTAGTGTCCAATTCAGTATTTTTTTTAGTATCTTCTTTTATATCCTTTTTTTTTTCAGTATCTTTATTTGTAATTTCAATATCAAATCCTAAATTAAATCTTTTATCTGTAAAAAACATATAGTATGTTATAATAATAATAAGACCAACTATTGATAAATAAATAAATATACTTAGTAATAATGGTTCAGAACATAACATTGCCATTAATAATATACATACAAAGAATATAAAATAATATATTGATAATGTTATTATATATTCTAATAATATTGGTATCATTAATATACTCTATTTAAATAATAATATTTAATTATTATGTATATACGTATTATATATTAAAATAGATAATAGTATGAATACTAATATTAATATACCCTGATTAATATTGGTAGTGATTTCATTTTTTTTTGATAATATTATTAATATTGTAATAAATAATGCTGTAAATATTAAATATATAATTGTATATATATGTAATAATCTCAAATTAAACATTATTATCTTAATTAAATAATATATAATTTATTTAAAATTTTAATATATTATATAAATAATATAAATGTTCGAAATTATTCAAAAATACTTATCTACAAGATATACTTCATTATATATACTTAATAATAATAAAAAATGCAATGATAATTATTATTTACTAAAATACGGAGGTACATATTATTGTATCAAAAATGATTCAAATACAATTGATACTGTAGCTGATAAAAATAGTGAAAAAGGATTATTTTCAAATATTCCAACAAATGCCAATGATCCTATTTATATTAATACAAAAAGACTAAAAGAAAAAGGATATTGATAAAAAATTGATTATTGTTTGATTTATTTTTGTTGTATAAATGGATAATATATATATATTAGAATATTTAGAAATAGATGATGAAGAAAAACCTGTTAGACCAGTTTTATATATTAAAAAGAAAAAAAAGAAGAATTATATAAAAAAATCAATATAATATATATTTATGAAAACAGTATTAATAACAGGAGCAACAAGGGGTGTGGGTAAAGAAATAGCAAAAATGTTTGTTAATAATAATTATAACGTCGTTATAACAGGTAGAAATAAAAACGAATCTACAAAAGTTGCAGATGAATTAAATAGTATAAAATTAAAAAAAAATGTCAAAGGTTATAAACTGGATTTTACAGATTTAGATGGTAGTTCTGAATTATTAAATAAATTAGAATCAAAAAAAATAAAACCTAATTTTCTAATAAATAACGCTGGTACTTTAAATTTAAATAATATAGACAAAATTACCTTTAAAAATTTAGATGTTATGTTTAAAGTAAATTTATATGGTCCATTATTATTATCAAAATACTGTTTAGATATTGTTAAACATAATAATACTGATAAATTATCTGGTATTTTATTTAATGTTCCTCCTTATAATATTGATGATAAAACAACATATCTATTGCCATATATGCAAAGTAAATTGGCCCAAACTACTTTAATGAAATCTTTAGCTAATTTAAATAATAATAATAATGCTTTAATATGTGGTTTCTGGACAAATTTTCCATTATTAACAGATGCAATTATAAAAAAAAATGTAGGAACTAAAAATAATTGTATGCATCCATCAATATTAGCAAAATGTTTAGAGGAATTAATTTTTAATACTTATAATCCTATGCAATATAATTCTAAGGTTATAATTGATGAATTATTTTTAAAAGAAAAAAATATAAATATTAATAAGTATAAGATGGGAAACAATGTTAAAAATTTAGATGATTTATTTATTACTAAATTAACAAAAGATATTCAAAAGAAAAAGGATCTATTTAATAAGTGATTTTTTAAATAAATTATCAATTTCTGATCTTCTATTTGGATTTCTTGCTATCAATAAATTAATCATTAACTTAATATTTGCTTTAAAATACATACTATCTTTATAATTATCTAATATGGGTAAAGGCACTTTTAGATTATTAAATTTTGAGAAAATTTTATTAAATAAACTAATTGGTATTAATTCATATTTGGATTCATATCTTTTACTCCATTTACTTAAATAAATATTAATATTTTCTTTTGTTTTTGTATAAGTTATTATATCATTAAGTAATAATTTATCTTTTGGATAGTAAATAAAACTATATATATAATCTATTAAATCATCGGGAAATCCCTCTGGAATTTTCATAATATATATAAAAAACATTTAATAATCATTTTTTTAAAAATAGTACATTTCTTTATTTTTTAAAAAAATTTCAAAAGCTTTTTAAAAATTTAAATTATTTTAAGAAATGTACTATTTTTAATATACTCTTCTACATTTTCTTTTTGGATTTCTTTTAATTACTGGTTTATCAGTATCGTCGCTATCGCTATCGCTATCGCTATCACTATCATTATCATTATCATTATCACTAATGTTATCACATTTTATTTTTTTAGAAAATTCAGTTAATTTACTATCAAGAATTCTTTCAATCTTATAAATATAATATGACATCATAAAGTGAATATATAGATTATTAATAATTGTAAACATAAATGCAATTAAATAAGAATGAATAATATAATAATTTTCAAAATACATTAAATTAATATAATCAAAGTTATAATCATAATTACTAAAGTTAGTAAATCTAAGTGAATCAATAATTAAATTAACGTGTTCTTTAAACATATTTATAAAAATAATAAAATGTAATAATCATTTTTTTTTATAATAGTTAAGTAAAAGATGATAATAAATTTGTTTTATTACACTATTCTACTATTGATTTTACTATCTTTGTACATAATATATATTCAAAAATTTAATATTAATAATACTGATTGTGAATGTGTCGATAGTAATATAGCTTATATGAATAAATTAGAAATGCCGCTTTTTATATTTACTGGTTTACTATTTTTATTACCACCTGGGTTTATTTATTATAATAACGTAATGATAACATTAATTTACGTTTTAATCTTATTAACATTTTATATTATTTATATGACTTATGTTATTTCATTACAAAGACATAACATTAAATTATTAAGTAATATTATAAAAAAATGCGATTGTATAGATAAAGAATATTATAATAAAATCTTTAATACAGGATTAATAGTTCAATTAACACAAGGGATAATACTATCCATTATATTATTATTATCATTTAATATAAGAAAAAATAAACATTAAATAATTAAATTAACAGAATTACCAACGCGAATATCTAAATTAACCATAATTTGATAATTTTTATCCTTTAATTTTTTACATAAATTAAAATCTTCACTTGGTACAATATTATATTTTTTACCATCATCTTTATCTATTACAATATTTTCACCATCAAAAAATGGAAATTCTAAACTATTAATAACACTTGCTTTCGTACCAAAAAAGGATAATGCAACATAATCAACGGGTAAATATTTTGTTTTCATATCTTCTTTCCATTTATCAATATCTTCTTGTGATAAATATTGGTAAGAACCATTTGTTTTAAAATAAGCGTTATCAATATTTTGAATTGCATTATAATTAACAGTGTCATCACATTTATATAATCCAGAAACAATATCGTGTTCATCTAATGAAGTAATTAAATCTAAAATTTGTTGTGGTGTAAAAAGCATATTTTTATCGATAGTAATCCAATAATCAAATTTATTTTCATTAAATGGTCTATGAATTTCATTATTTAATCCTAATGTTCTCATTCTTGAATGAATAAGTGAATTATTATCGCCACACGCAATTAAAAATTCATAATTTCCACTTTGCCATAATACACTTAAAGTATTTGTCCAACATAATAAAAATTTAGACGAAAATTGTTCACCTTGAAATGCCAAAGCAACTATTTTCTTTTCTTTTTCTTCCTTATTTGCAGTACTATCCATAATTTATCTAATTAAATTTATAAATATTTCTTTATATAAATTTAATTATTAGGCATCTCTTGTTCATAACATAAATTATGTATATATAATTTATCTAATCTGCCAACTCTTTGTGCTCTTCCAACAGCTTGCTGTTTGTATAATCCTAAAGAATGAAATATAATTACATCTGTAGCACAACTAATATCAATACCGGACCCAGCATATAAAGTATTTAATAATATTACTTTTAATTTGGAGTTTTTAAAGTCATTCAATATATTCATCATATGTGAAGTATTACCTTTTAATTCACCATATGATATATTAGAACTTTTTAATTTATTTATTATTGAATAGAAACCACTTTCATATTTACTAAATACAAGAAATTTACCGTCTTTTTTACTATTAATAATATTAATTAACGTATCTATTTTACTTAAAATTTTATCACTATTATTTGTTTCAATTGTATTAGTTATTGCTATCATATCATCTGTTTCTATTTCTGTTCTACATTCTGGACATTTCTTGTTATTTTTAATCCAATTCATAATACAAATACCACAATAAGAATGTGTACATTTAAGTAATATTGGTTTAACTAAATATTCCATACAAATAGCACAAGATTTACTTTCTAATTCTGAAATTCTATTTTTTAATGAAATTAATCTGTCATTTAATACAGCTAAATCATTTTCTAGTTTTTTAATTTTTTGTTCTTTAACATCATTTTGTAAAATTAAAGATTTTGTATATTCAATTTCTATTTTTTTGTTTTCAATATCTGTATTAATATCTTTTGTAATTAATTCAATCATATTTTCTTCTGTTTCTGCTTTACCACCAAGTTCTCTAATAGCACCTGAAATATCATTTGCATTTAATTTATCTATTACACTATTTGTTATAAAATCTTTAATTGTAGCAAACTGTAAAGACATTTTACATAAATAATATTTCTCTTCTGGAACAGGTAATTTAAAACTACTTCTAATAAAATTTCTATTACATTTAATTAACATTAGTTTAATATTTTTAATATCATTAAAAACGTTTCTGATATCAAATAATATACTTCCGGGTGATCTTATTGAATTTATCATATCTTCATATGTACCAGATATTAACCAAAGTTGATAGTAATGTAATAAAGGTATGAATCTAATTAAATCGTGTGCTTCATCAATCATAATTCTTTTCCATCTATATATTTTTTTTATAGAATTATAATTTATATCATTCATATTATAAATGTCATTATAATATTTAATTAATACATCTAATGTAGTGTTTTTTATTAAAACAACATCATAATTGTCAAAATAATTATTTAATATATCACTATTTTTAAGGATATCATCTTCATTAGGTAGGTTTTTCTTTATAAAATTTAGATTATTAATTGCTATATATTTTAAATTTGTATCTTCTTTTAAAGTTTTTTCCCATTGTACATATACTGGTCCTCTTGGTACTATTACTAAAGTAGTATGATTCATAGTATCATTATTTTTAATTTTTTTATTATTTGTTGAATAACTAAAATAAGAATAGTTTGTATTACTAATATAACTTTTATTATACTCTTTATTTAAATAAATATCATCTAAATTACAAGAAGATATAATTGATAAAGCAGTTAATGTTTTACCGTATCCTACAATATCACCAATTATACCAATATTAGTATTAATTGAATAATCACCTTTTAAACAAGTATTATAAATATCATTATGTTTTTCTTCATCAATATAATAATTAATTTTTCCTGTTTTTTCCATAATATAAGCTTTTTGCAAACAAGCTAACTGATGTGGTTTAAGTTGTCGTCTAATTAATTCATTTTGTTTTTTAATTGGTGAATTTTCATCTAATTCTAAATCATATGTTATATCCATTTATTTAATTTAATATAATAATATATTAAGTAAATTAATAACACATTTATCATTTTTTTATAATTATTTGGTTTAAAAAATAAAAAATTGATTTTTATTTTAATCATTAAAAACATAACTTGTAGTTTATATTACCAAAATGATCGATTCTTTGGATGCACTGAGTAGTCTAACTAATACTAAAGATATTGCAAATTATAAAAGACAGTTAAAAAATTATCATAATCAAGTTAAATATACATCACTATATTTTAAATATTTTGATGAAGAAGATCCAAAAAAAATTAATACCAAACAGTCATATTATTTGGATTTTGCAGCGACAGTTGCTTTAAATTCTAATATGTTTCAAAAGCATGGTGCAATTATTGTATATAAAAAAAATATAATAGGTACAGGCTATAATACTTATACCAATAATAAAAATAATTTTAGTAATCATGCTGAAGTTAATTGTATTAATAATGTTATAAAAAAATATGGTAAAAGTATTTTAAATGAATGTGAACTTTATGTTGTAAGAATTGGACCACCGTGTACAAATAATATATTTAAATACTCTAAACCGTGTATTAATTGTCAAAAAGTTATTAATAAATTTGATATAAAAAAAATATACTACTCTACTAACTATGAATATGATAAACTAATTTGTGAAAATTTTCTTTAAATTTGTAAATTAACACTAGGAATTACTCTTTTAATACTTTGCTTAATTTTTATAGGTCTTTCATTATTAAAAATTTCATTAAATAATTCTTCTCCCGATAAATGTTTTAATTCTAATATTTTTTCTTTTATTTCTGACATTTTTACTGGAATTTTAATCTTTCTTTCATTTGCTTTAATTCTACCAAATTGTGTATTTAAATCCTTATATTTATAATTAAACATAAATTGTTCTATTTTGCCATTTAATGCTTTTTGATGTACTTTTCTCTCCTTAATTGCTATTTGCAATTTTCTTATTTGATCATCTAATTTAAACCATTCATTAACCATCGACTTTAATGATTCTAATTCATCTTCACTAGGTTCAATGTTATTATTTAATACATTACTTATAAAAGAATTACCATCGCCTTTTGTGCTTGTACTCATTTTTTTAATAAATATTAATATTATCAAATCTTTAAATTAATTATTATACTTTTCAATAAATTTTATTAAATCATCATATTCTCTTTTTTTTGTAAATTCTTGTTTACCTTTACCATTTTTATAATATATAAATGTTGGAACTAGATCTACTTGTTTATCTTCTGGTAATTTATCAAATATTTCTTTAATATCTCTATTAATAGATATTAAAGTTATAGTTTTTGAATTTTTATATTTTTTTGTAATATCTCTCCATAAACCTTTAATCATTATGCAATAGGGACATTTATCTGAATAATAATATATAATTGTTTTATTTTTTGGTATTATATTATCAATGATTTTATCCACATTTTTTATTGTCATATTAATTACAGTCATTATATATAAACAATATACTATAAAAAGTTAAGAGAAAATATTACACTAAATTATTTTAAAAATAATATATAGAGTATCAATTAAAATGATTAAACCTTATAATGATTTAGAATATAATAAATATAACAATGATTATATTAGAGTTTCTAAATATGAAAAAAAAAACAAAAAATGTACTGAAACTTATATCGGAAAAATCTGTGTTGATAAATTTAACGAAAAAAGATATATTCCTGACAAAAATATTAAATATGAATTTGTTAAACCATATTCTGATACTATAATAAATATTCCGGTAGATGAATATGATCCTAAATTAGAATCTGATAAATTATCTTGTAAAAATGTTGATTATCTAAATGCAAAATATTTTGATCAAAATACTATAGTTTTAACTGAAACTGATCCAATTAAACCCACAAATTATGATTATGAAAAAGATTTATATATTTTAAGAGGTATACCAATAACTCCTTATAGTTGTAATAAAAAACACGAAAAATATAAAGAAGGATTATGGGTTAATCAATTTCAAGAAAATGATTTCAAATCAAATAATATGTTTAATATTAATACTAAAAAAAAAACTGCTTAAATTTTATTTTTTATTTTTTTTATTAATTCTTCTCTTGTTAAATTAACCATTTTTTTGTTTTTTACCTTATTTGTTTTTATATTTAATTTAACTGCAAATTGTCTTAATGTTTTAAGATTATATATGTTTAAATTTGATTTTTTTATACCGCCACCTGATTGACCAATTAATTGTTGAAAATTGGCTAAATCAGTTGTCATAAATTTGTCTATTATTTTATAAGATTATTTTTTAAATTTAGCAGCAACTATTTTATTAACTAAAGTTTCTTTTTTAACTGGTTTTACAACTCCGTTCTTTTTTGTAGTTACTTTAATATTATATTTTCTGCATTTTTTCATTAAACTATCTTTTGTCATTTTATTTAATAATTGTTTAAATATTTTTTTTTGTTCTTTTAAACCACCACCACTTTGGTTTCCTTCAATTACAGGTTGTGTACTACTAGAAGTAGCTTGCGTAACTTGCGTAGTTGAAGATGATGATGCAGCATTACCACCACTGGATGTAGAAGTTTCAGGAGGAGGAGAACTATGAGTATCTAATTTTTCACAAGAGTAATGTACCCCATCTTGATGCATATATGTTGCAAAACCTCCACGCTTCTTCGCCCCTTTTTTTTTATTTACTTTCTTTTTCTGTGCTTTTCCACCAGATAAAAACATTTTTTTATTCTATATTATAGAATTATTTTTTTTTTGTTAAACAACTATTTATAATGGTTTCTTGACTATAATCATTTTCTGTTAATTCTTTTATTTTTTTTTTCATTTCTTTAACTTTTTTATTTTGATTAACAATTTTTTCTTTTATAGGTTTTTTATTTTTTTTATCAGCATTATCTAATTCATTTTTTAATTTTTCAACATTTTCTTGTTCTATTACTAAATCATTTTTTAATGTTTTTATTTTTTTATCTTGTTCAGATACCTTAACGTCTATATTATAAAATAAAGGATAAGCAAAATTTCTTACATCTTTTTCCCTATTTAAATATGATATATAACCTGCTATATTATCTAAATATTCTTTAGCACCTTCATCTGTAAATATACCCTTTTCATCTAAATAATTTTCTGTGAAAGTTTTATAATCTTCAGGCATTTGATCATTTTCATCTTTCATTAAGTTTATCAATTTAATTAGATGCATAGGGTCAGTTGTATATGGTGTTGCAGTCATTAACAATAATTTTACACTATTTGATCCTGATATTTTGTATGAATTTTTTATCTTTTGATTTATAACTTCAATATTTGGTCTTTCAGAAGGAATTGTATCAACTGAATAAAGTTTATGTGCTTCATCAATAATAACAAGAGTTTTTCTTAAAATATCATTTTCTCCATTTCTTTTTTTCATAATTTTATAGTACTCGTTTCTCCCTTGAAGCATATTTGAAAATTGTTTATAACTAATTGGCATTACCCAATTCTTAGTTAAATATTGTAAATAATTCTTCTTAATGTTTTTAGGAATATTTTCTCCTTGAATAATTTTTCTTCTAATAATTGATGAACATACTTGCTGAAACATATTTTTCCATATGTCTGTTTTTAATGTATGACGTGTTACCCATAATATAGTATAATTGTGTTCTTCAAATCCTCTTGAAGCAATTGATATTGCTGAACAAGTTTTACCAGTACCTACACTATGCCATAATAACAATCCATTATAAGGTGATTCGTGAGTAAAATATTTAGATACAAATTTTTGAGTAGGTGTTAAATCAATTAATCTTTCATCTTTTGGAGGCAATGATGGTGGTTTATTTTTTTCGGGTTTTGGTTCTGATTTAATTTCCTTTTTATTATTTTTAAATTTCATTATAGGTTCAGATTTAATTTTTTTACTTATTTTTTTAATTTTATTTAATATTGGTTCTGATTTTGCACCACCTAAAGATTTTGCTTTTTTTTTATTTTCTATTTTTTTTTCACTTTTTTCTTCGCAACCATTTTTAACAATTATTTTTTCCCACTTAAAATCGCTGTATTTTTCTCTAATGATTTTTCTTATTTCTAAAAATTTTTTTCTATTTTTAACAGTTTTAGTTAAATTTGTATTTAATCCTTTTTTTCTTTTGCCTTTTATACCACCACCTTTACTCTTAATATCTAAAGGATTTAATATTTTATTACCTAATTTTAATTTTTTTTCAGAATTGATTCTATAATTTGTATATAAGTTATCTTCATTATTTGTATTACTAAATTTATCATTAATTTGATGTATATTTTTATTTAATTCATAATCAATTGCGCCATATTTTGTTATTTTTTCTAATTCAACAGAAAATAAAATTTTTGTTAAGTCTAAACCACTATTATTCATAAATAAATCGTGAGTAAATTCCTTTTTATCATTTTCCATATAGGAATTATATTTAAAAACGTGTAATGGCCAGCCAATATTTTCTTGAAATTTTAATCCTTTTTGACCACAAAATCTAGTACCTCTACCTATAACTTGTTTTTCATCAGAACGAGTTATTAATGGTTCAAATATATGTAAATATTTAACATCAAATAAATCAATACCTTCTTTATATCCTTGATCTAAAACAATAAATCTTATTAAAGAACCATTAATATTTTCAGGTCTAGAGTTATATTTAGCAATTATACTTTTTTTTAATTTCATTGAAAAAGGTTTATCATATAATTGTACACTACATAATAAAGCAAAATTTTTATCTTTAGTTTTCAATAAAATCTTATCATCTTTTAGTTTTAAATCTTTTTCATAAACATTTTTATAACCATCTGATAACATACTTGCTGCTATCATTTTAGCACCTGCTGAAGATTCTTTTATATCAGTATATATTATATGTTTAAATTTTTTATTATGATTTTTCATATCACTTGCATCTAATTCTTTTATATTTTTTAGTAATTCTATAACTTTAGGAGATGTAATTGGCAAACTTTTTTTAAAACTATTTAAATCAAAATTACTTTTATCTAATTTATGTTTTTTATCTTGATATGAAAAATTACTAGATTTTCTAATACATAGTGCATTTTTATTTATTTTAAACATTTATTCTAATTTATGAATATAGAAAAATAATTTATATATATAGTTTAATATGATAAAATATATTTTATCAGTTATATTTATAATAATAATTATAATAATACTATATTTTAGTTCAATACAAGAAAATTATGCAAATTATATTTTAGAATCTGATACAGATAATGCTCCAATACAGCGTACTGAAACTATTACAATAACATCATATAGAAATGTAAAAAAACCAAAAACTAGTGATACAACTGTTTATGAACCTTTACCAACTACCCCACCAACTACTCCACCTGATACTCCACCTGATACTCCAACTACTCCAATTAGTTCTCAGGAAACAATACCTTCTGTGTCTGTAGAAAGTGAAGAAACATTTGATATATCAGAATATGAAACGTCAATAACAATTGATTTATATAATAATAAATTTGGTGTTAACTGCTTTGCTTTATCACAAGAAGGAAATATTATATTAGTAATTCCTAATGATAATAATTTATTATATTTAACAAGAGATGGAGGTGTTAATTGGAATTATAAACAATTACCTAAAAATAATAAATGGAAGAATATATATTTATTAGAAAATAATAACTTTAATTTACTTGTTTTAATGGGATTAGAAAAAAATATATATATAAGTAGATTTTTGGGCGATGAGTGGAATCTAATTAGTGAGTATCAAGGTAATGATATATGTTATACAAATGATTTATCACTAATTTATATTGCAACAAATAAAGGTATATTATATAATAGTAATAATGGGGATTTAACATTTGATGTAGTAGGTTGCAATAGCGAGTGTTTAATTAATTATAATAGTTATAATGGTGTTTATAAGTTTAAGGAATTAGACCAATCTGATATTTTAAATAAAAATATAAAAAAAATTGCTTGTAATAAATTTGGTAATATAATTATTTTAAATATTGATAATATGTTAAAACTTGCCAAAATTAAAACTAATGAACAAGAAAGTAATGGAGAAATTAAATCATATAATAGTGGAAATAGAACCCCTTTATATGATTTAGTAGATTTATCTAATATGAAGTTTCTTTGTAATAATTCGCCAGATAAAGAATTATGTGATATGATTAATAATATTAGAAATCCATCATTTTTATTTAAATACAAAATGTCGTTTTTTCCAAGCAGTGAAGGTGAATTAATTTTAACAGATAATGGTAAATTATATAAATATATTTTTGATGAATCTAAATCTGATGTATTTGAAAAATATAATATAGAAGATTTAAATCAAATTAATCAACTTGAAAATATAGATATTAGTTTAATAACAAATGATAACATAAGAGATAAAAATATAACACAAATTATTAAATTTACAGATCCAACTGGAGACAATATAATGGGTATAATTGATAATAAACAAATATTTGTACAAAATAAAAATAAATATTTACTACCTGAAATAAATTTAGATAGTAATAGTGAAATAACAAAAATTAGTACAAATAAAAATGGTAGTAAAGTATTAATTTTAGCAAATAATAAATTATATATAAATATAGATTTCTTAAATAATAAAAATTATTTTATAGAATTAGAGTATAATATATAAACATAATTTAATATAATTTTTTTATGTTTTCTTATATTTATAATAAATGTTTAAATTTGTGCTTTACTAATGAAAATGAAGATTTGCATGAAAATTTATTAGATAAAAAGGCAACATTAACAATTGAAGAATATATTGAAAAAAAAAAATATTTAGATAATTCTATGCATTATTACAGCAAACTAGAAGAACACGTCTAATTTTTTTTATACAAAACAGATCGTTTATTATTATTATAATTATTTTTTATATTTTCATTTGAACTTGATACCCATTTATTTTTATTTTTTTCTTTTTTATTTGGAACGACATTTTTACTTTCTAAAAATTCTTTATAAATGTTATTATCATCTTGTCTTTTCCAATTCTTTTTTTTAGGATTATCTAATTCTTTTTTTTTACGAGCGATTTTTTCTTCTAATTCTTTGAGATTTATATGATTATATACCATTCGTTGAATATCATTATGATGATAAACATTATTAAAATAATTTGTAAATTTATCCATAAAATTATCTTTTTTTGAAGAAGTCATTAAAATCACCTCTTTATTTACAAAAATATTATTTTTTATCATATCTTATTTTTTTTGTTTCATCTATATTATTATCTATATGAGTTTCATTATACTGTAATGATAATTTATCATTAATAACAGGAACATAATTTCTTAATATTTCTAATCCATCTAAACTATTTGGTTTTTTATAAACTTTTTCGTCATCATCATCTATATTTAAATGTTTATTTATATCTTTTTTAATATATTTATACATATCCATTGATATATCATTTATTTTTCTTATTAATATTGCCTCGTCTTTATTCCAAACTCTTGCTATGTCCTTTTTCATATTATATATTAAAGTGATTGAAGCACCCCATAATAATCCTAATCTGTCTAGTTTCATCTTTTTTGCATAATTTCTTAAAAATAAATTATAAACTATATTTGCAAATTCATCATTATATGTTATAATATATAATCCCCACATATACCACATACTATCACTATCCGAATGATAAAATTTAGTTTCAAATTTATAAGTTTTACGAGATATGTAATCAAATATGTCTTTTAATTTATTTGCTAATTCAAAACATACATCCTTTTCATTTATTTTTTCCATACTTAAATTTTCTACTTCATTTAGTATATTTGTAATACCTGCTATTATTAACTTAGATATATCATAAGTTTCGCTATTGGGCGGTGGAATAATATCATCATAACGTTTAACTAAAGTATAGTCTATATCAGAGTTTGAATTATTAAATACGTCAATAATTTTTTCCCTTAATTTAGCTATTGTTAAAAAACCAGATTTTGAAACAGGTTTTTTAATATTTATATCACATACAATACATAACTTTGTAATTAATATATAGATATTTTTAATTACAATATTATCACTGTTTATAAATTGATAAGTTTCTTCAACGACATCTATCCATAATCTTATATCATATATAGATATAAATGAACCAATATATGAACATATTGATATAAATGTATTTTCTATTATTTCTATATTATTTGTACCGTTTTCTAGGATTATTTTTGTTATTTGATATAAACTATTATTAATATCTCCTTTGTAAATTAAATCATATAATTCTTTATTATACATTATTAATTATAATAACTATATTAATTATATTTTATAAAACACATTACCATTTATCTTTTTTTAATTCTTCAATAAAATCACCTATTTTTGGATAATTATAACCCTTATAATATTTATTTAATATTGATAAATGATTCTCAAATTTTAACATTTTTTTCCAGGAAACAAAATCTTTTAATTCTTTGTTTTTAATTTGTGATTTAAACTGATTTTTATCCTGATTTAAAATATATTTTGTTGCTTCAATCATAACATTTTTACCAATAAAATTTGTCATATAATTATGTCTTATTGTTATAAACCATCTTGTTAAGTTTTCTTCAATAGGAAGCATAGATACCCCAATAATAATATTTTTTTCTTTATCTTCTGGAATAGATACACGAGACCAGGTTGTTGATGGATAAATAACTTCATTATAGTTATTTGTTAAATCATCAATTTTCATATCATAGTTTAAATGTTTAACAGTATTTTTCGCCGTATAATCAAAACTAATACCTATTTTATCATCATATTGATGCATTTTATAATTTTTTGCTGCTTCTTTTTCTCCGAATCCTAAACCATTGTGAATAAATTCAGGATGATTTAAATCCATTGAATTATATATAGCATATGGCAATGATTCATCCATATCAATGGTTAAATAAGAAGAAATATAATTTTTTTGATTATATGGTATTTTAGGTATATTTTCATTAATAGGATTATATGACCACCACAATTTATCATCAAATTCTTTGATAATACCACATTTATCATCTACATTATGTTTAATACCATGATAAGGGCATAATAAGTTGCCATTACATATTTTACCTTTATCTAATTTTGATCCCATATGTTTACACGCATTTAATGTGGAAATAATAGTATCATTACTTTTCCAAGCAATTAAAGGAATTTCTCCGACATTAAAAACATAAGGTTTATCTTTTTTTATATCATTTTTGAATCCAATACAGTTCCAATAATTATATAATGGCAAATTATTATTTGTTGTATAACAAGATATTAGCTTAATAAATATAAATAAAATACAAAATCTTTTCATATTTAATTAAATAATATATTATTTTAATCTTTAAACTTTTTTAACAAAATACCATTATCTATCGTTATTGCATTATCTAAACTTTCTATTTCTTTTATTTGATTACGTTCTGTTGTTTCTAATATTTTTTCAATGTAAGGTGATACTAATTTTGATAATATATCAGATGCTTTTTTTCCATCAATACTTGGAATATTTGCTACACAAAACAAATTAATATTATTAAATTTAATAATTGGATTGTCATATGTTGTAGGTTTAGATTGCGTTGTCATACCACCTTGATCAATTGAAACATCTATAAATAATGAATTATTTGGCATTAAATTTAATAAATCATCATTTATTAATTTATATGTTTCTTTACCACTAACATAAATTGAGCCTATAATAATATTTGATTTTTTTAGAAGATATTCTAGATTTTTAGTATTCATTTCAAATATTTTTATATTTTTATTAAATTCATCTATCATTTGTAATTTTTTATAATCATTATCAATTAAATTTATATTTTTATATCCTAATTCTAATGCTTTATTTAATGCTGCATTGCCTACATTTCCTACTCCTATTATTGTTATTATATTTGTTAAATTGTTTTTAAAAAATTTATCTGCTTCAATAACCGAATTTTCTCCTGCTAATTTAGACATTGGAGATAATATTATATTATTTTTATTTTTATCTTGAATAATTTCATATGGAATACACATTGCTTTACTATTAATCATTGCTTTAATTAGATCAGGATTTCCACCAAAGTGAAAAAAAGTTAAAATAATATGATTTTCATTAATAAAATTAAATTCTTCTTTTTGTGGTTCTTTAACTTTTATTATTAAATTGGCATTACTAAATAGTTCACTTTTATTACATAATATTGCTCCCACTTTTTCATATTCACTATCAGTATAAGATGACTTTAATCCAGCATCATATTCAACATAAACTTTTGTTATTTTTGTAAATTTTTCTATATCTTTTGGAATAATTGACACTCTTTTTTCATTTTGTTTAATTTCTTTTGGTATACCTATGCTATAAAACATTTTATATGTAAATATATAATTATTATATTTAAATAAAAATAAAAAAATTAATTGTCATCTTCCTCATCACAATCAATTTCAGCCGACGGTCCATATTTATCTTCTTTTGAACCATTTTTCTTAACAAGTGTTTTGCCATCTCCTTTAAATTTTCTTTTAATAGGATAAAATTCTATTTCAATATCTAAATCTTTACCAAATTTATATTCATCATAATAATCAGTGCTTCCACCAATTAAATATATACGCATTATATCTTTTACTTTATGTAAATCATACCATACTTTTGTTCCAGCAATTGGTTTTTTGCTTCCATTATTGACTGAAAATCCTCTTTTTTTATCTTTATTTTTAGTATAATAATTATCATGCCATAATATTTTAGATACATATTCAGGAATTGTTATTTTATCTTTTAATTCTGATTGTAAAATAGATACTACTTCGATATCACTTCTTTTAGAAGCAACTTCGTTAAAAATATGACCTAAATCTAATTGTCCTTCTTTATGTAATTCACCAAAATGTAGTAATACAGCATTTTTTTCTATATTTTTATTTAAATATTTTATAATATTTTTCACCTCGCCAGAACTCGAATATTGATCTGATTCATCATTACCTAGAAACATTACTACATTTTTATCTTTAACAAATTTTTTTAATGATTTTAAATCTATTTCACTACACATTTATATAAACTATATATATAATAATAATTATATATTGCACGCATATATTTCTTCAATATTTTTATCAATATAATTTTTATATTTAAGTATATTTTTATAACATTTAACAATAGTTACCTCTGATACACTACAAACTTCAGAAAACTGTTTTTTAGTATATTTTAAATTATTTACTTGAGAATAATAATATAATATACCAGCAGCAGATGATGTAGGTGAATTATCATTCATTATTTCATTTTTTTCTAAAAAATCTATTAGTTTTTTACAATTATCAATATCCTCCTTTTGCATATTTAAATGACTTCCAAATCTTGATATAAAATCTTTTGGATTTGAAGATATTACATTAATTTGTAATAATTGTTGAAATCTTGAATTACCTTTATTTAAAACAACATGACTTATATTAAACATATTTGCAATTTCTTTTGAACTTCTTGGTACATTATTTACAAGACAAGAATGATATATACAAGATGCTATTAATCCTTCTTTATTATCTCCTCTCGATATTTTTTTTTCTGATGTTTTTTTATAAAATATTTTGGCATCATCTACCACTTTTTGTGATATTCCGTGATTTGAAGTTAATGTTTCTAATTTATCAAATATATTCCACAGTGTTCTTTCATCATATGGCATAGCATTCCACATTTGATACATTCTAATTCTTTTCATATCAATATTATCTTTTTTACCACCACCAATTACAGAACCTAATGAAGATTTGGGTAATAAATGATTTGTTGGCATTCCACATCTTGCTGGATCAGAATCTTTATTATCTTCTGAACCATAAAATCTCCATTCTGCACCTGTATCTATATATTTATCAATAATTGTATTGCATTTATTACATATATTCATACCATCCTGTTCTATAATATTTGGTTCATCACATTCACATATTTTATGTTTATTTTTTTTTATATCAGAATCATCTAAATCATTTTTAATACTGTCATATAAATCCCATAAATCAAAATCGTTAGACATATTATTAGAAATAATAATAAAGAATCATTTTTTATATAATTCTTTAATTAAATTATTGATTTGTTTTTTATTATTATAATTTTTTATAAATATATTATCTTCATTTTGTAGTTCTTTTATAATATTATTATGATATATTTCATTATTTGATGGAGGATAATCTATATACCATTTTATTAATGTATCTATATTAATTATTTTATCAATACTATAATTATATTTAAATTTCATATATAATATTGCTCTTGATATTATTCCCTTTGAATTATTATTAGGAATAAATATTTTTTTTTTATGATTTACATAATTATTATTTTCTAATTGAATCCATTTTGATGTATTGATTATATTATGTTCTTTATACCATTCTTTAGTTTTAATATCATATTTATATTCAATTATATCACAAAATTTGTAATTAGATCTTGCATTATTTATATTTTTACTTGTTTTTACAATATTATGCATATCATTTTTAGCTAATTTATCAATATAAGATGATGGATATATATGTTCTAATGAGTACACATTTTTTCTTGTACTTTTATTTTTAATATTTATATTTGTATATAAAGTTGGCATTAACTCATCATAAATTAGAATATTTTTACATTTTAAGACTGAATAATATTTTTTTTGATTAATTTTGAAATTATTTGTGAAAAATAAAATATTAGAATTTAACTTAACAATATTTGTAAATAATAATATCATTAAAAAAATTTTTTTATAAAATAACATATAAAATTTATATTAGTTATTTACTATTATGAAGATAAAAAATTTTTTTAAAAAATATATTGAATATAAATGTAAAATAAATAAAAAAAGAAAACGAGATACAAATGATGATATTACAATTTGCTTTAAAAAACTAAAGTTAATTAGTAATAAAAATTATATTCTAAATGATAATAATTTATTAATTCTTTATGGTTTTATCTAAAAAAAAATGATTATTTAATTAAAACATTATTAATTAGAGTGCTAACAGCAATCTTTAATAATAAAATATAATCAAAAGCACTCTGTTTTTTTATTTTTATTTAAAAATAATATACAATATAATTAATAATAAATGAAATATATTTTTTTATTTTCTTTGTTATTAAATACTGCTTATTCATATACTACAATTGCATCACTTCTTCCTAATAAAAATTTAAACAATTTTAATTCAAGAAGAAATTTACTTTATACTTCACTTGGTGGAATATCTATTTTTGAACTTGCTAATGCAAAAAAAGCAAGTGCTTATACTATTGGAAATAATCAAAAAAATCTTAATAATATTCTTTATTATATAGAACAAGAACAAGAAAAAATTTATAATAACTCAATTCCATCAGTGTGTTATATTAGTACAGAATATACTTCTATTGCTAGCAATTTTAATCTAAATAAAGATGATCTTCCTAAGGGTGTAGGAACAGGATTTATTTGGGATAAAAAAGGACATATCATAACTAATTTTCACGTTATTAATAAAGTAGATAATGCATTAGTTACAATTACTACAAATAATAATGAAAAATTTACATATAATGCTAAATTAACTGGTGTTGATCCCGATACTGATCTTGCTGTACTTAAAATTGATGCACCCGAAAAGCATCTTCAAATAATTAACTATAATAAAGATGTTAAAACCCGTGTTGGACAATTTGCTTTTGCAATTGGTAATCCATTTGGTCAAGATCATACAATAACAAGTGGAATTATTTCTGCAAATAACAGAGAACTTTCTGCTCCTACAGGTAGAAAAATTTATAATGTTATTCAAACAGATGCCGCAATTAATCCAGGAAATAGTGGAGGGCCTTTATTAAATAGTAAAGGTGAACTAATTGGTATTAATACAGCATCACTTGGTATGGGTGTTTCGGCTGGTATTGGATTTACAATTCCTATTCAAAATGCATTAAAATCTATTACAGAAATTATTGATACTGGTTTTGTTGAAAGAGCAATTATTGGTATTTCATATATGGAAAGAAATCCTACAGAATTAGAATCAGAAAAAACAGGAATTCCAATTATTGATAAAGGTATTTTAATTTTAGAAGTACCTAAGGATAGTCCTGCAGAACTTTCTGGTCTAAAAGGTATGGCATTTAATAATGAAACAAAAAAAGTAGATAGACTAGGTGATATCATCATTAAAATTAATAATGATGATATTAATAATCCAAATGATCTAAATAAAATACTAAAAAAATATAAACCTGATGATATTGTTGAGCTTAAATATATTAGAGATAATAAAGAAGAAACTACTAAACTAAAACTGGGGAAATATAAAGGTACAACATTTACAAAACTAGAAAGTGAAAAAAAATTAGATGATGATGTTCGTAAAATTGATATTCCACTTAAAGATCTTGAACCTAAAATTGAACCTAAACTAAATTAAAAAAAATGATAATTTATTTTTATTTTAATATTATTATAATGTTTGCAAAGTATTTTTCCTCTTTATTATGTCTTTTAAATGTTTATTTTCTAAAAACTGTATTAATTTGTAAAGAAAATACACCAAATTATATTAAAAATAAATTAATTGTGGTTAATACTCATAAAAATAATTTATATAATAATAAAATCAGTCCTTATTTAATTAATATTAATAATAAATATATTAAATATAAAACTAAATTTAATATTATTAAAGAAAATTTGCAAAATATTACTATTCCTAGGAGAATGTAAATTATTTATTATTTGATACTAAATAACAAGATTCTAATTTAAATTTATTATTTTTTTGTTTTATAAAATTCCATCTGTAAATAACATAATGTAGTTTAGATTCATCATTTTCTTTTGGATAATGCATATCATTAAACTGTATACTATTATAAATCATTGTATTATAATCAGCATAAACTTTTGTATCTACTTCATAACCTTCAATAACATCTATATCTGATTTATCAATATATTGTCTATAATCACTAATTGTATATTTAGTAAATTTACCTAATAAAATAGCATATTTACTGTCATTAAATGTATCTTTTAATTTTTCAGTTGAAGTTAATTTAATATAATTTGATTCAGAACAAAATGATTTTAAATTTTCTAAAGATTTAATATTATTATCATTTTTAAAACTTGTAAATATATTATTAATTATACTTTCAATTTCACTGTTTTTTTCTTTTACTGATTCATTATCACTTTCATTTGATACTTCATTTGGGATTTTTAATTTAGGTAAATCAATTGATGATTTTTGTGCTTCAATAATTTCAATTATTCTATTTGCTTCCATTCTTAATTCCTCTATTGATTTTTCATTTTCAGCAAAAACTTTTCGCGTATATACTAATGGCAATATTGATAAACATTTTTTTCTATTAAATTTAACAATCATATTTAAATTATTAAATCCTAAAGTAGAATAAATCAAACAAAAAAATATAAAAAACCTTTTCATAATTAATATAATTAATATAATTTGTATTTATATATTTTATTTTATTGTATCTGGTTTAAATATGTATTCATTCTCTTCTTCTATATCTGGTTTAAATATATATTCATAAATATATATGGTAGACTCTATTTTTTTTCTACAATTAGGGCATTCATTATTATTAATTTTAATTTGTTTAATACACTTATTACAATACAATCTATGACCACAAGGATATAGTGCCTGTATATTGCTTAAATTGTTAACTTCAAAACATATAGCACACTCTACATATATATCATTTCCAATAATTAGCGGTTTACAATCACTATCTTGATCGCTATTATTATCTTTTACTTTTAATTTATCATCATTATCTAATATTTTATTATTTTTTTTATATTTTAAACAGTCTGATAATAAGTTTATAGACAAACAACCAAACATTATGTTTTATTATTATATTATAATATAATTAATCATTTTTTAAATATTAATTTGATAAAAATAATTATTATTTACTTAATCTAGATCATCTTCTGGTACATTTTGTGGCATTTCTTCTGGCATTCCTTGTGCTTGACCTTGATTTCCATAAAGTTTCATCATTAAGGGATTGGTTTTAGCTTCAATTTCTTTTTGTTTAGCATCGTATTCTTCTGTTGAAGCATTTTGATTTTCATCTAACCATTTAATACCTTCTTCTACAATTGGTTCTAGTTCTTCAAGAACTTCTTTAACTTGTTCACTATTTTCATTGTTTGGATCAGATTTTACATTATTTTTAAGATTATAAATGAAATTTTCTAATCCATTACGTTTTTCGATATTTTCGCGTTTTTTATCATCTTCTTCCTTAAATTTCTCGGCTTTTTTAACCATTTCTTCAATTTCTTCTTTGCTAAGTCGTCCTTTATCATTTGTAATTGTAATCTTATTTGATTTCCCTGTACTTTTATCTGCTGCTGAAATATTCATAATACCATTTGCATCAATATCAAATGATACTTC